CTGCTGTGCAAGAATCGCACACAATCACTGACGTGAACCAGAAGAACCAAGCTAGCATCGAAGACAGCCTATACTTCCGTATCCTTCCAGATACAACTATCGGCGGTGATGCTACAACTTATGGTGGTAACTATCCTCTGGCAACAGGTAAGGGACAGTTGACATACAGTGACGATGACACTAAATACATTGACCACTCGTTTACTGTTGACAACCTAGATGCGTTCAATACTGCGGTGATCAAGATCGTTATGCGCTCTCGTAACCCAGCCTTCGTGTCTAAGGTGAAAGACCTTCGTATTATTGCTACTGCCTAATGAATATTGTCCAAACTGATGAACCACACCTAGTCAAGAATACCGAGACTGGTGTGGTCCTAAATACTAATAAGACTGCGTATGAGAACTATCTTGCTCAGCGTGCTGCTAATGAGGCCAAGCGCCAACAAGTAGCTACGATTGAGCAAGAAGTCGACCAGTTAAAGGACGACGTTGCTGAAATCAAGCATCTGTTAAAACTACTATTAGAAAAGAAATAAAATGGCAATAGTACAAGCACTCTACATGGACCAGGGAACAGATTTTTCCACTGGTATCACATTGTATGCTGACAACGGTATTCTCCCGCTCGATCTGACTGGGTACTCGTTCAAAGCACAAATGCGAAAGTCCTACTCTTCCTCAACAGCCTATACATTTACATGTACAATTGGGAGTCCAACTACTGGACAGATTATTCTGACGATGGATTCGGCGGTCACAACTACCGTTAAATCTGGTCGTTATCTTTATGATATCGAGATGGTGGATTCCACTGGATATAAGTCGCGTCCAGTAGAAGGCGTTGTTATCGTATCGCCTCAGATTACTCAGATCTAATCACTAGAAACCCAACACTGTTATTATACAAGATAGCAGAATTATTGTCAAATTTAAATGTCAAATGCTAAGGGAACAGGAATCGGCAAGGCAAGTAACCAAGTTACAAAGGTTACGGCTACATCTCGTTCCGAAGCCAACGCAGTTGCTCAAGACCTAAGACGCTCGGTTCAGAAAGCAGTTGCTATGCCAGCTGCAGCTGTTCGAGCAGCCATGGCACAAAACCTTTCGGGAGCTGTTGCTGCCAAGGTTGCATATGATGTTCTAAGCCGATTCCTATCGCTTATCGAATCTGGTGTTGCCATCGACAAGGCAATGCTCAAGACTACCAAAGCTGCCATTGACACTGCTCACTCTAGCGATGGTATTCTATACAAGAAGGTCACTAAAGCCTTCAATGATATCTCTCACCTCAACGATGTTCTTGTTCGCGTAGTTAGCTACAACAGAACCTTTGCTGAGGCGACACATTCTGTTGACCAACCAGCCAAGAAACTATCGAAGACAAAGCCAGACACTGCGCATTCTTCGGATGCGCGCACAGTTGTTCTTGGTAAGCTCAAATCGGAATCCCTACAACTCTCAGAGAATTTTGCCAAGGTAGTTTCCTTTAAGAGACTAGCTGCTGATCCAGTCACACTTACTGAACTGGCTCTGAAGAAAATCACCAAAGGTAATGCTGATACAGCTGCCTTGGTTGAAAGTAAAACAAAGACAATTAGTAAACCGAAGGTTGAGATAATCAACCTTGCTGAACTGAAGAAGCTGAACTTCGGTAAGGTTGCCAATGAAATTCTGAGCACAAACGATGCTCGTCGCTTGCTGTTTACCAAGAAGATCAACGACTTCATCTCTGTTCTTGAATCCAGCGATGTTCGAATGGCAGCGGCCAACTATGGCAATAGCGGTGTCGATCTTGGTCATATCTCTGATCAATTATCACGTCTGGTCTCTTTCGTAAGACTCTTCTCTGACGCAGCAAAAGCTCAAGAAACAACGAAACGAACGCTACAAAAGCGTCTTTCTGAGACTCCAAGAGCCACTGACAGAGTGACGCATGTGATGACGTTCAACCGTCTATTCACAGACACGTCTCACTCTACAGATGTGTTTAAACGTGTTATTTCCTACAACCGAACAAAGAACGATGTTGCGCGATCAACAGATGCTGCTAAACGCACTGTCAATAAAGGCGCATTCGTTCGAACAGCCACTTCGGTTGACTCATATTCGCGCAAGTTTACCAAGGCGAAAGCTGATATTGGCCGAGCAACTGATTCGTTCTCACGTCTTGTTACATTCAATCGCTCGTTCAATTCGACTGCCACTTCAACGCACTCAATTGACGTTGTCGCTTTGGTCAAGAGCTTCAACAGAACATTTACTGAAGTTCCAAAGGCAGCTGACTCATTTGTTCGTTATGTTTCTTACAAGCGTTTCTATACCGACACAGGCGCAGCGGCTGACAGCTTCTCGAAGGTTGTTACATACAACCGCAGCAAGCAAGACATTAGCACTGCGCTAGACGCATTCGCGAAGGTTGTTGAGTTCAACCGTACAAAGAGCGATGCGTCAACAGCCTCTGATAGTTTCAGTAAGGTATTGTTTGCGCCACGTTTGCGCCAAGATACATCAAGAGCTACTGATTTAATTACCGCAAAGGTAATCACGAAACGTCTAGAGTCATTGCTGCGAGCCAGCGATGATATGCGCATTAGCAGCTTCAACCATCCAGGCACATTCCCACCAGCGGATCGCCCAAGAGTTGCTGATCAATTCCGTAAATTTGTTTCGTTCATTCGTTCAGTTACTGATGTTGCTAAAGCGCAAGAGACAATCTCTAAGTCTCAAATCAAATCTGTTGGTGACAGCATTAGCTATGTCTGGGAAGATTACAACGAAACAAGTTATATCCTTGAGTTGCTACAGGGATATACGCCAGTTAGAACGGACAAGGTTCGTACAACTGAAACAACACCTAAGACGCTATCGAAGCGCATCCCTTACCAAGTTACATACTATCCAGATTCTACATGGACTGACTATAACGAACTGTCGCTTGGCACTACCGTTGACCAAGAGCTTGTTCAAGAAGCATGGAATGTTCCATATACATTAGACTCTGACCTTGCTCGCCCAACAGATATCTTCACAAAGGTAGTCAACTACAGCCGACCAACTGCTGAAGTAATGACAGCGCCAGATGTTATGGGTAAACAGATTGCTCGTACTGTTGGTGACAATCGCTCTAACACGTTCAACGACTTTGCTGATATTGCTTACTCGAACGAGTACTACTCAGGAGCAGGTGGTTATGGCGCGACCATTACAATCACCAACAACTATCCTACTTACACAGTATCAGTAACAAACGCTGGATACAATTATACAGTTGGTCAACCATTCTCCATCCTCGTTGATGGAGGCGAGCCTTGCTCATTCACCGTGGCTACCATCAACGGTAATGGTGGTATTCTAACTGTTACTGGCGTGTCGGGTAAGCCACCTGTTGTTGCCACAACAATCAAGAGTGGTTACTGGAACGACTTCGCTGAATTGACAATGGGTCTTGGTACTCTTGATCAATACACAGCACAATACAATGGTATCGTAATTAACTATGTCTATCCTGGTCCATTCGCTGGTCAGAATGTTGGACCCGCTGTTCCTCTTCGCCGTAGCGTTATCGGCCAAGACTTGTTGTTTACTACAACTCCACGTTCTGATGGAGATAGTGCTAAGGGCGTCGACGCAGTTGGAAAGACAATTACTAAAGACGCAAGAATCTTTGTTCCTCAAGGCTTCTGGAATGACTTCGCGGATTTGTCGTTCGGTAATGGTAGTGGTCTAGACCAAGAGCTGATTCAAAACTTCGCAACATCGAAACCAGAAAGTGTTTCTGTTGTTGGTGCAATGTCAGTTGCTACGCTGGGTCCAACAAAACGCAACCGCGACGAAGCGTTCGCGCAAGACGCGACGCCAAAGAAACTATCTAAGGGTACATTCGCTGAGCCTCTTGGTGCCAACGAAACCTTTGCTAAATTCTACGCTAAGTCTGCTGGTAAGTGGACACTGCAGGTATGGAATGACTTCGTAGATTACACCCACAACTTGCTTGAGATGTCTCTAGACAATCAAGGCAACTACGAACTGATTCTTCTGCCTGAAACACTTGCTAAGAACGTATCTAAGCAAATGGTCTTCCCTCAATATGTGTGGAGAGACTATAACGAGTTGACATTTGGTTCTACTAATGACCAAGAACTTGTTGTCACATGGGCATCTACAGATAGCAGCGATATCTCTAGAGTGATGGACGATGCTCGTCGTAGCATCCAACCCAACAAGTCTGACACAATCAGTCTCGGCGAAGACAAGAGTAAAGAAATTACACTTGGTGCCATCGGTGATTCGCGCAACCCATCAACGTTCCGTGACTACTTGGGTCTGTTCCCAGTTGGCTATACTGGCAGCAATGCTGTTCAAGATGAAGAACTGTTGCTGAAACTACATCCAGGCGATCGTACGGACTTTGCTAAGATTGCTGACGCAGCGCCTAAGACATTTACAAAAGTTCCAGTAATCACGGTAAAGCCTTTCTGGTCGGACTTCAACGACTTGACGTTTGGTACAACATACGACCAAGACCTACTACAGTTCCAAGATACTGTTCGTCCTGAAACATCAGTGGCTGCTGACTTGTTCCGTCGTGTCTTTACTGCTAAACGTACGTTCGCAGATGCGGTTATGGTTAAGGACTCGATGTTGTTGTCTGTCAATGGTGGACCCCTCTTCACATTGATTGACCGCAACGTTGATGTTGCTCGCTCAGCAGAAACGCAATCTCGTTTCTTATTGAAAGGCGTTGGTAATGTTAAGTCTTACTACAGTAATTGGTACGACTTCGCCGAGCTAGAAGCAGCAACTGAACTTGCTCAATATTACTCACGCCCAATCGACTCTACTCTTGATACAGGTAAGTTGGTCGACGTTAAGAAGCAAACCTTCTACAAACAAGCTGGTCGTGTTCAGAACATTCTGAACTACTTCGACACAGACTTGTACTACGATCGCGATCTGATCCAACAATTCGCCAACGACTATGTAACTGAAATTGGTTTGGCAACAGACAACTTTATCCGTGTTATCTCGCCGAAGAAGACTGAAGTATTAACTGCTCCTGATGTTAAGTCGTTTGAGATTACTAAGAGTACTGTTGGCGACACATCAGTAAGCGTTTGGGCAGACTATCTTGACTTGTGGTTGGCAGATACAACCAACAAAATGCCAACGTACAAGATTGATACGTTGACGGTTCGCGAAGCCCACCCAATTACATATACAAAGAAAGCTGGTTCGAATCAATACCGTATCTTTGATGACATCTTCGGTTCGTTTATTTACACAGAACTCGAAGAGTTGGGCTCTACGCCTTACCGCAATGATATTGTGTCGGTTCGTGAGACGTTCACTCGCACATTCAATGCTGGTCGTACAAAGGCTGAGCCTTTGCAAGCTGCAGATTCTGCGCCAAAGGCACTATCCAAGGGAACAAAGGCAGAACAGCAGTGGGCTCATGATACATCAGCTAAGACATACACCAAAGTTGGTGGCGCCAATGTGTTCAATATCTGGTCAGATTTTGCTGAGCTAGATCCACAACTTGAACTGGCTCAGTACTACCCAGACTATCGCCTTGAATATCTGAAGTCGATTGACGTTCGTGTCAACAAACTGACAAAGGCTCGTAGCGATATCGCTCTATCGGCTGATGCTGCTACGTTGAAGCCAAATAAAGGGCTATCTGAAACGCCAACAATGCTCGAAGGTATTGGTAAGTTCGCCAATATCGCTCAGGTTGGTAACTCAACACTGACAAGCTGGTACGATTCTAACGAAATTACCAGCTATGACCCAACTTTGATGACGTATGGTCAGGTTAAGACTATCCGTTTCGACAAAGTTACATACTCAGACACTGTTGGACGTCAGTTCAATAAGACTGCAGGTAAGTATAAGACAAGTATCTGGACTGACTTCTTGGAGCTAGACAGCTCTCAGGATCTAGCCCAGTACTATCCACCGTATGTAACCGAAATGCTGCGCACTGCAGACGGTTCTACAAGACGTCTAAATAAAGGATTGAGCGAAAATCCAGTGAGCGCTGACTCGGGCACGGTAAGAGTGTTTGACAATGACTCTTATTTTATTGATTCGTCGCCCTATTATGCTGAGGATTACATGTCAGATGGCATTACAACCTCAACATTCTAAACATTATAAATAAACCAGTAGAAATTTGATTCCTACCATAGATCTAAGGAGAAAAAAACAATGATTTACGAAGACATGACAGCGGTTGGTCGCCTGACGATTCAGGTAATTGGACCAGACGGCACTGTTAAAGAAGAAAAACAAGTTAAGAACTTGGTTGTAGATTCTGGCAAGACATTTATTGCTGCTTCTATGTTGAAGACTACAACAAACTCGCCAGCTGCTATGACGCATATGGCTATCGGTACAAACGGTACTGCTGCAGCTGCTGGTGATACGGCTCTGGGTGGTGAAGTTGGTACACGTGTTACGTTCTCACCTGCTGCGTCTAACGCAAGCAACGTGGTAACATACGTTGGTACATTCCTACCTAACAACCCTGCTACTTCGCAAGGTATCCAAGAAGCTGCTATTTTCAATGGTTCTTCTGGTGGTACAATGTTGTGTCGTACAACTTTCAGCGTTGTTAACAAAGACCCAGCTGACACATTGGCTATCACTTGGACAATCACAATCAACGCGCCTTAATATAAGGATTTGATGTGACTGGACTAACGCTACGACAGTTAAGTAACGCAGGGGATTTCACTAAGGGATCCCCTCTTACTAATTCCGAGGGTGATCAAAACCTGATCACGTTGAAGGAAGGCGCAACTGTAACTGTGTTGGACGATCTGACGACAGCTTTTGATGGTATTACGAAGCAATTTTCATTGACATCGAACTCTATACCAGTATATGCTACAAGCCCCCACGCACTGCTGATCTCATTGGGTAACCTGATGCTTCAGCCGTACGTGGTCAACACTTATGAGCAGTATGTTTTCCCACAAGAAGTAGATGTTACGTTGAAAGGTAATTACACAATTACTGACAACATTATTACATTTACAGACGCCCCACTCTCCTCTCAGAAATTCTATGGAAGAGTACTTGGTAAGTTTGTCAATGAGACTGATACAATTGCACGAAATATCTTCAAAGCGCTCCCAGTCGTGCTTTCCTGATCAACTAAATAAAAGAACTTGGACCTAATCAACGGAGACTAATATGGCAAGAAACGTCCTACCTGATCAATATTACACATTCAATCCATCAACACGTACAATTACTCTTAGCCGTGCGGTTAAGCGTGAACAACTGTTGTTGATTACGAACGTGACAACAAATACTGTAATCTATAACTTCAGCGACCCAAACCTGAAGGCTACTAGCTATACCAACACATCAGGTGGTGTTGCGGCAAGTGGATCGGCAAGCGATGCGATTACAACTGTAGTTTTGAACTACAACACTTCATCAATGAACGCAGCCGACAAGTTGCAAATCATTGTTGACGAATACGAAAGCAAATTTGTTCCAGGCGAAACGCTAACTGACCCAGTGGGTAAGTTCCGTACTTCGGTTGGCCAAGCTCTTATCGATACCGACTTTGAATATGGCCTACAGCCAACTAAGTGGGAAATGCTAAGTCTTGTGAACAACAAGCAATCTATGTTTGTTAACTTGGACCGCCCTAACTTCGGTCGCGACCAAGCTGCAGCTACAACTATCTCTAGCATTACTGCTACAAACGGTTCTCGCTTCATCCAAGTTACTGTCGGTTCTGCTGCTGGTTTCGCTATCGGTCAAGGTATCTTCATTCAAGATTCTTACTGGGCTCCAGCTAACGGCTTCTTCATCATTGAAGCTCTAAGCTCAAACACTTTCACTTACCGCGCTCGCGAAACATGGGTGACTGGTTCTACACCAACAACAGCATTGTACGATGCTGACTTGCCAACTCAAATCTTTGACGCTCCGCAGTTCACTGGTGTTGGTTTCGGTGGTACAGTTTCTGCTGCTGTTTCTGGCCAAGCCGTTACAGTTACAACAACAAACCCACACGGCTTGTATGTTGGTAACGACATTATGATGGTCAACAACCAGAACTCTGGTACTACAGTTGCTGGTGTTGCTAACTCAACATATGGTAACCACCAAGTTGCTACAGTTCTAAACCCATTCCAGTTCGTGTACTACACTGACGCTACTGGTGGTACTGCTGGTACATTCGGTACTGACGCATTGGTTGCTAAGAACCACGGTAGCTCTATGCACCGCCCATTCGACGGTGGCGTAAACTTCTCGACAAACACTGGTTGGCACGGTCAACAGATGATTCGTCAGACTCGTCGTTATTTCCGTTACCAATCTGGTAAGGGTATCCAATGTTCAACAGGTACTGCTCTGAAGACTCAGCTTTATGTTGACCAATTGAAGTCGTCAGGTTCTACAGTTACTGTGTTGACTAAGTTCCAACATGGTCTACAGCCAGGCATTAGCGTGAACATTGGTGGTTCAACTGATACAGCATACAACGGCACATTTACTGTTGCTAACGTGCTTGACTCTTACCGCTTTACTTACATTGCTGGTTCTACACCTGCAAACACTGTAGCTCCAGGTAACGTATTCGCTACGATTTCTAGCTGGTACGGTGGTGTTAACCGCACAGGTATGTTTGATAACCAAAACGGTTTGTTCTTCGAATTTGATGGTCAACAAATGTATGTTGTTCGTCGTAACTCGACTTACCAATTGGGTGGTTTCGCTTCTATCAACGCAAACAGTCACCAAGTAAACGGCTTCGCCCTAACTTCAGCTGTTGATTCTTCTGCTACTCCACAGTACAGCAAGCAATTGGCTCCTAACGACTACGTTGTTATCCGTGGTATGTCATACCGTGTTCTACACGTTATCGACGATAGCACTTTCCACATTACTCCTCAGTACCGTGGTACATCTAACGCAACTAAAGTTGTTGTAAGCAAGACTCAAGAGTTCCGCGTGCCACAATCTCAGTGGAACTTGGATCGTTGTGATGGTACAGGTCCATCGGGCTTCATCTTGGATCCAAACAAGATGCAAATGTACTACATCGACTACTCATGGTACGGCGCTGGTTGGGTACGTTTTGGTTTCCGTGCTGCTGATGGTAACATTGTTTACGTTCACAAGATCGTTAACAACAACCAAAACACCGAAGCCTACATGCGCTCTGGTAACTTGCCAGCTCGTTACGAAACTAACACTTTCGCACCAAGCACAACAATCGTTTCTACTTTGAACAGTGGCGACACTTCTATCAGCGTTGCTGATACATCGAAGTTCCCATCTTCAGGTATCTTGATGGTTCGTTCAATGACTTCTACATCTGCTGGTCAGACAGAATTCATTAACTACACAAGCAAGTCGTCTAACACCTTCACAGGTCTAACACGTGGTCAAGCTGGCGCGTCATTGACGTTCACTGCTACTTCTGGTTCTACTGTGTTGTCTGGCGCTTCTACTGCTGGTGTTCAAATCGGTCAGTTCGTGTACACTGCAACTCCAGGCGAAATTCCACAAGGCGCATATGTTGTGTCGTTCGTGGCTAACACTTCAGTTACATTGAGCCGTGCTGTGACTTCTTCTGGTTCTAAGACAGTGATCTTCGCGCCAATGGGTCAAACTGCTCAGACATTCGCTTACTCAGCGACTCGTCCAGTATCCGTTGAACTACACGCTCCATTCGTGGCAAGTACAATCCAACACTGGGGTACTTCTGTGATTATGGACGGTCGTTTCGATGACGATAAGTCGTTCGTGTTTACACGTGGTTCTACAACAGCGTTCCCACTAGCAGCTTCGCTTGGTGTTACTAACGCTTTGATGTCGATCCGTGTTTCTCCAACTGTTTCTAACGGTAACGTGTCTTCGGTTCTTGGTTCTCGCGATCTGATCAACCGTATGCAAATGGTTCTTCGTCAGTTGGACATTTATACAAACGGTGCTGTTCTGGTAACATTGGTATTGAACGGTAAGCCTTCAACTAACAACACTTGGTTGAACCAAGGTGGTTCGAGCTTGGCTCAGTACTACATCTACGGTTCTGCTGCTACTGTGGTTGGTGGTGAAGTTATCGGTGGTTTCTATGTTAACCCTCCAGGTACTATCGGTTCAACTGCTTACACTGCTACGTCAATCGACTTGGCAATGGTTCGTGATATGGGCAACTCTATCACTGGTGGTGGTGCTGCTGGTACACAAACTCAGTACTACCCAGACGGTCCAGACGTGTTGACGATTATGGTGACTAACTTGACAGCTACCGCATCTAACGTATACGGTCGTCTATCTTGGACTGAAGCTCAAGCCTAATGTAAAAATGACAACTCAACTTTCTTTACCACAAAATGGTTTAAGAGTTGGTAATCAAATCGTGGCTGATGGCGACTCTGTCGCTCTCGGTCACGACGTTGGGGTAGAAAATAATCTACGTGTCGGCAACACTGTTTATGCGAACCGTGTTGCCACACCATTTGTAACAGCGAAGCATAAGATTCTTAATGCTCCGCTTGTTATTGATTGTAACTACACTAAACATAACATTACCCTCTGCGCAAGCCCAAGAGGTATTACGTTTAACAACGTTCCACCTACGACAGATGGCAACTTTGTTGTAACGGTCTACCTGAACCAAGATTCGGTTGGTGGTAGAGTTATGACTTGGCCAACAAATATCACATGGCCAAACACTGGTCAGACGGCAAACGCCCCCATCCTCCCTATCCTTCAGACATACTCCTACAAAGTGGATGTGTTTGAATTTGTCACATTTGATGGTGGCTCGAATTGGTACGCATATCAATTGAACCCACTAGTGACAAGCCCAGACGTGAGTGCTATTCAATACGCATTGATGAATAGTCAGCTCTCCAATTTCTCTGGAAGCATTGTTCAAGTCAAGCAGGTGCTATCGACAGCCCAACTAAACTTCGGCAGCGGTGGTGTTTACCTTGACGTTATGACTATGCAGTTCCGACCAAAATATAAAGCATCTAGACTGATGATATCTGCTGAGTTGAAACACGGCACAGGTACATCATCATACTCATCAGACTTTATGTTTACACTTGGCACTACACCTTTACCTAACTATGGTAGTGGTGGCGCTATCAGTAACGCTAACGAAGCGCAAGCTGTTCACTTCGGTGGATACCAACAGGCTACTGATACAAACCATGTTGAATTTAAACAAGGTACAATTTTCTACGACCACGGCGCAGATCCAGGCACAATCCTTGACCTACGTTTGAGAGGTCGTCATGCTGACGCATGGGCAGCGCAAGGTATTATCTTGAATCGTTCGTGGGGCGCGCCCAACGGGCAGTATACTGCATATAACTGCTCATCATTTACAATTATGGAATATCTACCATGATATATGACTATACTGACATCATCATTGCTACTAGCAAAGTGGCTGCTGAGAAACAAGTTGCCTATCATTTTGTTGATGAGGTTACCACTGCAGAACAATTCAAAGAACGTATTCGTTTCTATGATGGTGAAGACTGGTTGATTCCTAACTGGGAAGATGAACAGCCATTGACATGGGAAGAAATGGTTGTGCGTATCGACGATACCCAACTACAAACAGCCCTGAATAAATGTAAAGACGAAGCCCGTAAGCTGTTGTCTGAATCAGACTGGGCAGCGACAATTGATGTTCAGCAGCAATTAGAGAACCCTCTAGAATGGTTGGCATATAGAGAAGAAGTAAGACGATTGTTCGTCAATCCTGTAGCCAACCCTGTGTTCCCAACGAAACCACTGTCTCGTTGGAGCATATAAATAACATAAAGAATACATAACGGAGCATTCCATGGCTAAGAAAGTCTTAACAGAACAGTACTATACCTTTTCGCCTTCAACACGTACAGTTGTTATCCCGAAGTCGATTCAGCGCGAGTACCTGATTCTTGTTACCAACGTAACACAGAACAAGGTTATCTACAATTTCAGCGACCCCAACTTAACAGCTACCAACTATACTGTTAACAACGGCGTTACAACAATTGCCCTGAACTACAACACAACAACGATGTCTGCAACTGACTCGTTGCAGTTTGTGTACGATGACACCATTCAGGAAATGGCGCCAGCCGAAGCTCAGGTTGACTCCGTTGGCAAGATGCGCGTCTCTGAACCAGAATCGTTGATCGATACTGACTTTGAATATGGCACACAACCAACTAAGTGGGAAAACCTTGCTACGTTGAACGGTCGTCCATCTTTCTTTGTTGACTACCAAGCTCCAATCGCAGTGGCTGACGTTCGCGCAACGAACGGTAGCAAGACTATGGCTCTTTGGGCTACGTATACTGCTGGTACTGGCAACGGCACATCTGTTCTTCTTTCTTCTACATTCACAGGTTCAGGCACTGCGTTCTTGACGCAAGTGTTCCCTGGATATGCTCTTTACAACGCAAGCGATGTGTTGATTGGTACTGTCTCTTCAGTTGAAAGCGACACCTCTCTAACGCTACAAGCTAACGCTGCCGTTGCTATTACTGGCGCGGCTTTCCGTATCGCTCCTCAAGTGTTGCCTGCTGTTGGTAACCCAATTCAAGTTCAAGACACATTGCTACCAGCTGCTAACGGTGGTTTCTTGATCGAAGCATCGGCACCAGATATCGGTAACAGCCGTTGGGTTCTGTCATATCGCGGCACTTCTAACTTCACTGGCACAACTGGTTCAATCTTCAACACTGGTTCTACATTGACATATGCTGGTCAGTTCTATTCTAACTCAGCAATCTCATTGTCAGCTGTTGGTGTTTATAGCGCAACTGCTGCTGGTTCAGCTGCTAACGACATCTTGTTGGTTGTTACATCAGCAAGAAACCACGGTCTATCGGTCGGTAACCTAGTTTATTTGACTGGTACTGCTACTGTTTCTTTGGGCACTCAGCCTGGAGGCGCATCATATACCGTTGTTGCTGTATACAGCCCAACTAAGTTTGGTGTTATCATGGCTGCTGGTTCATCAGTTCCAACAATCTCTGCTATCAACACTCTGACTGCTTATGTTCGTAACGAAGCAACGTTCTCTCACCGTCCATATGATGGCGGTGTTCGTTTCTCTACTAACAATAACAGCCACAACTATCAAGCACTTCGCCAGACTCGTCGTTATTTCCGTTACCAATCTGGTAAAGGTATTCAGTTCTCTACTGGCGCTGTTCTACGTCCAAACTTCTCGATTGACGGTTTGACTTATAACGCTGGTACTGGTGCTATCACTGCTACTACAAAAGAGTACCACAACTTGCAGCCAGGAGATACGTTTAACGTCTTCGGCGCAAACGAAACACAATACAACGGTAACTTCACAATCGTTGACGTTAACAGCCGTTACGAATTTACATACATTCCTCTGTCAACACCAAGCGCAACAGCTGCTTCTGGTTTCCCACAGATTGCCATTACTACATGGCGTGGCGCTTCTTGCCGTCTAGGTATGTTCGACCAACAGAACGGTTTCTACTTTGAGTATGATGGTGTTCAACTATCTGCTGTTAAGCGTAGCTCCGTTACTCAGTTGTCTGGTCTTGTTGCGACAACAAACGGTTCCGACCAAGTTGTTTCAGTAACAACATTGGGCACTGGTAAGCAAACAAAGTTCACAAAGCAATTGGTTCCAGGCGAATGGGTTGTTATTCGTGGCCAATCTTACCGTGTTATGGAGGTTATCAATGACCAACGTATCCGTATCAACCCAGAGTACCGTGGTTCTTCATTGACTGCTGGTGTTATCTGTAAGACTGTTGACTCTAAGTATCCACAAAATACATGGAACATCGATCGTGCTGACGGTTATGGTCCATCGGGCTTTACGCTTGACTTGAACAAGATGCAAATGTTCTATGCTGATTACGCATGGTACGGTGCTGGCGCAATCCGCTTCGGTTTCAAGAACCAGACTGGTAACATTACATACTGCCACAAGATTATCAACTCTAACGTGAACACTCGTTCATACATGCGCTCTGGTAACTTGCCAGCTCGTTATGAAGTTAATACCTTTGTGCCATACACAGCTCTAGCTGCTGATTTTACATCAGGCTCAACAACTCTAACTGTTGCTAGCACTGCCGACTTCCCATCTTCAGGTACTCTGTTGATTGGCGATCCAGGACGTGACGCTGCCGACGCTGCTCTAACAGGTGGCGCTCCAGGAACTGGCGATTACTTTGAGTATGTTACTTACTCAAGCAAGACAGATACTACGTTCACAATTAGCCAACGTGGTGGTGGACTTGGTATGACTGGCACTACCTTTGCTGGCTACCGCTCTAACTACTTCGTAACAAGTGGTGGTACAGTTACAACTACATCAGGTTCTAACACAGTAACAACGTCAAAGGCGTTTACTGTTAACAGCCCAGGCAACTCTCTGAACATGGCGCCAATCGGCTCATATGTAACTGGTACAAACATTCCAGAAAACACATTCATCGCTGGTTACAACTCTGTAACATCGACAATCGAATTGAGCCAAGCTGCTACTGGTTCGGGTGCGATTACTGACTTCATCATCTACTCGATGGCGAATACTACAGGTGGCGCTAACAACTCTGGTGGTCTACACACTTACTCAGCGACTGGCCCAACAATCCCTGTGTATCTACACAGCCAAGCCTTTGCTCCTACAGCTAACCACTGGGGTTGCTCGGTGATTATGGACGGTAGATACGATGACGATAAGTCTTTGGTGTTTACTGCTGGTAACTCTGCTTATGTTACTAACTACACATCAAGCGCGAACGCTGCGATCAGCTTGCGTATGGCTCCGTCAGTTGACTCTGGCGCGACAGGTCTATTGGGTGTGAAGGAAATTATCAACCGCATGCAGTTGAAGCTGAACTCTCTTGGTGTTACATCAAACGGCGCGTTCTTCGTTCGCGTTATCTTGAATCCTAAGTTTGTTACAAACGCTCCAACATTCCAAGCAGTTGGTGGTTCTAGCTTGTCACAAATTGCTTACCACCCATCGGGCACACAAATCTCTGGTGGTGAAACTGTGTTCGCGTTCTACTCTGACGCTGGCGGTGGTGGTAACAACTACACAACAACCAGCTTCGACTTGACACAAGTTCGTGACTTGGGCAACTCAGTTCTTGGTGGTGGTACTTCTAACACATTGAACTTGACATCAAGCGCGTCGCCAAACGCTGGCTTCTACCCAGACGGTCCAGACATTATCACTATCGTTGCGTCGAACGTTCTGACTCCAGTAACAATCGCCCCAACAACAGTTACTGTAGGTTCTCCAGTTACAACTCTATCAGATACTACTGGTTTCGACGTGAACTGGGTTGTAACTGCTAACGGCGGTGGTGGTGTACCAATTGGTTCTATTGTTAAGTCAGTAACGCCAAACGCTGGTGGTAACTTTACCGTGGCATTCTCAAAGAACGCTACTTCTGCGATCAACGGTACTCTGGTAATTTCACCTCCAGGCAACATCGCTGCTCGTCTATCATGGACAGAGGCTCAGGCTTAATATGTCAGCACCTACTACACGAGAAGGCTTTACCGACTACTGCCTGCGCAAGCTAGGTGCGCCAGTAGTCGAGATTAACGTCGACGACGATCAAGTTTCCGATCGCGTCGACGAAGCCCTACAATACTACAACGAATACCACTATGATGGTGTCGAGCGTATCTACCTGAAGCACCAAATCACTCAGGATGATATTGACAATGGGTCTATCCCATTGAGCGACCTAATCATTGGTGTTCGTAATATCTTCCCAGTCACTGGTGACAACACAGCAAGCAGCGGATCTTCTGGTCTATTCAACTTGCAGTATCAGTTGCGCCTGAACGACTTGTATGACTTGACTAATACTAGTATTGTTTATTACAGCACGGTTCGCGATTATATTGCTACTCTTGACTTGATGCTCAATGGCACTAAGCCTTTGCGCTTCAACAAGCATCAGAATCGTTTATCTATTGACATGAACTGGGCGCAGAGCGTCGTGGTTGGGCAATACCTAATCGTTGACTGCTACCGTGCTCTTGATCCAGTAACATGGACTGACGTGTGGAATGATATGTGGTTGAAGCGTTATGCGACAGCTCTAATCAAGAAGCAATGGGCAACTAATATCAAGAAGTTCTCTGGTATTGCTCTTCCAGGTGGTGTTACGCTTGATGGCGATAAGCTATACGCTGAGGCTACTGAAGAGATCCACGCTCTTGAAGACCAGATGCAAACAAACTACTCACTACCACCTGACTTCATGCTAGGCTAAAATGGCACGTAACGTATACTTCACCCAAGGCACTCGTAGTGAACAATATCTCGTTGAGGACTTAATCGTCGAGTCCTTGAGAATTTATGGTCAGGATGTATTCTACATTCCTCGAGTTCTAGTCAACAAGGACATCGTCTTTGGTGAAGACGTGCTGTCTAAATTTGAAGCAGCCTACCAAATCGAAATGTATTTCGAGAACGTAGACGACATGGGTGGGCAAGGTGCATTCCTACAAAAGTTTGGTCTTGAGATTGAGAAGTCTGCCACTCTTGTTTGTGCTCGACGCACTTGGGAACAGCTGATCGGACGCCACGGCGTTACTCGCATCCCTTCACGTCCAGCTGAAGGCGACCTAATCTATTTCCCACTGACAAAGAGATTGTTTGAAGTGCGCTTTGTTGAGCACGAAGATCCATTCTATCAGTTGGGTAAGCTATATGTGTTCAAGCTGAAGATTGAAACATTCCAGTACGCCAGCGAGAAGCTGGAAACTGGTATCGGAGAGATCGATGCTATCGAAGGCAACTTCTCTTATGACCAACCTTATGTGAGAACAGAGGCTGGCGATTTCCTTGACACTGAAGCTGGCGAAGACGTTATCGTTGAGGACGCTGCCGATCCTGAGACTGACTACTCAAACAATGAAGACTTTGAGAAGCCAGCAGCTTACATCAAACCACCATCGACACCCGCATCATTGATTGACTTCAGCGAAGCTAATCCATTCGGAGACGTAACCGATGCTTAATCATCCACACTTCTATCACGGTACGGTTAGAAACAGTATTGTCGTATTCGGCAAGATGTTCAGCGACTTGTATATCAAGCGCGATAACAAAGACGGAACACCAAACCAATTCGTCAAGGTGCCAATCACATACGGTCCAAAGGAAAAGTGGCTCGTTCGTTCAGAAGAAGATCCAGAGTTGAACCGTCCAGTTGAGATTGTTCTGCCAAGACTATCCTTTGAGATTACTGACTTCTCTTACGACACTCAGCGCAAGCTACACTCCCTCAACAGACTTGTTGTTGAAGATCCAACGGATGGCACAAAGCGCAAGGAGCAGTTTGCTCCAGTTCCATACAACTTGACAATTCAGTTGTATCTAATTTCCAAGACTCAAGAAGACGCACTTCAAGTTGTTGAGCAAATCTTGCCTTTCTTCACACCACATTATAATCTTACTGTCAATCTAGACCCAGAGATGGGCTACAGCTTCGACGTTCCAACAGTGCTAAATAGTGTATCGCTCACCGACGACTACGAAGGTGCCTTTGAAACTAAACGAACTGTTGTATACACACTAACATTCACAATGAAGACTCAGATGTTTGGCCCAGTGGCTACATCGAATGTTATCAAAACTGTTAACTCTAATATCAATCAGACAACAACAGATAAAATGGATGTTACTACAACGAAGACGCTTGCGACTTATACTGCCAGCGTCTCCCCTGACACTACACCGATTGGTACTGATCCAATCCCAGTTGATGAGGCTTGGACACTAGGCGGATTTTAATGGCAACAGGTTATAATGCAAACCCCAATCTAAAACCAATTGGGGTACAAGTTGATTGGACCCAAGACACTTTTCAAGAATATTTGAAGTGCTCTCAGGATCCAGTTTACTTCATCGACAATTATTGTTACATCGTCACCATTGACCATGGTCTTCAGCCATTCAAATTGTATGAATGTCAGAAGGAGAAGGTCAAACTCATCCATGACAACCGTAAGGTAATTCTTATGGAGGGTCGTCAACAAGGTAAGACTACTACGTCCGCTGCCTACATTCTCTGGTACACAATCTTCAACGACGCAAAGAACGTAGCTATTCTGGCTAACAAGGCGTCCACATCACGCGAAATTCTTTCTCGTTATCAGTTGATGTACGAGAACTTGCCTCTATGGATGCAGCAAGGTATCAAGACATGGAACAAGGGCGACTTGGAATTAGAGAACGGCTCAAAGGTATTTACGGCAGCTACGACAGCTGCTGGTATTCGTTCTAAGTCTGTTAACTTGTTGTATATCGACGAAGCAGCTATTATTCCTAACAACGTTGCCGAAGCCTTCTTTACCTCTGTCTACCCAACTATTTCCGCTGGTACGACATCTAAGATCCTTATTACATCAACACCACTTGGCTACAACCACTTCTGGAAATTCTGGAATGATGCTGAGAAAGGTCGCAATGACTTTGTTCCTATGTTCATCCCTTACTGGAAAATTCCAGGGCGTGATGCTAAGTGGGCTGATGAACAGAAGCGTCAGCTTGGTGAGTTGAAGTACAACCAAGAAGTTGAATGTAAGTTCCTTGGTTCTAGCTTGACATTGGTCGACGCAAGTACAATTGCAAAACTATCCCCAGATGAAATTATACATAGTAAGGATGGTCTAGACTTGACTGAGTTCCCAAAGAAGGGACACCAGTACTGTGTTGTGGCTGACGTAGCGAAGGGTGTGGGTGGTGACTACTCAGCCTTTGTTATTGTTGACATGACAGAAGCGCCATACAAGATGGTGGGTAAATATAGACATAACAAAATTTCGCCTCTGTTGTATCCAAACGTAATCCACAAGGTTGCGTGTGACTACAACGATGCATATGTATTGGTTGAAATCAACATCAGCGAGCAGGTGGCTTACATTCTCCACGACGAACTGATGTATGAAAACTTAATCTTCGTGAACCGTACTGCCAATGGACAGGTTGTCTCTGGTGGTTTCGGTGGTGGTAAGACTCAATTTGGTGTGGTGACTGACAAAAAGGTCAAGCGCACTGGATGCCACAACTTCAAGAGTCTGATTGAAGAAAATAAACTGATTGTAAACGATATCGACACTATCTCTGAGATCTCAACGTTCATTGAAACAAAGGGCTCTTACTCAGCGGATGAAGGATATCATGATGACTTGGTTATGCCATTGGTATTATTTGGCTGGTTGACATCTAACTCATACTTCAAGGAATTGAGTATCAAAGACCATAATCTGAGAAGACTTATGTACGAGAAGCAGATGTTAGCGATTGAAGAGGAGCTGACTCCCTTTGGATTCATCGATGATGGTCGTCCAGACGAGGTGCTTCAGAATTTCTGAAAATGCTGATTTACTAAATAAAAGAATGAAACAAGGGTTGTTATAACAACGACAAATAATCGTATCAAGGAGACATAGCCATGCCATTTCAAGTTTCTCCAGGAGTTTCAGTTGTAGAGAAGGATCTCTCACTGGTAATTCCTCAAATTGCAGCGTCAATCGGTGCAACAGCAGGATTCTTCCGCTGGGGACCTGCCGAGCAGCCAATTACACTTTCTAATGAGAGTGATTTGGCAACAACATTCGGAACACCAAAAGGTGTTAACGACTTCGTTGCGCGCTCGTTCTTTACAGCTGCCAACTTCCTATCATATTCAAGCAATATGGTAGTTATCCGCGCACTTCCATACACTACTGGTGTGTCTGACGCAAAGAATGCTTTGTCTGAAGACGTAACTGGCATCACTATTAAAAGCAGCGATGATTACCTATCTAATTGGTACGGTACTACTTCAACTGCTACTACATGGGTTGCTCGTTATCCAGGCGCTATGGGTAACTCGCTAAAAGTTTCTGTTGCCGATGCTGACTCATTCAGCAACGTTGCTACAGGTACTATCTCATCTACTCAATCTTCAACTGCTCTAGCAATCACTGGTGGTGCTATCACTACTCAAGCTGCTGTTGGTACTGTTGTGCAATTCTGGTCTGGCGCTGCTGGTACTGGTACATTGTTGGGTACATCTTCTATCGCTGCTATCGCTTCTGCTACTGCCGCTACACTGACAAGCAACCCTAACGTAACTGGTGTTACTTCTATCGTGTTCCGTTGGGAATATGCTGATCAATTCGTCCAAGCTCCAGGCACTTCTGCTTATGCTGCTGGTAACGGTTTGGCTGCTGCTAAAGACGAAATGCACATTGTTGTTGTTGACCGTCTTGGTTACTTCAGCGGCGTTCAAGGTACTGTTCTAGAAAAGTATGCGTTCCTATCAAAGGCATCTGATGCTGTTTTGAACGATGGCACTGCCAACTACTACAAGACTCAATTGAACCGCAACTCTGATTATATCTGGGACTTGCGCGAAATCGACGCTATCGTTACATCAACATACTTGAACACAACTTCTGCTTCTGCGTTCGGCGTTTCTATCTCTGCCCAAGGCATGAACGGTAACGTAGTATTCAAGACAATGAAGCGTCCATATACAACTTACCTTGGTTACAACCTGACAGAATCTTCTGGCGCTATTGCTATCCAAACAAACGGTAAGGGTATTGATGGTTTTACAGTATCGTCTAAGGCTCACGATGCTAACATCAAGTCTGGTTTGATCGCTGCTTTTGGTCTTCTAACTAACACAGAAAACGTTGACGTTGGTCTGATTGCTGTTGGTGAAGTTGAATCTGTTGTTGCTAACTATGTCATCAACAGCGTTGCTGAAGTGCGCAAAGACTGTATCGCATTCGTGTCAGCTGCTGTTGACTCAGGTACTGCTTTGACTGTTGCTACTAAGTCTTCTGACTTCAATAACCTAGTTGCTTACCGCACTGCTTCTACTTATGCTGTGAACGTATCAAGCTCTTATGCTTCTATGGACTCTGGCTACAAGTATATGTACGACAAGTACAACGACAAGTATACTTACGTCCCATTGAACGGCGACATCGCTGGTCTATGTGCTCGTACTGACTACAAAGCTGACCCATGGTTCTCTCCAGGTGGTTACAACCGTGGCGTTATCAAGAACGTTGTTAAGTTGGCGTACAACCCAAGCCAAGCTGAACGTGACACATTGTACAAGAATGGTATCAACCCAGTTGTTACATTCCCAGGACAAGGCACAGTTCTATTCGGCGACAAAACATTGTTGACTAAGCCAAGTGCGTTTGATCGTATCAACGTTCGTCGCTTGTTCATCATCCTAGAAAAGTCTATCTCTACTGCTTCTAAGTACCAACTGTTCGAATTTAACGATGGTTTCACTCGTGCTCAGTTCCGTAACTTGGTTGAACCGTTCCTACGTGACGTTCAAGGTCGTCGTGGTATCTATGACTTCAAGGTTGTTTGCGATGAATCAAATAACACAGGTCAAATTATCGACACGAACCAATTCGTTGCTGATATCTACATCAAGCCAGCTCGCTCTATCAACTTCATTACATTGAACTTTGTTGCTGCTAGAACAAGCGTGAACTTTGAAGAGATCGGTGGATAATCCTAAATAAAGAAACAGGAGAGAAATAAATGGCAAATATTGATGCATTCAAAGCCAATCTGCTTGGGGGTGGTGCTCGTGCGAACCAGTTCTTCGTACAACTAACATTCCCAACTTATGTGGCAGGTGGAGCACTACTGAGCAGCAAAGCGCAATTCGTATGTAAAGGCGCGCAGCTTCCAGGCTCAACCATCGACAATACACCAGTAAACTTCCGTGGTCGCCAAGTAAACTTGGCTGGTGAGCGTACGTTCGCCCCATGGACAATTACTATTCTTAACGACAACGACTTCGCATTGCGTAACGCAATGGAGGCGTGGATGAATGGTATCAACGACGTGGCTAATAACACAGGTCGTTTGGCACCTACTCAGTACCAAGTTGACTTGGACGTGTATCAATTGGATCGCAACGGCGCTCCAGTTAAGCACTATAAGTTTGTTGATGCTTACCCAACTGAAGTGTCTGCTATCGAATTGAACTTCGATACAAACAACCAGATTGAAGAGTTCACAACAACCTTCCAATACAACTACTGGACATCTGAGTCTAGCACAAATGGATTCGGTGGCTTGATCACTGGTTCTACTAATATCAACATTGGTGGAATTAACGTACCGTTGAATCTGTAATTATTGAGTGAGTGGAGATAGTATGCAATTTTTTGGTTTTGAGATTAAGCGTAAGAAGCAAGAGGACTATCTTGAATCAGTAGTTAATCCTACGGTTGAAGATGGTTCTACCCTTGTTGCGAGTCAGGCTGGTTACTATGCCCAGACTCTCAACATGGACACTGTTATCCAAAGCGACACCGATCTCATCAAGAAGTATCGTGAAATTTCTGGCTTCGTTGAAGTCGACGCTGCCGTTGAAGATATTATCAACGAAGCAATCGTAGTCGAAGGCAACGAAAAGCCAGTTCAGTTGAATCTAGACAACATCAAACTCTCGGACAATGTGAAGACAATCTTCCACCAAGAGTTTGATAATGTCCTAGGTTTGCTTGGTTTTCATATCAAGGGTCATGACATTTTCCGTACATGGTATGTCGATGGTCGTACGCACTATCAGGTGTTGCTTGATCCAGAGAACCCTAAAGACGGTATCAAAGAGCTACGATATGTAGATGCTCTTAAGATCCGCAAGGTTAAAGAAGTTGTCAAAGAACGCGATCGTTCTACTGGCACAGACGTCATTAAACAGACCAAAGAGTATTACATCTACAATGAAAAGGGTGTGATTACTTCTACTCAACAAGGTACACGCCTTTCGGCTGACTCTGTTGTTTCAGCTACTTCTGGTCTAGTAGACTTGGGTAAGAATATGGTTCTTAGCCACCTACACAAAGCAATTAAACCAACGAATCAATTGAAAATGATTGAAGACTCGTTGGTCATTTATCGTGTAAGCCGTGCGCCTGAACGTCGTATTTTCTACATCGACGTAGGTAACTTACCAAAAATCAAAGCAGAACAATACATTCGTGACATCATGAATAAGTATCGTAATAAACTTGTTTACGATGCTAACACTGGTGAGATTAAAGACGACCGTAAGCATATGTCTATGCTTGAGGACTTCTGGATGCCTCGTCGCGAAGGTGGTAAGGGTACTGAAATTACTACACTTCCAGGCGGCCAATCATTGGGTCAACTAGAAGACGTCCAGTACTTTAAGAAGAAATTGTATCAAGCATTGAACGTGCCTATGTCTCGCCAAGAGCAAGACGGTGGTGGTTTCAACCTTGGACGTGGTTCTGAAATTTCCCGTGATGAAGTTAAGTTTGCGAAGTTTATTGATAGACTACGTATGCGCTTCTCACAGTTGTTCTTGAACATTCTGCGTGTTCAGTTGGTTGTTAAGGGTGTTATTCGTGAAGAAGAGTGGGATGAACTTGCTTCTCTTATTCGCTTCGACTTCAAGAAAGACAACTACTACGCTGAACTTAAAGAATCTGAAATTATCAACGGTCGTGTTGCTATGATTACAGCAATGGACCCATTTGTTGGAAAATACTATTCTAAACAATACATCCAATCTAAGATCCTACGTATGAATGACGAAGAGATTGAAGAGATCGAAAAGCAAATTGAAACTGAACGCGATACTGACATGGATCTAGCTGATCACCAAGGCACTCTAGCTGGTGTGACACAGACAGCCCAACAGGTATACCTACAAAAGAACGCGCCACCTGAAACTCAAGAGGCGTCGCCAACTAACCAACAAGGAGCCAAATAATGGACCAAGATATCAGAGACCTAATTGATTCTATCATCGATGAAAATCCAGTTGAATCAGAGAAGATTTTTAGCAACCTAATGACCAACCGCATTGCCGATCGCATTGACGTACAGCGTCAAGAAGTTGCCAACAGTTACTTCAACCCAGTTGCTGAAGTAGAAGAAGAAGAGACAGAAGAAGCAAATGAAGCTGAATGATTTTGTAAAGAAATTGTATAGTGACAAAGGAAACTACGGAAACGTAGTTTCTGTCTCGTCGCATTACGACCACCAAATCATTGAGAACGCTGAGGGCGAGTTTTTCGTCAACGGCATTCTAGCAGAATCAGTAGATTCTTTAGACGAGGCCAAGAGATACGTAGAAGTACAAGAATTAGCAAGTAAAACTAAAATCAAACTATACGAAGACATCTCAGAAACCAAACTAGCAGGCATCATTAAGAAACACCACGACACTAAGATTACAACAAAATTAGTAGAATCATATCTTACTCTTGCCTCGTCTAAAGTATTTACAATCGACCCAGTTCTCCTTGAGATGAGAACAACATACAAAACTTCTAACATCTTTGAAGACAAGATTGACTTCAAGTTGAATGATGGTAAACAAGTTGCCATTAGCGAAGAGACTGTAACGAAGATTGCGACACTACTAAATAAGTCTAATCATAAGGAAGAGATTATTGAGTACATGCGCGAAAGTACTGATAATTTCCTGGCAGTAGTCAGACAACTATAAGGATAAGCCATGGCTGTCACAAAAACAATTCTAAAAAATACAAACCTTGAGACTATCATCAAGGTTGGTGGCACATCAGGTACTGCTAACATTACGTTGGCAACTGATTGTCTTGCTGGCTCTCAAGAACTAGATGGCGCTACTCAGGTAGCAAACATCACTGGTTACATGGTATCGGGCTTACTGACATCAGCAATTACTGTTACTCGCAATGCCCAACCTCTAATGACATTCGCTCCAGAAAACAGCGGTGTTCTAGATTTCCAAGGTCAAGGTTTTGCTGATACAACAAACAACACTTCTGACTTGGCTGTTACAATCGGCACAGCAGAAGCGCATATCTTTATCAAGATCCGCAAAGTAAGCGGATACAAGCCTAAAGTAGAAACTGCTACATTCGGTGGTGGTGATAACCCAGCGGTAGCAGGAGCGTAAGATGAAACTAATTAGAGAAGTCTTTGAACAGACCAGCTTTATCGTCGAGGAAAAGCTCGGCAAAGGTAAGACGTACTTTATCGAAGGCGTCTTCCTTCAATCAAATTTGAAGAACCGTAACGGTCGTATGTACCCAGAGTCCACAATGGACCGTGAGGTAAACCGTTACTTGAAAGAAGCAATCAAGTCGAACCGTGCGTACGGCGAACTTGGTCACCCAGACACACCATCTATCAACTTGGATCGTGTGTCGCATCTTATTGTTGACCTCCGCAAAGAAGGCACTAACTGGATGGGTAAAGCAAAGATTTTGGACACACCAATGGGCAATATCGCTAAGGGATTGCTGGATGGTGGTGCGAATTTAGGTGTATCAAGCCGAGCGCTTGGTTCACTGAAAATGAATAATGAGGGTATCAACGTTGTTCAAGATGACTTTATGTTGTCGACAGCAGCAGATATCGTCGCCGACCCAAGCGCTCCAGATGCCTTCGTTCGTGGCATTATGGAGGGAGTAGAGTGGGTATATGTTGATGGAAAGTATGTGGAAAAGCAGATCGAAGAAGCAAAGAGAGCTATCATGGCGACCCCTTCTAAGAGATTAAACGAGCAGTCGCTCATCCAGTTTCGAAAGTTTTTAACTTCTTTGAAGTAAGAATTTAATTCTTATAAATAGAATCTAACGAAACGAATCGGACATAACCTACTAAAAACAGGAGACTATAAATGTCAGTTGAACAGAAAATTGCACAATTGCTAGCTGAATCTAAAAAACTTGAACAACAAGCTGAAGAAGTTGTTGTTGAAGAAGTTGAAGAACTTGACGAGACAGCAGCATCAGAAACAATCAAAACCAAAGCTCCAGCAGCTGGTGGTGGCGATAACCCAGACAATGCTAAGAATGCTCCAGCTAAAAAGCCAGAAGCAGGTACTAGCAAAGACAACTCTAAGTCAGGTCAAGGCGGTAACGGTGGTACGCCATCGGGCTTGCCAGTTAAAGACCCAGCTACATACAAAGCACCAGTTGTTGACGTAAAAGAAGACGTGGCAGCTTTGGTTGATGGTGAAGACCTATCAGAAGAGTTCAAAGAAAAAGCAGCTACTATTTTTGAAGCAGCTGTAGTATCTCGTATCAAGACAGAAATTGTCAAGATCCAAGAGCAATATGACGCACAGCTCGTAGAAGAGTTCGTGAAGATTAAAGAGGAAATTGTTGAAAAGGTTGATGGATACCTCGGCTATGTTGTCGAGCAGTGGATGAAAAATAATGAACTTGCCCTCGAAAGCGGTATCAAGTCAGAGCTAGCTGAGTCCTTCATTGAAGGTATGAAGCGTGTATTCCAAGAACACTACGTTGATATTCCTGCAGAAAAGTACGATGTACTTGGTGCTTTGGAAGAAGAAGTTGGTGAGTTGGAAAGCAAACTGAACGAATCCGTTAATGCAAACATTGAAATGAGCAAACAAATCGCAGAAATGCAACGCGCTGGTATCATCGCTGATTTGAGTGAAGGTCTAACCGTTACTGAATCAGAGAAGTTCGAAGCTCTAGCAGAAGATATCGTTTGCGAAGACGTGGCTACTTACACTAAGAAGCTACAAACTATTCGTGAATCATACTTCAAGCACGCAGCTCCAGTTGCTAAGACTGAAGTGTCGAGCGAACCAGCCGCTGAAGAGCAAATGATCTCTGAATCAGTTGCCCAATATGCTGCAGCGTTTGCCAAACTAAGCAAATAAATTTAAAACCTTTTCAGGAGAAAAACTATGATGTTAAGAGAAGACCTCGTTAAAAAGTGGAACCCAATCCTTGAGCATGAAAGCATGCCAAGCATTCAGGACAAGTATCGTAAAGAAGTTACGGCTGTTCTACTAGAGAACCAAGAAAAAGCATTGCGTGAAGAACGCAGCGCATTGTTTGAAACTGTTCCAGCTAACGCTAACTATAACGGTTCAAGCACTAACCCAGACACAGGCGGTGTTGCTAAGTACGATCCAATCTTGATCAACTTGGTACGTCGTTCAGCTCCACAAATGATCGCTTATGACATTTGCGGTGTTCAACCTATGACTGGCCCAACTGGCTTGATCTTCGCAATGAAGAGCCGTTACGGTAGCCAAGGCGGTACAGAAGCATTCTACAACGAAGCAGATACAGAGTTCTCTGGTGCTGACTTGGGTGCTAACACTAACCAAACAGCTATCTCTGGTAGCAACTGGTTCAACACAGTTAACCAAGCTGGCGGTATGACTACTGCTCAAGCTGAAGGTGGCTACAGCTCATCATCAACTGGTGCGTCTCCAGCTTCAGATCCAGGTCCTGGTTCTACTACGTTCAACCAAATGGCATTCAGCATCGAAAAGACTAGCGTAACAGCTAAGTCACGTGCTTTGAAGGCTGAGTACTCAATCGAATTGGCACAAGACTTGAAGTCAGTGCACGGTTTGGATGCTGAGTCTGAGTTGAGCAACATTCTGTCAACAGAAATCTTGGCTGAAATCAACCGTGAAGTTATCCGTACTGTGTATTACACAGCTAAGAGCGGTGCTGCTTCTGGTACAGTTACAACAGCTGGTGTGTTTGACTTGGATACTGACTCTAACGGTCGTTGGTCTGTTGAAAAGTTCAAGGGTCTATTGTTCCAAATCGAACGCGATGCGAACGCTATTGCCCAAGAAACACGTCGTGGTAAGGGTAACTTCATCCTGTGTTCATCTGACGTTGCGTCAGCTCTGTCTATGGCTGGTGTTCTTGACTACGCTCCTGCTTTGTCTACAAACTTGACAGTTGATGACACAGGTAACACTTTCGCTGGTGTGTTGAACGGTAAGTACAAAGTGTACATCGATCCATACGCATCTAACGGTGGTGCTAACGACCAGTTCTACGTTGTTGGTTACAAAGGCGCTTCTGCTTTTGACGCTGGCGTGTTCTACTGCCCATACGTTCCATTGCAAATGGTTCGCGCTGTTGACCCTAACACCTTCCAACCTAAGATTGGTTTCAAGACTCGTTACGGCATGGCTGCTAACCCATTCGCGCAAGGTACTACTTTGGCTACATCGATTGGTTCAAACAACAACGTGTACTACCGTCGCGTTCGTGTACAGAACATTCTGTAATTGATGAAGCTGGCATAGACCAGTGCTTTACAAGGGGACTTCGGTCCCCTTTTTTATTGCCTTATTGTAAAGGGGCTTTGTGAAATTCCCTTTTCTATAAATAATAGAAAGGAGTTTATATGCAAGAATGCCCAATATGTAAAAAAGAATTTAAGAAAAGGTCAAATAAGATTTTTTGTTCTAGAAGATGCAAGAACATAAATCGAATGAAGCCATGGGTTCGACACAAAAAGGATAATTGTGAAGAGTGTGGATTCATACCCAAACATAAGTGCCAACTTGACGTTGACCACATAGATGGCGATAAGGAAAATAATAATTCCTTAAATTACAAAACACTTTGTGCAAACTGTCATAGGTTGAAGACATTTCTTTGTGGCGACTTTTACTCTAAGGAATACAGATCTTAACATCATTCCTATCAGAAACCCAACACGGTTATTATACAAGGTTCCCTCTTATTGGTCAAATAAATAGTGGAACAAGGAGATCCTATGACAACACCAACAGTACCTGCTGAGTGGAAAACGAAAATCCCAGATAACATCAATCCATTGTCACCAAGTGGCTTCAAGTTTAAGATTGCGAAGCTGCCACAATTGGAATTTTTCTGCCAGACAGTCAACCTACCTGCCATCACATTGGGCGAACCAATGTTCGGAACACCGTTCACGCCTATCCCAATTCCAGGTGAAACGCTTACGTTCGGAGACCTGACAGTCCAATTCCTAGTCGACGAAGACATGCATAACTTTCGAGCACTTCAGGGCTGGCTCTATGGTTTGGGCTTCCCAACAGATTACCAACAGTATGTGAACTTCCAAAAGCTAGACACCGTTGTTGGTGGCACAGCTGGTGGTACGGACTTGACCCGTAACTACTCAGACGCTTCGCTCTTTATTTTGACAAATAATAACAGTGAGAATATAATTGTAAACTTCAAGAACATGTTCCCAACATCTCTTGAAAGCCTTACATTTTCGGGCGTCGAATCTGACGTCAACTACCTGATCGGTAGTGCTACCTTTAAATTTACGTATTACGAATTCACATAATACAATGGAGTTGTTATGAATCTTGAACAATTGATGGAAAGTTGGAAGAATGACTGTGTGATTGACGACAATCATCTCGGCGAAGCCTCAACAGATTCTCCCAACCTTCATTCGAAATATATCGGCTACTTGGTCAACTTTAAGCTGAAGCTAGCAAAGACCAAGGGTGAGTACAACATGCTTAGAAAGAACAAATTCCGCTACTATCGCGGCGAGCTTGGTCGTCAAGAGTTAGAAGACCTTGGATGGATTCAGTGGCAAGGCGTCAAGCCTTTGAAGAATGAGATGGACGAATTCCTCTCTGGTGACACTGACCTTGTTCAAATGGAACAAAAAGTAGAATATCTAAATACAATTGTGATGTTCCTTGAATCGGTCATGGGACAAATCCGCTCACGAGATTTCCAGATTAAGAATGGAATTGAGTGGAAGAAATTTCTAGTTGGAATGTAATGAAAATATACGTAGAACAAGTTGATGATGTAAATATCCGTGTGTTCTCTGAATGGGGAATTGAACAGGAGTTGAGTGCGTTCTTCACATTCGAAGTGCCAGGAGCTAAGTTTACTCCAAAGTATAAGGCTCGACTGTGGGACGGTAAGATTCGCTTGTATAATCTACAGCGTAAGACCCTACTTGCTGGTCTCTATAACTACGTCAAGGAATTTGCTAACCGCAATGGTTACCAGTTCATTGATGCACCAAACGCATCATACAAGAAACTCCCAGTAAACGACTACACATACGAAGAGGTCGAGAACTTCGCTGAAGACCTCCAACTCTCAGCACGTGGCGAGCCAATTGATATTCGTGACTACCAGATTGAAGCGATTCAGAAGGGTATGAATGAACATCGTTGTTTGCTTCTATCACCTACCGCATCTGGTAAATCCCTAATCCTTTACACTCTCATGCGTCACTACGTTGGCGAAGGGAAGAAGTGTATTCTGATTGTTCCAACCACATCGTTGGTTGAACAGATGTATGCTGACTTTGAAGAATACTCAAGCGTAAACCTATGGCGCGTCTCTAAGAACTGCCAAAAGTTGTACAGCGGTTTCACTAAAGACATTACATCACCTGTGTTGATTACAACATGGCAGTCTATCTACAAGCAACCAAAGGCTTGGTTCGATCAGTTTGATGTTTGTTTCGGCGACGAGGCTCACCAATTCAAAGCAGCATCATTGAACACTGTCATGGAAAAGATGACATCAATTCCTTACCGCATTGGTACAACAGGAACATTAGATGGTAAGCAAGTTCACCGTCTTGTTCTTGAGGGCATGTTTGGTCCAGTGCACCGTGTGACAACTACTAAGGCATTGATGGACACAAACCGAGTTGCCCAACTAAATATTACATGTCTACTGCTGAAATATGACGAGGAAACCCGTAAAGCGCGCAAGAATAATTTATACCAAGACGAGATGGACTTTCTAGTCAAGAACTCAAAGCGTAATCGTTTCATCGTAAATCTTGCGAAATCATTAAAAGGCAACACCCTTGTTCTGTTTCAGTATGTAGATAAACACGGTAAGGTTCTTTACGACATGTGTAAAGATTTTCCTGATCGTGAAGTTCACATTGTTCACGGCGATATCAAAGTAGATGAGCGTGAATCAATCCGTCACAAAGCAGCAAAGCATGACAACATGCTGGTGTTCGCTTCTTATGGTACATTCTCAACAGGTGTTAACATGCCTTCGATTGAGAACGTAATCTTCGCTAGTCCTAGCAAATCTAAGATCCGCAACTTACAGTCTATCGGTCGTGGCTTGCGCCTGAACGAAGGTAAGACACACTGTAACTTGTATGACATTGCTGATGACTTGACTCATAAGGCGTGGAAGAACCACACATTGGGCCACTTCATGGAGCGTGTTAAGTTGTATTCAGAAGAACAATTTAAAAGCAAGATTGTAGAGGTGGATCTATGAGAGATTATAGAGTTATCCGCATGAAGACAGGGGAGTCCTATTTGTGTATTGTGGACGAAGAAACCCACGATGAAATCACATTTTTATTCCCTCTTGTTGTCAATACCCACACTATTCCAGTAGCTGACAACGTTCTCCGCGAAATCCACTCTACAACTGTTATGTGTCCTTTTACTGAAGAACGCCACTTTATGATGAAGCAGAGTGAGATATCCTTCACAAAGCCAATGGGCGAGAAGGCTATCACCTACTACATCGAAATGCTGAACACTCATGAGGAGATTGATACGCTCAAAGCCTACTCTCTTCATGACATCATTGAAGATATCGAAATCGATGACGAGCTAGATGATAAGACTAGAGCTTTACTCAACAGCATGGAAGAAATTGAGAATGAGACTGACGATCCTACTGCCCTGACTGGCAATAAGACACTACATTGAAATATATTTGACAACTACTCAGTTGTCAGGTATAATGGTATATTATTTAAAACTTGGAGTAAATATATGACGACCCCAACGATTTCGCCGAAAGCGAAGCCACACTATGTTAGCAATGCCGATTTTCTTGAGGCGATGAAAGCCTATCGAGAAAAGGTTCTAGAAGCAGCTGCAGCTGGAGAAGAGAAGCCAAGAGTTCCTGAGTACATCGGTGAATGCTTGTTTAAGATCGCTACTCATCTATCCTACAAACATAACTTTATCAATTACACCTATCGTGAGGACATGATCCTCGATGGCGTGGAGAATTGCTTACAGTACATTAGCAATTTCGATCCCACTAAGTCAAGTAACCCCTTCGCTTACTTCACTCAAATCATTTACTATGCGTTCATTCGAAAAATTCAAAAAGAAAAGAAACAAACATACATCAAGAACCGTATGATCATGGAGATCCCATTCGAAATGTTCGAGCTACAAGAACAGGACGAGGGTGGCGAATACTCAAACTCTATGATGGATTATCTACGCAACAACAACGATTCTGACTACAACCTACCAAAGAAGAAGCCTGTGAAGAAGCGTGCTCTTTCATCACTAGAAGTGTTCTTTGAAGAAAATGGAGATGTGACTGATGAAGACAATGTATAAAGTAACTTACCGTTCAAGTGGCTCTCCCGATGTGGAGTTTCGCTGGTTCACTACCACTGAAGAAGCAGCTGACTTCGCAGGTAAATTGGGGGATCGTTTCATTGAGATGAAAGAGTACAGCCAACCAGAGAATTATCCACCAGCAGAATTGGATTTTAGTTAATGAGAGTAGCAATTATTACAGACCAGCACTTCGGTGCTCGCAATGACAGCGTTGCGTTTTTGAATTTCTATGAAAAGTTCTATGACAATGTGTTCTTCCCAACACTTGAACAGACGGGCATTGACACTGTTCTTATTCTTGGTGACACATTTGATCGACGTAAGTATGTGAACTTCTATGCTCTTCAGCGAGCAAAGGAAATGTTCTTTGATAAACTAGCAGCTGCGAATATCCGCGTGTATATGTTGGCTGGTAATCATGACACCTACTACAAGAACACCAATGAGGTGAACTCGCCAGACTTATTGCTTCGTGAGTATTCTAACATCTCCGTGATCGATCGTCCGCAAACAATTCATCTAGACTACGGCAACACCAATGCTGATGTGTTGATGCTACCTTGGATTTGTGCTGATAACTATGCTGAGTCGATGGCTGAATTGACAAACACAACAGCTACTCTGTGTATGGGTCACTTAGAGTTGGCTGGCTTCGCAATGTACCGTGGGATGGATTCGCATGAAGGAATGGATAAAAACATTTTCGATAAGTTTGATCGGGTGTTCTCTGGTCATTATCATCATAAGTCTGATGATGGACATATCTTCTATCTCGGAAACCCTTACGAGCTTACGTGGCAGGACTATAACGATCCCCGAGGATTCCACTTGTTCGATCCAAACACAAGAGAGCTCGAGTTCGTACGAAATCCTTATACAATGTTCACGCGAATCGAATACGACGATAAAGAACAAGAGCCAATCAACCTTGACTCACTGGATCTGAAAGAACAGTATGTGAAATTGGTTGTGGTCAATAAGACTGACTACTATAAATTTGACCAATTTACTCAGAAGCTGTATAATAAGGGCTGTCATGAAGTCAAGATCGTTGAGAACTTCTCTGAGTATGAAGAAGGCGCGATTGATGGTGACATCAACTTAGAAGATACCATGTCGGTGTTGGATAACTACATTGATTCGATTCAGACAGAGTCTGATAAAGAACGAATCAAACAGTATATGAAAACTTTGTATACTGAAGCTGTGAATGTGGAGGTCGTTTGATTATTTTTGAATCAGTTGAGTGGGCAAACTTTTTGTCTACTGGCAACAAAGCAAACAAAGTAATTCTGAACCGCTCATCATCAACATTGATTGTTGGTAAGAACGGCGAAGGTAAGAGCACGATCCTTGACGCCTTGTGCTTTGGTTTGTTTGGTAAACCTTTCCGCGATATTAACAAGCCACAGTTGATCAACAGTATCAATGGCAAGAACTGTTCCGTTACTGTTGAGTTCAGTGTGGCTGGTAAGTCATACAAAATCATCAGAGGTATGAAGCCAACAGTGTTTCAGATTATCTGTAACGGCGAGGTTATCAACCAAGACGCAGCAGCTAAAGATTACCAAAAGGTTCTTGAGCAACAAATTTTAAAGCTGAACTACAAGACATTCACGCAAGTGGTTATCTTGGGTTCAGCCTCTTTTGTTCCATTCATGCAGTTGCCTGGAGGTCAGCGTCGTGATGTTATTGAAGACATTCTTGACATCCGTGTGTTTAGTACCATGAACACATTATTGAAGCAACGCATGCAGGAGACTAAAGATGAGATTGCGTCAACTGAAGCAGCACTCGCGCTGGCGCGTGAGAGGGTTGTTGCTCAACAGAAAACCATTACTCTCTTGCAAGAAAGTCGAGCGAGTAATGTTTCAGCTGTATCGAAAAAGATTGAAGATAATGTGGTCGCTATCGAAACCAGCTCTCAACACATTGATGTTCTCAATGAAGACATTGAGAAACTTAAACAGAGCATCGAAGACAGGAAGACTGTACTTGACGACATCGAGAAAGCCAAGAGAATTGCTCAGAGCAAGACGAGTAAGATATCTGACCTCTCCTCAACCGTGGAGTTTTTCAAAGGCAACGATGCGTGCCCACAGTGTGAGCAGGGTATCCCGCATGATCACAAGTCCAGAATTATTGACCAAATCACAGTAGAGATGGGTAAGAATGAGCAGATGGTTGAGGAGTTGTCCGCAGCAATGATCAAACTCAATGCTCGTCTTGAACACATCAACGCTGTTCAGGAACAGATTACTGACAAGAACATTGAAGTGTCAACAGCCAACCAAACCGTTACTGTTCTGAACAAACTCAATAAGCAGCTGGCAGCTGAACTTGAAGAGATGAAGAAAGACACTGGTAATGTGGACGATGAGAAGGCTAAGTTGAAAGAGATGGCAGCTGCTGCTATCGCACACTTGGATCGTAAGACACAGTTGATTGACAAGCGTCAGTATGAAGAAGTTGCTGGATTGTTGCTGAAAGACTCAGGAATTAAAACAACAATTATCCGTGAGTATCTGCCTGTGATGAACAAGCTGATCAACAAATATCTGACAGCCATGGACTTCTATGTTCACTTTGAGCTTGACGAAACCTTTACCGAAAGTATCAAGGCTCGTCACCGCGATGAGTTTACTTACGCAAGTTTCTCTGAGGGTGAGAAGATGCGTATTGACTTGGCTATCCTGTTCACATGGCGTCAAGTAGCTAAGATGAAGAACAGCGTCAACACCAACCTGTTGATTCTTGATGAGATCTTTGACTCAAGCCTTGACGTAGCAGGAACAGATTATTTCTTGTCTCTGATGAACGCTATGGGCGAACATACTAATGTGTTTGTTATCAGCCACAAGGGCGATCAGCTGTTTGACAAGTTCCACTCAGTAATTAAGTTCGAAAAGCATAACGAATTTTCTGTGATTGCTTGACTTTAATTCGGTTCTAGGGTATAATCAATGCTTAAACAGGAGAAGAAGATGCCCTTTAAAACCGACTCTGAATTAGCCGAATTTTTAGATTTTTTGGCCGACCTTTCGTTAAGCGGCGAGACTTTTGAAATCTGTCTCGGTGCGCTTAAACTTCAAACGGCTCTTAAAGAAGCCTACGGCGAAAACCTAATTTAAGTCAATACCCCTACGGACAGTAGGGGTTTTGGTTTACTTTAAATAGATGTTCAGGTATAATCAAGCTATGGAAAGGGGAAATGATATGAGAAAAGGCGAAATGTTAGACAAGGCTCTGTTACTTGCTACCAACTCTCACCATGGGCAGTTCGACAAGGGTGGCGCTCCCTACATTCTCCACCCAATCAAGGTTATGCACTACATCAAGTCTGACGATGAAGAACTGATGTGTATGGCTCTCCTACATGATGTTGTAGAGGACTGTGACGTTACCTTTGTGGACTTGGAAGCCATCGGCATGAGCAAGCGTGTTATTGATGCTGTTCGCTGCTTGACTAAGCAACGTGGCCAAACCCTTGCTGAGTACAAGGAGGTCATCTTCTCGAGCCGTGACGCGATGCGTGTCAAGATGGCTGACTTACGACACAACAGCGATATCCGTCGTCTGAAGGGCGTGACTGAGAAGGATCTGGTTCGTATGGAAAAGTACCATAGGTTCTATCTTGAGATCCAAGCAAAACTGGCTGAGTGAAAGTGCTTGACATTTATTCAGCTTTGATGTATAATTGATCCATCTTAACAAGGAGTTTATAGATGAAACGTGCAATTGTGCCAGTTCTACTGGCGATGATGCTTGCTATGTCAGGCGTCGCAGATGCCAAAGGTGGTGGTAGTTCTGGTGGCGGTGGTCACGGAGGTGGTGGTGGTGGTCATGCCAGTTCAGCTGGTGGTCGCTCGTCTTCAAGTTTCTCTTCGGCTGGTTCTTCAGCAGGTAAGGGTGGTTATAACTCAGGTTCGTATGCTGCTGCGCGACCTGCTGCTCCAGCTCCAGCAGCCCCTACTGCTCGTACCACAACTACAACTACATCGACAACAACTCACACCCGAACAGCTGGTGGTGGTATGGTTGGTGGTGGAATGTATTACGGTGGGATGGGTATGGGTTACGGATACTCGAACGGTTTACTGACTGGTTTGATTATCGGTAACATGATGCACCCACATAACACTGTTGTTTACACTGGCGGTGGTCAGTACAGTAACAACGCACTGTTGTATCCTGATGGTCGTGTTGTTAATCAACAAGGTTATCAAGTAGGTACATATCAGAATGGGCAGTTTACTGCTATGAATGGTGGAATGGTTGCTCAACAAGCACCAGCTGATGCTTTGAACAGCGCACCACAACAAGTCGCACAGCCTGTGATCATTAAGTCTGGTCCATCCGCTGGCGATATTATCGGCATGATTTTGCTTGGCTTTATCTGTGTCATCTTGTTCATTATCTTGATTGGAATTATTGTATGAGTTCACTTGCTATCGTTGCTGTTTTTCTTTTCCTACTAATTATTGTAGTTCTTATCATTCGGGAGACTTCTATGTGGAATTATTACGACGTTGGTCCTGACGAAGAAGTCACGACAACCACAACTACAACCACGACAACAACTGTTGATGAAGGTTCTGGTTACGCGCAACCTGCCCGTCCGCTGGGTCTGAATGTCAATGGCATTCCTATCGTTGGCATGCTTCAACGTCAGTACGAAGGCACCACGCCTTATGTTATTGATCCAGTCGACAAGGATAAGGTTTTCCTGAACACCCGCGATGATATCTACGAAGATGGCGCTGGTAAAGTCTGGGGATTAGTCTAATGAAGTATCCTCCCATAGGTTGGGAGGATGTGAATATTACCACCAATGATTATGCCATTGGTGGTAAACTCATTACAGCAAGCATATCCGTCGACGAACTAAGATACGAAGAGATAATCAGTAAGCCAAATGGTAGAGAAGAAATACGTAAGGCTCTTGTTGAACAGCTTGCGCAAGAAATGTTAAATAGGTCATTGGTTGAGATTAACCAAAGAGATGATCCGCTGACACTTACGAAAGTAATCGTCGCCCGTGCTTATGTTGCCCCCGACTCAACCGTTAAAATCCTACGCACAATTGCGAACAATAAAATATTATGACAGATGAAGAAGTAGTTACCTACTACAACGACATGGTTGACTACTTCGGCAGTCTCCCAAACTTTGAGCATGAGCCAATTCGTTTCGCTTACTATGTGCGCCTATTTAAATACATGAGAGAACGAAATGAACGTGTCCCTGATAACAACGACAACGAGACCTGAGGGTGTTAAGTGGTGGAACGAAGCAGACCCAACTGCTTCAGCTGCGTATGGTGAGTTTATTAACAGTCACCCAGCAGTAATTGAACGCGAAGTTCAGAATGTTGATGAGAATACCATCATTGCGCGCATCGTATTGCCTGATGCTGCTTCGCTTGGTGAGTTCTTACTAGATCTTCACGCAACACCATTCTACATCTCACGACAGCTGTATAACAAAGAGAATGGCATTGTTCAGCTGCCTAGCTACTCATTTACATCGTAAAGGGATTGTTGGGGTTGTAGTAATCATTGGGGTTGAAATCCGCAATAATCTCATGGGCATCATTGAATGCCTCCCCGATGATTCTGTATTTGTACACATTGGTCAGGCTACCTGTCTTGACCTTGTTTAGAAAATAGTCTTCATCTTTATTGAATGCGAAGATATCCTGCTTCGCAATGTTCTTGTAATCTTTCCAGCTAGGAATGATTCTAACATCAGGATTACTGACACTCCACAACTGGAAATCGTCAGTCTCATAAAAATGTTTCATATGTTGTCTGTCCCATTCCTTGTTGATACCAGTGGCTTGGGATGGGATGGTCAGCATATAGATTCGGTAGTGAACATTCTGCCACTTGAATCCGAAATTATACCACCAGAAGAAATCGCTGTTCTTCTCTAGATCTAGTCCATAGGCTTTGGCCGATGCCAGAATGCCATCAATCATCAGATACGAAACTCTGGTGTCTTGGATCTTTCGATTCACATACTCAAACATAACTTCTCTGTTGAACTTTGCGTTCAGCATATCAGCGCCATCAGTAATAAGATAGTTGCGCATCATGTCACTACCAAACAGTTGATCGTTCAACTCGCCAGTTACGATGATTGCTTTACCATCAAAGACCCATGGCGTATACTCACTGCTGATCAATTCAAAGTTTGGTAGCACATAGTCATGATAGAAGTTTGGGTTCTCCATCATTGACTTAGAATTCATGACAATCTTAATCTTGCCCTTCAGTTGAGCAATGCTGTAGTTGCGTAGGAAAGACACTAGGATGTTTGTGCTATCAATACCACCACTCCAGTATACTTTCAAAGGCTTGCCCGTTGCTTCTGATAAGTCAAACAATTCCTTTGCTCTGTTGTCACAACAATCAGTGTACGATAGATTGGTTGTTCTGAGTGTTGGTAGCTTACATGTGTCGGCAATTGATAGACGCAACGGTTGCTGGAATGTTTCAGTTCTATCACAGACACCAACAGCCAGTGGTAGGTAACGATAGAGCTTACGCCACTCTTCAATGTTGTCAAGTTTCTCCGTGACAATCAGAGGGTTGTAGTAGTATAACGATTTCATGATAGATACGAGTTGGTCCAGAACTCTCGAAGCATATATTCCTTTGCTTTGTTTATCTGTTCTTGTGTATCACACTGATTGATTTTGTCTTTCCATTTGTCAGCCAATGCTTGAATGCGAAACTTGACATTGGTATCTGAATCAATCTGTAGCTTGAGTTCTTTATACGCATGCTCAACTGGCTTCATCATAACCTTTGCGTACTCTTCAATACACTTGGTATAGTAACCTTCTTCTGGCTTACACATATCCAGTTGTTGTGTAGCAATCAAAGTGAACGGCTCCCAGCTTCTTCGGTTCGTTCTTGCTAACGCATGTTCGGTATGTGTTTCCCAAATGGCAAAGGCATTTTGTCTTGCTCTTGCTATCTCGCGGTTCTTGATCCAATCAGGTGTAACATCAGCAACGTTGCGCTCTTTGAGTTTGATTCCTGTTGGCGCCAAGTCAAGCACCCAAACCTTTGAGTGAAAGAAGTTTCGGTTCTGAAAATTCTTGAAGTGGGGAGAATTCATTTCCGTCAATCCGAACACCATTGAGTCAGCAATGCCAGCTGAGATGGCATGGGCAGTTACAGGGCGTGGTGAGAATGTGTACACGCAGAGGTTCTCTGCGCTGACAATGAGATACTTCATGTCAATCATGGTAAGCCTTTGGGAATTTGAAACAGGTCGAAGAGTAATGGTTATCGAACAGCATCTTGTAAGTCATCAAAATCATATGTGGAATATTTAGTTGACAAATATATACATGACAGGTATAATTGTCGTAATGAATTGAAAGGACACCAATGAGAGAACCAGTCGTACAACCGATCTTTCCAACACCAATCACAATCTCCCAAATCGAACGCGACTTCACACCCGAAGAACGACAGTTCTTTGCCAGCCAGAACAGCAACCAAGCAAAGAACGTTGGTAATAGAATGGGCAAGGATAACTACGTGTTGAATCAACCAGCTCTTGCTGGCATCAAGCAAGAAATTGATGGTGTCCTGAAGCAATATGTTGACAACATCATGAATCCAATCAGCAAGGACATTGAACTTTATGTCACACAGTCATGGTTGAACTACACAAAGGCTGGTGAATGGCACCACAAACATACACATTCTAACAGTGTAATCAGCGGTGTGTTCTATGTTGCTGCCGATGAGAATCTTGATAAGATTTGTTTCATTAATGACACTTACCGTACCATCAAAATTCCAGCTGTTGAGAACAATCATTTCAACGCAGACACATGGTACTTCACAGTTAAAACAGGGTTGCTTGTCCTGTTCCCATCACACCTACAACACATGGTTGAGATGAAAGAAAGCAAGCATAAGAACACCCGAATCAGCCTTGCGTTTAACACATTCATTCGCGGCACCTTGGGTCAGAACAACGCACTAACGGAATTGAAATTATGATGTTGAAAGAGATGCAAAAGTTTGCTAAGCACATGCATGGCACCTACGTGGCGTTTCAAGTTGATGCTCTAAGCGCAGCCAAACTTGATCACTTCTGCCAGACACGATTGGGTTTAGGTCATGACAGAGTTCACGCTAGCAAGTACCACACAACAGTCATCTACTCACGTAGCCCTGTTCCTGATGCTGAAGACTTGTCCGAAAAGACAAGCGCATGGGGGAAGGCTATCGGCTATGACATTTTCCAAACAAACGGCGAGCGCTGTCTTGTTATGCTTGTTGAATGCGAAGATGCTACTAACCTAAATGCTGCTCTCGGTCGTCGTGGTGCAACTTCAGACTTTCCAACATACAATGCGCACATCACATTGAGCTATGCATTCAACGGCGACGAGCGCGAGCTGCCTTTGCCTGACTTCAGAATCACATACGATCGTGTTGTCGTTGAACCACTTGACCCTTTACACATAGATTAAATATGAATGAAATTAAAGAACAACTGCAAGAGTTACATGTAGCAGTAGTGGAACTTAAGACTGAGCGTGATCAACTACGCGAGCGTGTTGCTTATCTTGAGAAGCTCAACCTAATCCTTGCTGAGAAACATTCAACATACCCATCACCATCCCCACTGGGACCAAACACTTGGCCAACACAACAGCCATGGGTTGTAGGTCCAACAATTGACTAAGGAAACTATGACAGATCCAGTATACATTGATCCACTTGTTCGTCTCAAACAAGAGCGCGAATTGAAGAAGGCAAAGAAGAAAGTCCGCAAGGAAGTTGCCTTGAAAGTAGGAGACAAAATGGCACGCAAGCTCGTGAAGCATGCGGCTAACAAAGTAATGAGCGACGCTTCATTTGAACAACGCATCATGAAGAAATCAGCAGCGAGAGGTGGATAAGATGACGATTATGATTTTACATTTGATCACAGGTGAAGATGTCATCGGTGATGTAACACCAGCCAACGGTGTTCTTGAAGTTAAGAACGCATGTACCATTGGACCACGTCAAGATCCAAACACAGGGCAAGTGAAGATTGGCCTTGCACCCTTTAATCCTTACACTGAAGACAAGACGATTGTGATTTACCCACATGCTGTTGTGTCCGATGCTGTTCCTGCTCAGGAAATTGTCAACTCATACAATCAAGTGTATGGCGCTGGCATTCAAGTTGTGAGTTCACTCGCAGGTCTATAAGCAATGGCTAATGTCTATCGTCTAAAAGAATGTCCGCATTGTGGTGCTGAGCATCGCAAGCGTGGACCCTACTGTTCTCGTAGTTGTGGCAACCACCGCACATATACTGAATCGCAGAAGGAAGACAAACGTGTTGCAATGCGCAAGTTTATGAACAGTGAGAATGAAGTTGCTGAGAAGCAACGCTGGCTGATCACACAACAACGCAGAGCTGACGGACGGACAGAGGCTGAGCTCTACGCAGAGATGGAAGAGTATGGTGTGATACCACCAACGGATATAGGCTTCAGCTACGAGAAGGACGCTGACGGCGATATCTGGTTCTAAAACCAAAGACTTACATTTCGATAACCCTACCATGTGTAGGGTTTTTCACATTGGTGCTTGCCTTTAATTCCGAACAGAGGTATAATCAATCTATTGAAAGACGAAAAGGATACGATATGATGAAGGCTGGCGTTTACTACATTGGTGACCTGTGCTACGTGATGCATGATTGCTGGGATGAGTTCTGTGACCTTACTATCAAAGGCAATGAGTGCCTGAGTGGTGAGTTTACTATGAAGGATGGTCGCCGTTTCGCTACCTACTCTACCAAGTATGGTGATGGTTTGTACCCAACAAACGTAGGCGCTAACCTTTCCGTTGATGCTGGTCTGATTGGTTGTATCCTTGTCAGCGACATCCGTGACCCTGAAGCTACCGAAGCAGCAATGAAGTCTCTCGGCACTATCGTCGAGTTCGGTACTGACTTTGTTACTGGTGGTTCGCGCGAGACAGGTACAATACAGTTTGGTCGTGTTGTTGTTGAGACAGGCGATTTTTATGATGATGAGGAAGATGAGTATGACTGCGAATAATGCGTTGATGGTTGAACAACTTGGTCTGTTGGCTGAGAAGGGCGTGATGGTTCAAATGCGCAGCCGATTTGAGTATGAGGTGTTTGGTTTCTACAAGAGCAACAGCGTTGTTGTGAACCTGCCTATGCAAACAGTAACAGCACGCTACGGTGAAGTTGATGAGTTTGCTGCTGAAGGTTTGTTTGATGCTTTGGTTGAACTCAACTACAGCTGGTGGTCGCGCAGCCATGCACGCTACGATGGTTGGTCCCGCCCATCCCCTGAGTGGGAAAAGTTGTTCGAAGCTGCTGGTCTCGAGGTCGATTGACTTTAATTAGCAGCTCAGGTATAATTGTTGATCATTGAAAGGATTGTTATGTCTAATTTTATTACTTTTTCCACAAATACCACAGCTGTTCCTGTAGAGGCTGGTGGAATTTTGAATGGGTATAAGCTCAACTCTATTCTACACAGTGGTCGCAAAATTTCTCTAGCGCAGAACGCCTATTACTACATCCCATACACAAACACAATTGTGTCTTTCCGCGGATCAAAGGCCAAAGCGATGGTTCGTAGCGATGACGGCAAGTACAGTTTCATCGAGAAATTTACTGACCGCAAAGGGCACTGGACTTTTAAGGTTGATTCAGCCATGGTTCACGAGGCTGCGCTGACCATGTTCCGATAACCCTACAGCTCGTAGGGGCTTTACTTTAATTCGGATTCGAGGTATAATCAATCTATTGTGAGAAAAGAAAGGTTTTGATTATGGGTTTCGAGTCTGTTGTGTTGGCTAAGGTTCGTGAAGTGTTGGTTGCTGTTCCTAGCTACCAAGCAAATTTTGTGAACGGTACGCTGTTCGTTGAGTGCTCTGTCCGTGACGCTATCCGTCTCGAGACAGCTCTGCTTGAGAAATTGCGCTGCGGCATCATCCTGAGTCGCGTTGGTGATGAGTCTGCGTTTGACTTTGTTTAAGGGGCTGGTATGAGAGTTTCGTTTCGTAATGTCCGTATCAATGAACTGTTCAGCTGCAATGGTAACCTATACTACAAAAAGTCAAGCCGTACAGCTGTGCTGATGTCAGCCAACCGTACATTCTATATGTCACAACATGACAACTGTCTGATCTGAGGTGCTTATGACAATCAAAATGTATAAGAGTGAGTATGTGAGTAAAGAAGAAACCGCTCGCCAATGTGTTGTCGCTGAACAAGTGGCCATCGAGTTTCAGGAAGAGTTTGCTGCTATGTGTGAGAAGTATAAGGTAGAATTCTCTGTTCGTGAAAAGACTAGCGGATATAGCACCTACGTGGAAGGCATTGATGTCGACTTTGATGGCATTTATGAAGATGGCACAACCGTTCGTCCATACTTTACCATTCAGTTTGGTAGCACAATCTAAGGAATCAAAATGAACATCCAAACTGTAGCAGAAAATCTGCGTAACACAATCGCGGGCAAGAAGGCGATGTTGGCTGGCATCAAAGACAACGGCAAAGAAGGATATTATATACTGTCGCATATGCTGAGTATGAACATTGAAGAGTTGGAGAAAATTCTGGCTGATGTTGACCAATGTTTGGTGGAGCAGTGATGACCCTGACTGACTTGGTCTCTCGTCAAGGCAACAAGTGCTACTACTGCAGTTGCGAAATGAATCAGACTAAGAAGTCACCGAATCAAGCTACGGTTGAGCACTTGGTTGACAAGTGGTCTAGCCCAAAGCATCGTAAGATTGAATGCACTTCTAACCTAGTCGCTGCTTGCTTTCAGTGTAACAATAGTCGTGGTGCGGCTCGTAATAGAATTGCTCGCGACTACTACAAAACGCAAGCTGCCAAGAAGAGTATGAAACTGGCGGTGGCGTCTATCTCGAGTCGTCAATTGTATTCGTTGTTTGGTCCAGTACCACAAACCCTATTCGTCATGTAAGGAATTGAAATGCGTAAACTTGCTAAGATTGTTAAGATCGACAACCTGACACCCATCGATGGTGCTGATAAAATTGAAGTTGCCACTGTTGGTGGTTGGAAAGTTGTAGCCCAGAAGGGTCTATACAACGTTGGCGACTTGGCTGTGTATTTTGAGATTGACTCATGGATTCCAACCGAGTTGGCACCATTCTTGTCTAAGGGCAAAGAGCCTCGTGAGTTTGAAGGTGTCAAGGGCGAACGCCTAAAGACTATCAAGCTGCGTGGGCAGTTGTCACAAGGTTTGTTGATGCCACTGTCTGAAGTAATTTCTATTGCTGGTTGCTGGTCACCAATCCAAGAGGGCGATGATGTTACAGAGTACTTGAACATCAAGAAGTGGGAAAAGCCAATGAATGCTCAGTTGGCAGGTGTGTGTCGTGGTAATTTTCCATCACTGATTCCAAAGACTGATCAAGAGCGTGTTCAAAACTTGAAGAAGGAAATTGGTGCTGCTCAGAACGATGTGTTTGAAGTCACTGAAAAGTGCGAAGGTTCTTCAATGACTGTGTACCAAATGGTTGTTGAAGGTGAGATGACATTCGGTGTGTGTTCACGTAACATGGACTTGAAGGAAACTGAAGGTAACTCTTTCTGGGCTACTGCGCGCAAGGATGACATTGAAGCAAAGATGCGTGCTGTTGATGAGTTCTGGTCATTCGCAATTCAAGGTGAGTTGATTGGTCCAGGCATTCAAGGTAACATCTATGGATTGAAAGAACCAAAGTTTGTTGTGTTTGATGTGTACGACATTCAAGCAGGTGAATACTTGCCACCAGATGCTCGTCGTGAGTTGATTGCTGGTATGGGGTTGAACCATGTGCCAGTGTTGAACGAACGCTATGTGTTGACTCAAACCGTTGATGAGATCATCGCTTCTGCTGAAGGTCAATCGACCATTGCCAAGGTAGAGCGCGAAGGTATTGTGTTCAAGCAAGCCATGGGTGGATTCTCATTCAAAGCGATCAGCAACGCCTATCTTTTGGGCGAAAAGTAACCCTACCATCAGTAGGGTTACTGGTTTACTTTAATTCAGAACTCAGGTATAATCAATCTATTGAAACAAAGGAATGATCATGAACGACAACTACAGTATCCCCTCCTATACATTTGCTCGCTCTGGCGCTATCACCCGCGAGTTTCTGGCCAACTTACCTTTCCGTCTCTTCAAGGACAGCGACTATCTGGCATTCGCAGGCGTCGAGAGCCCAGTACCTTTGATCGCTGAGGTCGAAGGCGACTTTGAAAGTTTCATCGTGATTGTTGACGGTGATACTGCTGAGATGTACGTTGCCAATGAAGATGGTGCATTTGATATTGTGGATGCTGTTGGGTTCATCTCAGAGTTACAGTATGGCCCAACCAAGGATGAGTTGATTCGTGAAGCGCGCATCAAAATCAATGAGTTGCAAGCAACCCTGCGTAAACTGGAAGCCCAATGATCTACGCATCCTTCAAGAAGCGCAAGCCACGTAAACCCAACGCGGAACAGCGTGCTCTAGCAAAGTCATGGTCTGACATGGTAGCGCAGTACGAGCCCAAGAAACCTATTGCCCCATCCAAGGACACAGGATTCGTGTACAAGCTCAATGCGCCTGTTGGTCGCGAGACGCCTAAGATCCCATCACGCGCAACGGCTGGTGGTAATGGTTCATGGCGTCCCAACCCTGTCTACACAGGCGACAAGATCAAGGGCATCGGCACAATGCACAAGAGCAACGCAGTGCCAGTGTTCAGCGACGAGGAAGCCCAAGACATTGCTAAGATGCGCCGAGGATAACCCTACTGTTCGTAGGGGCTTTACTTTAATTCGGATTCGCGGTATAATCAATCCATTGAAACAGAAAAGGAAAACAAAATGACTAAGCTCCCTCGCAACGTGGTGTCTGTAACTGTGGTTGATGGCGTAACCTTTACCGTGTACAAGTCTCGCAAGACTCCAAAGTCTACATGGCGCTCTGGCAAAGTCAGCCGTACTGGTTCAACAGGTACATCTGGTTTTGCTATTGGTTTCCCAAGCCGCTCTACCATCGGTGGTGGTGTTCAGGAATGACTGTGGGTACAGACAACCAAACCTATGAGCAAGGCGTTGCCGATGCTCAGCTTGACCTGATGGGTGGTTGGGTTGATGAACACACAACAGCACAGGAAGTCATAGACCAACTGACAATTGCTGTTGGTGCCAGCCAAGAGTACATTCAGGGCTACTTGACTGTGGTTGGCGTATAACCCTACTACTCGTAGGGGCTTTACTTTAATTCGGTTCTAGAGTATAATCAATCTATTGAAACAAAGGAATGATTATGACAGTCATCAAGGCAACTTCTTACGGTGAGATTGGTATTGACCCTGAAGCAAGTCCAGGCAACGGACAGTTCTACGCCATGACTTATGATGGCGAACTCAATGCCTGTGGTTACGAAACCGCAGAGGAAGCGTGGGCTGAACTTGAGTATGTCGCCTGTGGTATTGAAGACGCTGTGTTGGAGGAAGTATGAGTTTGCCAAAGTTAAAAGTCAAGCTGATGTTGCGCGATCCCAGCTGGACGCCTATCTTTGAGGATGGCAACCCATGGGCTGTGAACAAAGACAGCTACCTGATTGAGCAAGAACGCGAAGTTGAGGTTGTTCAGCTTAACCTTAACACTGGTGGCATGCGCATCCGCTGGAATGAGCCTGACGCCACCAAGAAGAAAGGCTACGTGGTTGAGAGCTGTGACATATCCATCGACCACTTCTACAAGCACTACCACATCATCCAGATGCCAGAACGCACATAACCCTACTGTTCGTAGGGGCTTTACTTTAATTCGGTTCTAGAGTATAATCAATCTATTGAAAGACGAAAGGTTGATATGTCCCGCTCTTATAACCCACTTGATTACATCCCCCACTTGATCGTCGGCTGCATCATCGCTATGCCTCTGTTCCTGTTTGTGTGTGCTATTGATCAAGGCTTTGGCTCCGATAAGGTTTTGGACACGTACTCAGGTCAGAAGTCAGTTTGTACTCGCTACCAGTTCAATAGCAGCTTGAAGGTTACCCAGTGTGTTGAGCGTGTGATGGTTGCTGCTACCTGTAAGAAGATTGAGCACACAGGTCCCGTGTTTGGTGTGTTCACCAATGAGCGTTGCGAATAACCCTACAACCTGTAGGGGCTTTACTTTAATTCGGAACTCAGGTATAATCAATCTATTGAAACAAAGGGCTGATTATGAAAAACTACGTGTTTGTGACTGATTCTGAACTCGCTGAATTCTTGAAAAAATTGGGTGACCTGTCGCTTGAGGCTGATACCTTTGAAGTGGCGTTGGCTGCTTTGCGTCTTCAAACTTTGTTGAAAACCGCTTACGGTGTGTGAGTGAATAAACCCTACTACCCGTAGGGTTATCGCTTTACAATAATTCGGATTGGTAGTATAATCAATCTATTGAAACAAAAGGCTGACTATGTACTCGTTCTCTCCACTCGCTTCTATCCCTGCTTGCCATGATGGTTTCGGCATCATCGTTGCTCTGTGTATCTTCATCACAGTTATCGTTCTGATGAACGAAGCCGAGCTGTTCTTTCAGTGGTTCTTTGTGGCTACTGTGACATGTGTACTTGCTTACTTTGTGTCCTACAGCTGGACTGACCAGACGCCCAAAACCTTTGTGAATGAGAAGGTGACAGCTACCTTTGTCAGCTTTGAGGCTGAGGGCTACAAAGAGAAGTCAGGCAAGAGCTACGTAGACAAGCACTTCACCTATGTTGTGTACAATGTCAACGGCTCCAACGTCCTGTTGTCTGCTACTCCTGGCCAAACCTATCCACAATCTGTCATCCTGTACAAGAACTAATAACCCTACAGGCTGTAGGGGCTTTACTTTAATTCGGAACTCAGGTATAATCAATCCATTGAAACAGAAAAGGAAATCGAAATGAAACCTACAACATGGGAAGTTTGTTTTGACTATGGCCCACATATGAGTGATACAGTAAAGGTCAAGGCCAGTTCAGAAGACGAAGCCATTGCCAAAGTAGAGAAGGCGGCAGAGAAAAAAGGTCGCAGTATTGATATCAACTGGGCGAAATCAGCAGAGCAAGGTGTGGCGGAGGAATACGCATGATTGAGTACAAAACCGCTGAGGAAGCAATCGCAGCCAACATCAAGGCGATGGGTGATGACGGTTTCATTGAGTTTAATGGAATGAACTGCAACGACTACCTTGATGACGATGAGATGTTCTGCGATGGCTGGGATGGTGTTGATCGCCGCTGTGACTGTGGCAACCGCAGAGTCAGCTGGACAACTGAGCAGGACAGCAAGGGCAATTGGTCAGCTTACGCGGAGGCATACTGATGGTGGGTCTAAAAGAATGGTTTGAAGCCAAAGCCTATAAGCCCAAGTATGAGTTTGGTGCTCGTGTGATTGGCAAGTACCGTAAGATGCCCTTTGTTGGTTGTGTGGGCACAGATGGCATCCGTTCAGAGGAGGAAGGACCAATCCTAACTGTTACGCTGGACCTGCCTCTGATGGTAGATGGCATACCTCGAACTGTGTTAATTGTCAAGCACAAAGATGTAAAACCCTACAAGTAGTAGGGGAATGGTTTACAATAATTCGGATTGGAGGTATAATCAATCTATTGAAACGAAGGAATGACAATGGAATACATTATACTTACTGACAGCCGTTCTGACGCCCTTGCTGGTGATGTGACTTGGCACCTGTCCCAAGGCTGGGAATTGGTTGGTGGTGTAAGCCTTTCCGTTGCTCCAGGTGGCTGGACTTCATACGCTCAGGCTATGAAGAAGGACTCAAAATGACTGTTACAATCGCTCTGAACACGCTCCCTCCAGGCATGGAATTTGACTGGGAAGGCAACCCTCGCTACAAGAAAAGTTGGTATCAGGTGTTTGAGTGTACCGATGCTACTGACCACTGGAGCTATGACGCCTCCAAGCTGTTGTTTGAGTCAGACTGCCTAGCCAAGTCGCACAGCTTTGCCTATGACACATGGCTCAAGGACGAGGCTAAAATCTTCACAATCATCCAAGCCTGTGATGAGTCATGCCGTGGTGGCTATGGCTTTGATGAGTATTAACCCTACTACTCGTAGGGGCTTTACTTTAATTCGGTTCTAGAGTATAATCAATCTATTGAAACAAAGGAACCGAAATGACTGATTATGAAAAGCCCCTTCTTGAAGACATGACTGATACCGTTGTGCTCTATGTGTTGTGTGCTATCTTGATCATGGTGGTGATGTAATGTTCAGTTTCTTCAAATCCAAACCTACCAAGCCAGCGATCCCAGAGATTATGCGTCGCTACCGCTACACATGCTCATGCGGCGAGCACACTGACCTTGAGTGGTGCCCTGCCTGTGGTATCCGTAACACATACAAGTGGAACGGCAGCAAGGGCTATCCAACCCGCGCAAAGGCGTCGCCAGCGATCACTACCTCGTCCTCGGACAGCTACGTGGACATGAGCTCGTCCTTCAGCAGCTACAGCAGCTCGGACAGCTCATGCTCTAGTGACGGTGGCAGCTGCTCGGGTGGTGGCGAATAACCCTACAGCTCGTAGGGGCTTTACTTTAATTCGGATTGGTAGTATAATCAATCTATTGTGAGAAAAGAAAGGTTTTGATATGATTCGCGTTGTTACTGGTTTCCTGATTGTGTTTGGTGCTGTGGGTGGTCTTGATAATGCTACTGACTCTAACCTGTTGCCCTTGGTAGCTATCGCGGTTGCTGGCTTGGCCATCATGGCAGCTGGTCTGAGCAAGGTGACCAAATGAGCTACATCCTGATCACTCCAACGGGCAAGACCTATACCTTCTACCTGAAGGCTGTCGCACAAACGTATCTGCAAGCCTATGGTGGTACACTGATTACCCCTACCACTGGTAAGGTCATTTCCGAAACTGCTTGCGCATAATTCGGATCTAGAGTATAATCAATCCTATGATGAACGAAATTAGAATTGAACGTGCCTTCGGGATGGATAAGCTGGGTCGCGATGTACCTGTGGGCTTTGACATCTATGTGGATGGCAACTGGGGCAACCGTTTCCGCACCCTGCGTGAGTGCAAGGTAGCGCTCGCTGCTGATGGCATCCAGTATAACCCTACCATGCGTAAGGTTATTTCCGAAAGTGCTTTACGTTAATTCGGTTTCGACGTATAATTACTCTATTGATTTGAAAGAAAGACTGAAAATGACTAATACCGTGAAGACCTCTGTTTCGTTTGATAAAGTTTCTGGCAAGTACACTGTTCAGATTGGTGATCAAAAGCCTTTCAAGACTGCCAAGAAGAGCCATATTGAATGGAAATTCAAGCAGGTCACAGGTATGGACATGGACTATGACTCTATCGTGGCTGGTGAGGTTGAGGCTAAGCAAGCCAAGGACAATAAGTTCGGTATCAACGCTCGCTTCGCCTTTGTTGAGCAGCTGGTCTCAATGGTTGCTGACGGTGTTCAGCCTAGTGCCGTGATCACTGGTGAGGGTGGTCTGGGTAAGACTCACACTGTTACTAAGACGCTGGCTGCTAAGGGCTACACCGATATCTCCGATTTGAGTGAGTTCGCAGTTGGCTCAACTCTGGCTCGTAAGTCATTCAAGACAATCAAGGGCTTCTCAACCGCAAAGGGCTTGTACCGCACTCTGTTTGAGAACAATAAGTCAGTTATCGTGTTTGACGACTGCGACGCTGTGCTCAAGGATCCAGTTGCTCTCAATGTGTTGAAGTCAGCCCTGGACAGCTACGGCAAGCGCATTATCAGCTGGAACGCTGAGTCGGGTGATGACCTGCCTCGTAGCTTCAACTTTGAGGGTCGTGTGATTTTCATCTCCAACATGGACCAATCTAAAATCGACCAAGCAATTCGTAGCCGCTCGATGATGATTGACCTGAGCATGACTACCGAGCAGAAGATTGACCGTATGGAAACAATTGCTGCTAGCCCTGACTTCATGCCTGAGTATTCAGCTGAGATCAAGCAAGATGCATTGAACCTGATCCGTGAACTCAAGGACGACGCCAAGGAAATCAGCCTGCGTACGCTTATCGCAATCAGCAAGGTGCGCGCAGCTAACAAAGAATGGAAAGCTCTGGCAGAATACATGCTGGTAGCCTAATCAGTACTACGTTTAACCGAAGACAGAAAGAGAATATTATGAAGAATTTTGACATGACTACAGTAAGCACTAAGCTCGCTCTTGACATTATGACTGGAGTAAAGGTTGATATGGAGAAGGTACAAGAGCAGTACGCATTAGGCAACTACACTACAATCAAGTTGATCGATCGAGTGATTAGCAAGGTAGAGAGTCTAACAGAGGCAGAGGTTGCTCCTGAGGGCACTACCATTCAGTGACACGCCGACCTGAGGCAGCTGCGCTGCTTTGTAGCGGAGTCTAATAAATAGCGTTCGCTCTCGCTACAGGCGTGGTTGGGTGTGTTCGTCTTAACCTGTTCGGTATCTTGCACGCACAAATACCCCTTCGTAAATGACCCATCCTGCAGCATAAATGTCAAGTAAAACCTACGTTCGGAAGGGTTTTTCATTGACTTTTTCGTCAAAAAAGACTATAATCACAGAGTGATTATGTGGTAGCCCCTTACCCCTTTGGACAGCATAAGAGTGGTTACATATGGAGGTATTGGTGGAAGCCTTGGTGGATGTTCGGAGATAGTCTTGACATATATTCCCATATGCTGTATAATAACAGTGTTGGGTTTCTGAATGATGTAATGGTAACAGTAGTCAGTAGATGACTTACTCCATGAGAATCAGATGAACAGTTGACTGACTCCATGGAGAAACGATGAAAGGTTTGGCAATGGAACTGAGCATGCTAGAGGTTATGATGTATGTAGGCAACTACATGGATATGAATGACATGACAAGCATAAGACACATTACTGCTAGGGATCTAGAACGAATGGCAGAAGACTTGGAAATTTCCGTGGGAGCACTAGTGGATATACTTGACGCTTGACATTTATGGGAGAATCAGGTATAATTGCTTGACATATAAGGGGGTAGGGTCACTGGAGACGAAGTTAATTTCGGGTCCCCTTGGAGTTGGTCGGGTCCCCTTCGGCTTGACCCGCCCCAATTATTTCTTTAATCCCTAAAAAGATTCCCCTGATCCAAAGCTGAAGATTTCCGATGAAAGTCGCTGAAAAAATCGCTGCAAAAATTTTTGAGCTGCAAAGCTGTTTGGAAGATATTATGGAAAAGTACTTGGTAAAGGCTCAACACTATGACATGGCGGTTGGCTTGGAGGTTTGGTTGGTTCGAGAGGCAACACCCCAGACAGAGTTTTATGGCAAGAAGTATTGGTTGGTTACAACTAATCCGGACAAGGTGGTGGCAGACGATGGCTACCTTCGAATTATCCCCGACAGCAAACTGGAGCCAGCTCCATGAGTGACCACAATTTCAACCGAAAGCTGAACACCGTGGGCATGTTCATTTACTGTGGCAAATGTGGTTTGGTTCGCCTAGGAAATAAGGCAACACAAAAAGCGATTACCAAGCCTTGTGGTGGTTTACGAGATTTGGATGACGAAGCCTACTTGAAGGTAAAGGGAACGAAGCGATGATAGATGTAATTGTTTGGCTGCTCATTGGGGCAATTGGTATGTTGATTGGCTCAATCGTGGGAGTCTATTTTGATAACGGTTCGGTTAGCCCCGATTGCTGGATTGGACTGGCCATTGTTTGGGGCTTGCCCCTTTGTGGTTGTGCTTGCGAACTTGGGGATTAACATGGCAGATATTACGGTAGGTACGATAATTTTGGCGATTGCTATTGGCTCTATGTATGGAGCAGCCGTTGGTTGGATGTTCTTTGGCGGTATGCTGATACTCTTTGGCTTGGTTCAGGTTATTGTGGGTAAGAAATGATTGGAACAATCTAATGATTTGGTTGTTATTGGTTATCTTCATACTCCCTCTCTGCTGTATAGCTGCTTGGTTTGTGGCTGTGAGTAAGGCGAGTGATGATCGATATGAGCGTGAGCTGGATAGAATTTATGGTAGGAGACGGAAATGATGGATAATTTTGAAAAATGGTTCTTTGAGGGTGAGGAATTCTCCCTTCGTGCTGAGCGTTTCTATGAATCCTTGGAGGCTATGGAGTCTCCAGCGGCAAAGGAAGCTAACTTGGTTCTTTGGCTGAAGGCTGCGTTTGAAGCTGGCTATGCTGCTGGGTATGTGTCTGGAGTTGATGCTACGGAAAAATCCGTTGCCCTTCGGGAAAATGCCTTGGCTGGAGAGGAGAACCACGCAGGGGATGGAGGATACTCTATTGGTAACCGAGAAGACCATGATGCGTTTGTTATGCTGCGACTTGGTCTGGCATCAAAGCAGGAGTTGGCTGAGTACTATCGTAAACTTGATGCTGGCGAGTGGCCACTGTCATGAGAACAATTTACAAATATCCATTGACCGTTGACCACCTACAGGTTATCGAGGCTCCACTGCCAGCTCGAGTGTTATCTGTTAAGAACCAGAACGGTACACTGTGCGCTTGGGTTCAGGTGGACACTACTTGTACTGGACCAGGATGGTGGCCACGTGAGCGCGAGTTTATGATTCTGGCAACTGGTCAAGAGATGCCTAACGAATGGGTCATGGAAGACTACCACTTTATTGACACCGTGTTGGTGGGCGACTTGGTTTGGCATGTGTACTGTAAGAATTATAAGGAAGAGTTGTGAATACTGAACTGATCAATGGAATCTCCAAGAAGGCAATTGAGCAAGTGAATGCTGAGTGTCCTGGACTTGGACCGACTGACTGGATCGAAGTGTACAATCGAATGTTCGCAGAGCTGGTTGTTCAGGAATGTGCTGCTCAGTGTGAAGTTGTAGCCGATGGAGCTGATGCTGTTGCTAAGGGATCCTTCGTGACTGATGCTGGTCGTATGCTTCATGAGGGTATGTGGGGTGGTGCTAAGAATTGTGCTGCCAGAATTAAGAATCGTTTTGGGGATACTGAATGATACTTGCTACAATCGGATATGTGTTTGTGTTGCTCGTTGCGCTTTATTTTACAGCTGTGACACTTGCCTTTGGCTTTGGTACTCTGTTGATGAGTAATGAGATCGATCCAGTTGCTTGGGTATTCGCATCTATCACAGCTGCTCTTTGGTTTACCGTTTGGCAGCTTGCTCCGTTCACTGTATCGTTTACGGTTACTACATGATGGATGATCCATTCAAGATTGATCGAGACGCCCAGCTTGCTCCAGGCGTTACGTATGGCGATGCTCTAGATGCAGCTGCTCTTGAGCTGGCCAAGGAAATTGATAAAGAAGTGATTCATATGATGACGAAAGTAAAAGAGCCCTGCCTAGAATGTGGTGAAGAGTCCGACTGGATTCGACATACTCAGTTCGCTGGCGACCATCCGTACTGCGATAAGCATGCTCGACTAGAGAAAGACTTCGGCGAGGATGACTCCTACGCATTTTGGTCAAAGATTGTACACCCACCAAAGGAAATGTGATGAATTGGAAAATTGTTATTGGATTGTTTGTAGGCTTGCTTACTATGTCTTTCGTAAGCCTGTGGGCGTACTTGGTTGGCGCCTTCTGTGCTGCTAATTTTGATATGTCTCAGTGGGATCCGTTTGGTCGTTTCATGCTGGGTGTTCTAGGTGGTGGCGCAGCTGCTGTCAGTGGATGTGTTATGTTCGTAGCTGTTGTTGAGAGCCGACCATGACTGCCTTCAGAAAATTTATTACCGATGCTATCGAAAAACATTCAGTTGCTCCGACACGTGAGGAAACGGCAACGCTTGTTCTTCGCGAAGTGCTACAATATGTTTACGATGTCTTTGGTGCAAGTAAAGATTCGGAGAACAACACAGCTTACGGACATGGGTATCATGATGGTATCGATGCTGCGCAGACTCTCATTGGAAACATCCTTGAAGTTATCCCGCGCAGGTTTCTTCGTGGCGACCGTGTTCGCGCAACGATGAATGCTGGTTTCCACAAAGGTGCTTGTGGTGTTGTTGAGTTCGTTGAGCCATCATATAATCGTGTATGGGTTCTTCGCGATAATGCATCAACTCCAGTGTACTACCATCCTGACGAGTTGGAGTTCGAATAATGGCTAGACCTTACATTCCAGAACCTTCTCTTGAGACTCAGGCTCGCTCGATTCTGAAGCGGATCGCCGAGTTCTTGGGATGTAAGGTTACAATCGAATTTCGGTATCGCGATGGAACCCACCACTGCGCGACCTTTGACTACAGGGAAGACCTTACTGGTGGTAAGGTTATTCCTTGACATTTATTGTTATTAGAGGTATAATTAAGTTTTTAAGATGGAGTTGATATGAAAGAGTTTACATTTGGGACGAAGTCCTGGCACCTGTATCTGGCAAATTTTGGTCAGGATAGTTTCTCCCGAATCACGAAGGGCGACGAGACTGACCTGTGTTCCTATACGCGCCGAGTGCTTGCTGGTTTGTTCTGGTTCAGCGTCGCTGCGATTTTGATCACAACAGCAGCTACCGTTACCCTGTTGGGTTTCTATGACATCGCGATGTGGTTGTTTACTGATATTCCACGCATGGATGTGTTTGGTGTTATCGTCTCAATAATTTTAGTCTCAGTCACAATTCTCTTGACAATCTATGGTATCAAATATTTTATCGATACCCGAGATATCAAAATCATTCCAAGCATTCCTGAGGATTCATTCGTTGGTCTGACATATAAGCGTGTTAAGAACAAGACTTGTTTCAAAATTAAATTCCAGTAAGAGGTTGGTATGGATACAGATAAAGATTTCGATGACGGTAACTGGATGCTCAACTATCCAAAGATCGCCGAGTCCAATAATTTTGCTCCCGTAGTTCGGATGCTTGCCATCGATCTTCAGAAGTGTCCATACCTTTCCGTGGGCGACTTTCTCAAGAACATGAGCGACATCGGTCTTAATGAGTTGATGGAGCTGTCTGGCGATAAGGCTGAGATGGATGAGGCTACGCTAGAGCAGATGATGATTCTGACATTGATGTTGTCTCGAGCCGAAGGTTCAGAAGACTTTAATATGGACGAGACTGGTCGACAGGTTGGCGTACTTCGTATGCTGATTACCTGCGAGTCGTTGGCTCGTAAAGGTTTGATTCGTGTGTTCCATGAGAACATGACATTGGGTACAGATATGGGCGACAAGCCTGTGGCGGAGAAATTATGACAGCACCAGCATGGAAGAAGCGTAAGATTGAGACTGAGCGAGTTCGTCGAATGACCAAGGAAGAGTTCATGATTGAGTGGGTATTCCTTCGCGCAAGTTTCCGTGAAGACTTCTCAGGTACAGCTGCTGCTCGTGCTGCTGAGGAAGTCTGGAACGAAATCCAAAAGAGAAAATAATATGTTCGAGTTTCGATGGTATAATAATGGTGCTCTTCGTCAACTACAGTACCGAGTGTATCAGAATGTAACTGTTTATGCTGGCATTCCTAGTCATCAGTTCAAAACAGACACTGCTAAGATGGAGTGGTCAGGCTGGAAGGTTGTTCCTGAACATTATGAGCCATCTGTAACTATCGACGCTGCTCTTGTCGCTAAACTTCGTGATGAGACTGACTGTCCGATGATGCATTGTAAGAAGGCTCTAGTAATTTGTAACGGCGACTTTGCTGCTGCTAAAGAGTATCTTCGTAGTGGACGCCTTACAAGTTTCCAACTGACAACAATGAGAGAAAGAATTTCGTGAAGTGGTATGACTATTTAAAATCGAACAAGCAACACACAGCTGGTGAAGATTTGGCAGATTCAGTTGCCCTCTTCATCATTTTGGGTCTTGTGATGTTCATGGTCTTTGGAACATAATATGAAACAAGTAAAATACTGTACAGATTGTAAGTGGTCGAAACCCGAAATCAATTCAGAGTGGAACCTTCGTTGCGCTCACCCTGAGGTTAATGCTCGAGACCCTTGGGCTTTGTCTGCTAAAGTGATTGGCGGGACATCTTGTCGCGAGGAACGCGAAGTTCGCTGGTTTGCCACTTGTGGTATGAAAGGTAAGTTATGGATGGCCAAGTAACACTGTTGCTGATATTCCTGTTGTTTACAAAACACTTCATTGTAGACTTTCCTCTTCAGACAGAATATCAATGGCGTAACAAGGGAACCTACCTGCATCCAGGTGGTTTGCTACATGCTAGTTGTCATGCTGGTGCGACACTGATGTGTTTCGCTTGGTATGCTCCGCTTGCTGCTTACTTCTTAGCTGCGATTGACTTCTTTGTTCACTATCACATTGACTGGGCGAAGATGAACATTAATGCTAAGTATGGTTGGAAGGCTGACTCTCACCCTGAGTTCTGGTATTTACTTGGACTCGATCAGTTCTTACATGCGGTAACATACATTGGGTTGGTCTATCTAGTAACACCATAAGGAGTGTGACATGAAGTACAGTAAAGATATGATTATGCAGGTTCGTGAATTGATGGAACGTCACTGCGATGTCGTTGCTATTGCTCACCGCCTTAACTTTGATGTTTCTGATGTTCAGACAATCATCGAAATCATAAAACAAGTTGTTACTTGATGGGACTACGATATAGAAACCGAGTTGGCACTAAGGATGCTTGGATAAACATTTCCAAGTCTGGTGTGTCGACTTCGTTTAAGTTTGGTGATGACATTACTGTCAACAGCAAGCAAGGAACTACTGTCAATCTTGGTGGTGGTTTCTACTGGAAGTCAAGCAAACCAAAAAGTAAACGATTAGACTTACCTTCTGGTGAGATGTCTGACATGACATTTACCATCATCAGCGGCATCTTCGCATGCCTTGGATGGGCGTTGTTCTTTTTGTTCGTATATTTTTGTTTTTTCGCTTGACATTAAACTCAAGTTCAGGTATAATTGAACTAAATAAAAGAAAGAGACTGGCAGTCAGTCTCTAAATTCTAGGAGCTAGAATGAAAACAGGTATCTTCATCGGGCGCTTTCAACCCGCTCACCAAGGTCATGTCCACGCTCTGGGCATCGCATCTACCCAAGTAGATAAACTCTACATCCTCGTCGGTTCAGCCAATGCTTGCCGATCAATCAAAAACCCTTGGACATTTTCAGAACGTGCTGCTCGCTTGCGTCAAAAGTTGCGCAACGAAGGTATCAGCAACTTTGAGATTGTTCCACTGAACGACCACCCCTACAACGATTCGCAATGGATCGCCGATGTTCGAGCAACAGCTGAACATTATGACATGGGCGCACCAACACTGTTCGGCCACATGAAAGACGGTAACGATTACTTGCGTTGGTTTCCTGACTGGAAATTCCGCGACATCGAAGCACAGTACAACATGAACGCAACTCAGATTCGTCAACGCATGTTTGAGTTGAAAGATCCTGACATGCCCGAAACCGTTCGCGCCGACTACGCTTACTACGAGAAAGAGAAGGCTACATTTGGAAACTACCCATTCCCCGAAACACTCAACTTCAACTGCTCTGACGCTGTCCTCGAGTGTCAAGGTCACGTTCTGCTCATCCAACGCAAGTTTGCTCCAGGCGCAGGTAGTTGGGCGCTCCCAGGAGGCTTTCGTAATCAACGTGAGACTTTTCTCGACTGTGCCATCCGAGAGTTGCAAGAAGAAACCAACGTAAGAGTGCCAGAGAAAGTTCTTCGCGGTTCAATCGTTAAGACTGAATTGTTCGATGACCCTCGTCGCTCGTTCGGCATCCCTCGCAACAGCTTGGCTGTGTACATGCGAATCAGCCCTAATCCTGATGGTAGCATGCCACGAGCCAACGGTGCCGATGACGCTGCCGAATGCCGCTGGGTGTCCTTGACAGACGCTCTCAACAAGTATGAGTTGTATGACGACCATGCTGCTATCATCTCGAAAATCACTGGTGTCATGCCTTTACCAGCTTTCGTGAAATAAGTGCTTGACATTTATTTCAAATTAAGGTATAATAAACTGTAACAACAAAGTAAGGAGCTTACTATGAAACTCGCTAAAAACATTCTTCTGAACACTGACAGCTACAAAGTCTCGATGTTCAAACAGTATCCCGCTGGCACAACTGGTGTCTACTCTTACATTGAGAGTCGTGGCGGTCGTTATGATGAAACCCTGATGTTTGGTCTCCAAGCATTCATTAAGGAATACCTCTGTGTCCCAATCACCCAAGCCGATATTGATGTTGCAGATGAAATTCTTACAGCCCACGGCGAGCCGTTTAATCGTGAGGGCTGGCAATACATCCTTGATAAGCACCAAGGCTTCTTGCCTTTGGTCATTCGTGCTGTACCTGAAGGTACTGTGGTCCCTGTCTCGAATGTACTGGCGACTGTCGAAAACACAGACCCAGAGTGTTTCTGGTTAACAACTTATCTTGAGACTGCCTTGCTCCGTGCCGTTTGGTATGGTACTACTGTGGCTACTCAATCTTACACAATCAAGAAAGTGATTCTTGACTACTTGGAGAAAACTGGTGATCCATCAGCTATTGATTTTAAATTGCACGATTTTGGTGCTCGTGGTGTTTCTAGCATGGAGTCTGCAGGCTTGGGTGGTGCAGCCCACTTGGTTAATTTTATGGGTACTGATACTATCACTGGCATTCTGTACGCTCGTGAATATTATGGGGCTGGTATTGCTGGATTCTCCATTCCAGCCGCAGAGCACAGTACAATCACTTCTTGGGGTCGTGACAACGAAGTAAAAGCCTATGAAAACATGCTTACTCAGTTTGCTCGTCCTGGCTCAATCGTTGCTGTTGTATCAGATTCTTATGATGTTTACAACGCTGCGTCAAAACTCTGGGGAGAGCAACTTCGTGAACAAGTTGTTGCTAGTGGCGCAACTGTTGTTATTCGTCCTGACTCAGGCGATCCTGTTGAAGTTAATCGTAAGCTGATTGAAATTTTGGGAGCAAAGTTTGGATACACAACAAACGCAAAAGGATTCAAAGTCCTTAACAATGTTCGACTTATCCAAGGGGATGGGGTCAATGAAATGTCCATCCGAACTATTCTTGGTACATTCATGGCGTTGGGATGGTCAGCTGACAACATTGCCTTCGGTATGGGCGGTGCATTGTTACAACAAGTCGATCGAGACACCCAACGATTTGCGATGAAGTGTTCTTCTATCAAGGTTGATGGAATCTGGATCAATGTTCAGAAAGATCCTGTTACTGACAGCGGTAAGAAGTCAAAGGCTGGTCGCGTTACCTTGTGGACCAACTCTGGTGGTGAGTTTGCTTCGGCAGTAACTCCACCTACTGGTTGGAGCGACAAAGGTATCGGTGGCTGGACAGATGCTCTGGTGCCTGTGTACTGGAACGGTAACTTGAGCAAAGATTATACTTTCGCTGAAGTTCGAGCAAATGCTCGCAAATAAATGAAAATACCCCTTGACTTTAATAGAGTCTTGGGGTATAATTGTGGTTGATTTTGATTTGAAAGATTTTTGTAATGTCACATTTTTTCCGTAACGGTAACACTTTCCGCATCGCCGACGACAACGCTCTCGATATTCATAAGCACTTACCTGTTGGTAATTACACTGTGAAGCAGGATCCATTTGGCAACTTCTTCTTGGAGATGATTGACTCATTCCCCAAGCCAAAGAAGCTGTATGGTAACACGGTTCGTCATGCCGATCGTATCATCCAGACATTCTTGTCTCGCGATGTGTCGACAGGTGTTCTGTTGAACGGTGAGAAGGGTTCTGGTAAGACTTTGCTTGCTAAGCAGTTGGGCATTGTCTGTGCTGCTATGGACATCCCTACCATCGTTATCAACAACGACTGGCACGGTGATGGTTTTAACAAACTGATCCAAGACATCGATCAGCCTTGCGTTATCTTGTTCGACGAGTTCGAGAAGGTTTACGGTGAGGAAGAACAACAAGCCATCTTGACATTAATGGACGGTGTGTTCCCAACCAAGAAGTTGTTTGTTCTGACTTGTAATGACAAGTGGCGCATCAACTCTCATATGCGTAACCGTCCAGGTCGTTTGTTCTACATGTTAGAATTCCGTGGTTTGGATGTTGACTTCATCACTGAGTACTGCGAAGATAACTTGGACGACAAGTCTCACATCAACCGCATCTGTCAGTTGTCAGCCTTGTTTGCTGAATTCAACTTCGACATGTTGAAGGCTCTTGTTGAGGAAATGAACCGCTACCAAGAAGACCCTCGTGCTGCTATGGAGATGTTGAATGCCAAGCCAGAGTACGATGGTGGTTCTAAGTACAATGTGGCGGTGTTGCATAACGGCAAGCCTGTCGAAAAGGTAAACCCATCTACTTGGGAAGGCAACCCACTGTCAACCAGCAAGGTTCGTGTCTACTTCTCAGCTCCACCTGCTGTGGCTAAGAAGCGTAAGGACAACGATGGCATCGAGTTGGAAGCCGACGAAGACGACTGGAACGATATCTCAGTTGGTCAAACCGAACTGGTCCAAGTCCTCCCACAGGAAGGCAAGTTCATCTACAAGACTGGTGAGACAGTCGTTACCCTGACTAAGCATCAGGACGTAAAGTTCGTCCATTGGGACGCTCTTTAAGATAACCCTACAGATTGTAAGGGTTTGCAAGCCCCTACAGGCGGTAATCCTGTAGGGGCTTTACATTTAATCAAGATTCAGGTATAATTACTCTATTGATTTGATAAGAAGACTGATAATGACGAAAATTACCAATGACCTCGCTACTCGCCTGTTGGCTCAAGAAAACTTGATGATCAACCGCGCACCCGTCAAGACTGCATCTTTCAACGTACTGCACCGAATCTTGACTCTGCCAATGTGGCAAAACATGACTCCCGAGATCGAGGAGATGTTGAAGGCTCACGAAGTTGGCCACGCCCTTTACACTGACGAATCGATCTTCGCAGGACATCAAACTAAAAACCCAAAACTGCCTTTCGGCTACCTGAACATCCTTGAAGATGCGCGCATCGAGAAATTGATGAAGCGTAAGTATCCTGGCTTGCGTAAAGTATTCACGCAAGGTTATGTTGAATTGAACAACCGCGACTTCTTCGGTCTCATGGGTAAGCCTCGTAAGCTGCAGTTGATCGATCGTATCAACCTGTGGTTCAAAGTTGGATACGCGTCTGGTGTCAAATTTTCTGTCGCTGAGAAGTACTTGGTCGAGAAGGCTGAGAAGATGGAAACCATCAGCGATGTCGTTGACTTGGCTAAGACTATCTACGCATTCTCATTGCGCGAAAAGCAAAAAGCCCTTGATGCTTTGAAGAGTTCTGCTGACTACAAGAAATTGAAAGAAGAAGAGAAGAAAGACATCGAGGAAGACCTCGAACTAGAAGCTCTGATGGACGAAGATGAGAAATTCTTTGACGATGACGATTGGTCCAGCTCACCTCCCGAATATACAGAACCAGACGAAGATACGCCTGAGGAAGACCTCGAGCAAGTAAAGGTTCGTAGCAATGAGACAGCTGCTGGTGACAGTTATGAGGCTGATGTAGATGGCGAAACCCTTGACACCGACATGTCTCAAGAAGACTTGAAAGAGTTAGAATCTGTTACCAACAAAGCCTTTGACGAAAAGCTCGCCACTGCTGCTGACACAAGCACTGAGTATGTCTACTTGGGTTTGCCCGACACATCTAAGATGAATGCGAAGGTAGACTACAAGACTGTCGTTCGTGAAACCAATGCTCTCTTGGATGGTAAGAAACATCAATTCCACATCACTTCTTACTACAAAGAGTACGAAGATTTTAAGGTTGAGAACAGCCGTGTCGTCAACTATCTCTACAAAGAATTTGAGATGAAGAAGGCTGCTTCTGCTTACAAGCGCACCTCTACTGCAAAGACTGGTGTTCTTGATGTGGCGAAGATTGCTTCTTACCGAATCCGCGAAGACTTGTTCAAGCAAATTACTATCACCAAAGATGGTCAGAAGCATGGCATGTTGTTTACGATCGACTGGTCAGGTTCTATGAACGAATACTTGCACGAAACTGTCAAGCAAGTTATCTCATTGGCAACCTTCTGCTATCGTGCCAAGATTCCGTTCGAAGTATATGCATTCAGCGACAACGTCGATGGTGGCAGTCGTTATGACGACTACCGTGGTAGCATCGATCTTGATTCTACTTACGATAAAGGTAAGTTTGTTATCGATCAACGATTCCAAATGTTGGAGTTCTTCAGTCACCGCATGACCGTGAGCGAGTTCAATACTATGTGCCGTAACTTGTTTGTTATGTCGCGTTCGGATGATGCTCGTCAATGGGTGCCTTCTCGCGATAAAGATATGCAGAATGTTGCACTATATTCTCACCCTGCGAAGTACCAATTGAACGGCACACCTTTGAATGAAGCGATGGTTTGGTTCTACAACTACTGTGGCGAATTCAAGCGTAACAACCAAGTTGAGAAGTTGACATTGATCAAATTGACCGATGGCGATGCTCACGGTTTCCAACGCTACATTACTGATCGTAATGACCGTGGCGCTTGGGATTCTCGTTACATTGAGAGAACTCGTTATGCTTACAACGAAGTCGAACGTCAACATGTTCGCTACAAGATTGAGACTTTGTTGCAAGACGATGTTACCAAGAAGACTTACAACTACACACCAGAAGATGCTACTAACATTATCTGCAAAATGATCCAAGATCGTTATGAAGCTGCTGTTGTTGGTTATCACGTAGTTGGTTCTGGTCGCCGTGAGTTGACTTACACTTTACAACGCTACCGCATTGCTGACGAAAAGACTGCTCGCGAGGCTTTGGCCATCGACATCCGTAAGGGTTTCAACGAAGATATGTTCTTTCCAGTTCAAATGGCTGGTCATACCGAAATGTTCTTCTTGCCAAACACTATCCGTGTGAAGGATGAGACTCTTGAGGAAGCGATGGGTAACTTGACAGCAAACCAAATTGCTAAGAAGTTCTCTAAGCATGTGGGTGGTAAGAAGACCTCTCGCATTTTGTTAAACCGTTTTGTTCAGGCTGTTGCATAATGAAACCACATTTACACGGGAGGATCCATGCCAAAAAGTATGGCGGAAAATCGGAAGACTACGCCGACATCGACGACTTTATCGATTCATCCAAGTGCGCTGTCCCAGACGTTCGTCATCGGGCCATCCTGCACTCAGCTTTCGGATGCTTTATTGTTGAACGGATGTTCGGTCGTACGCGATTTAACTCCGACGGACGTGAGTATAGTCCACGCGATATCGCCGAAGACCACATCCTTCAAGACCTCGGTTTCATACCAACAATGGAACAGTACTTGAACAACATGACCATTCAGCCTTGGATGAGTGGTACTGAAAAGAAGAACCAAGTGACACGTAAACATATAAGTTTAGAGGATTAAATTATGGGAAAACTGGCTACAGTTATTGAAGCTCCAATCAAGGGAGCATTGGGTACGGAAGTTAATGTGGGTGACACCGTTATGGTTGTTACTACTGGCTATTCGCATAACGTGAGTGTCAAGAAGGGTATTTACAAAGGCTACATCAAGGGCAGCTACTACCCTCAGCGAGCTCGCGTTGAAGTTGAGTGCATGCGCAAGGTTCAGGTGAAGCCTGATGGTACTGTGTTTAGTTGGTCAAAGGATTATAACTCTGCTACATGGGAAGACGTTCGCAAGACTCTTACTTGGCGAGAAGAACTCTTTATCCACAAGACTACTTTGAATTTGAACCGCATCGCATCTATCACTGCTGCTGAAGCTGAAACAGTTACTAAAATTGGGAAGCTCGTATAATGGGATACTATACTGATTTTGAATTGACAGTTGTTGAAGGCGACCCTGATCTTGAGAAGGTTGCTGAACGATTGGCTACGATTAGCACTTATGATTGGGACACTGACTTTTTCTTGAACGCGAAGTGGTATGACTTCAATCTAGACATGAAGAAGTTGAGTGAGGAGTTTCCTGATGTTCTATTCTGCCTAGAAGGTAAGGGTGAAGAGAATGGAGATCTCTGGATGGCATATTACAAGAACGGTAAGAGTCAAATGTGCCCAGCTGTAGTTACATATGAACCGTATGATGAAAGTAAATTGAAATGAGTATTATCAAAAAAGGTTACCGAATCACAGTAACATCTTGGGAAAACGATGCTGACAACTACAACACTCTCTCGCGCGATGGGCTCGACGAGAAGGTAGTTGAGGGCTACGTAGAAATGTTGAAGTTGCTGAAAGGCAGCTACTGTAACAACAAAAATGTTTTTGGTAACCTATACGAACCTCGCGATCACGAAGTTGCTGAGTTTGAAGCTGCCATCCGCCCAATTATGGATAAGCATGGCATTGAGTATGATGACGAGTATCCAACAGACGCCTTCTGCGATATCGTTAGTGAGTTCACAGGTTACGGAGAAGGTTATATGACACGAGTTGTTGAAAAACTCGTTGTTGAGTATGTGCCAGAAGACATTATCATTGAAGACGTTTCTAAAAAATTTGGAGTATAAACATGAACGATAAAATTCAAACCCGTTTTGATCAACTAATCAGCGATCAAGCTGCGTTGCAACGCAAATTCCAAGAACAAGCTCAGACTATGTTCAAAGAAATCACTAAAGAGTTCTTCGACAAGAATCCAGGCATCACTGGTGTTGTTTGGACACAGTATACACCATACTTTAACGATGGCGATACTTGCGAGTTTGGTGTGAACGAACCTACTTTCACCAACGCACCAGTTGATGAGATGAGCGAAGTTCGCTGGGGTGAGTATGAAGGTGAAACTGATGGTGTGTGGGCATGCGAGAACATCCATTCTGTTCTTGAGAGTGACCGTGACTACTACAAGGAAACTGCAGATGCCATTCGTGCGGCTGGTGGTGTTGATCCAGAGTCATGTCGTCTTATGGCAACTGCCATCGGTTCGAGCGACATGGAAAATGTCATGAAAGCCATGTTCGGCGACCACGTAAAGGTTATCGCTACACGCGAAGGCTTCGATGTGGACGACTACGACCATGACTAAAAAGTAAACCAAAAGGTTTAACCCTACTGCCAGTAGGGTTATTCCGAAAAGTATTGACATTTATTGGGTTTTAACGTATAATTACTCTATTGTGATTGAAAACCAAGGATATATTATGAATCAAGAGTCTTTTGAGGCGAAACTGCTCGCCATGTTCCCTGAAGTCGTCGATGCTGGCGTTGTTTCTCGTGCTCAGATCGCTTCAACCATGGAAGAGCTCGGTACTACGAAATGGCCAACATGGTTGATGGCTGAGAAGGTTGGTCGTGGCTTATATGCCATCAGCGGAAATACAGCCCGAAAGCCTGTTGAGGAAGAAGTTGAAGTGAGTGCTCCAAAATCTGTTTATGTGACCGAAGCTACGGTTGCGCCACCTGTCGTTGACCCCAACTATGTTGCTTGGGGCAACCACGCCGACGTTGATGCTATCGTCAAGTCAAAATTATTCCACCCCATCTACATTACAGGTCCAACTGGTAACGGTAAATCTACCATGGTTGAGCAAATTTGCGCAAAGGCCAAGGTTGCTCTCATCCGTGTGAACTTGAACAGCACTGATGACGAAGATAAACTGATCGCATCTAAGACTTTGGTTGACGGTAACGTGGTGATTGAAGACGGTCCAGTTGTTGTTGCGATGCGTAAGGGCATCCCAATCCTGATTGATGAGATTGACGCTGGTGGCGCAAACCTTTTGATGTGTTTGCAAGGCGTCTTGGAGGGCAAACCTCTCTACATCAAGTCTAAAAACGAAATTGTTTACCCAACCAAGGGTTTTAATGTGATTGCGACCGCAAACACGAAGGGTAAGGGCTCTGACGATGGTCGTTACATCGGCACAAACGTCCTGAACGAAGCCTTTCTTGAGCGTTTCGCCATTGTGTTTGAGCAAGAGTATCCAGGCTCTAAAATTGAGTCTAAAATCGTCACAAACCTGATGAAAAGCCTGAATTGTATGGATGGCGAGTTTACCGCTGTCCTGATCAAGTGGGCTGATGCGATCCGTCGCACTTTCGAGGACGGTGGTGTCGATGAAACGATTACGACTCGTCGTTTGGTTCACATTGTGAAGAACTTTGCGATCTACAAAGACAAGCGTAAGTCCGTCCAATTGGCTGTAAACCGATTTGACGCCCATACGAAGGAAGCATTCCTAGATTTGTTCGACAAGGTCTCTGCAGAGCCTACAGCGGCTCCTGCAGTCCCTGTAAGCTACGAAATTGCCGAAGATCGAGGCGAAGTTCCCTTCTAAAATGCTTGACATTATACCTGAATTCAGGTATAATTACTTGTAAACTTGAAAACCTCTCAAAGGAAATATACTATGTTGAAATATGCTGACCTGACCAAAGCCCAAAAGCGTTTCGTTGATGCCGTCCTCGCCGAATTCCCAGCCGTTGCTGAGACTGGCCAAGTGTCGCGTAAGGAACTTGAGTCCATTTACTGGACTTTGAATGACCTGCGCGCACAAGGTGGTGAGAAAGTTGGTTTTCCGAACTGGTTGACTGGCCCAAATAAGGTTGCTCGCGGTGTGTTCGCAATGCCAATGCCTGAAACACAAGCAAAGAAGGCTAAGAAAGCTGTTGCGAAAGAAAAGGCTGCGTTCGAAGCAATCATCGACGAGACTCCGATTCTCGACAGCACAGATTATTCAGACTACGATGCTGAACAAGAAGAAGTTTTGAATGCTGCTCGCGAATGCGCTGGCTTTGAAGACTAAGAAATAAATTTTGAGGGAAGGATGCGTGTGGTCACCAGCGCATCCATATTCCCATTTGTAGGTGACGTTATTTTATGGAGTTACGATGAGTAAAACTGCTAAATTGGTTCAATCTTTTCAAAATGGCAACGAGTTCACTGCTAAGCAAATCTCGGGATCTTTTGGTTTTAAGAATCCAGGACGTGCTGTTCATTACCTGCGTTCGCAAGGGTATTGCATCTACAGCAACCCAGTGACCTTGAGCACTGGTGAGACAGTTGTGAAGTATCGTTTGGGTAAGCCAAGCAAGCGTATGGTTGCCATTGCCAACGCCGTGTTGGGCGCATCTGCGTTCTCGCGCACAGCCTAATGGGACAGGGCTGGTGCAATGCCAGCCCATTTTCTTGGAGAATATATGGCAACTCGCAGAATCAATCTAGACAAAGTCAAAGCATCGCAAGAAGCTACGACTGGTGGTCGCAAATTTGATGGTGGTAAACTTATGTACGGTTTGCTGCCTCCACTCGCGCTCGAGGAAACTGTAAAGGTTTTGACCTTCGGCGCTGAGAAGTACGAGCCTGACAACTGGAAATATGTTCCAGATTCGAAGCGTCGTTACTATGATGCCCTACAGAGACACCTCTGGGCTTACAAACGTGGTGAGCAACTTGATCCAGAGTCAGGTATCCATCACTTGGCACACGCAATGTGTTGCTTGATGTTCTTGTATGAACACGATGTTAAATACTCTTTGGAGGAATCCAAATAATCACTTAACCGAGGAGAGCATATGTCGCACGAATTTGACAAAGAACAACACTCTAAACGTATCCATCAAAAGGAAACGGTACTCGAGAAGAAGATGAGACTCGCGAAAGAGTTTCGTCATGAACATGCCCTAAAGAATCCACATCGATATCATAAGGCTTCGCTGTTTAACTGCGGTGATGCAAACTGTGTGATGTGTATGAATCCTCGTAAAGCATTTGGAGAAAAGACAATGCAAGAACGTAAGTTCGAGCAGACAACAAAGTGGACAGATGAGTAACTTTATTTTTATTGAGCGCAATATTGATGTAGCACCAATCCTGAAACAGGTTTTAGATAACCCGCAGGATTGGTCTGCTGTTTCGGAGTATGAGAGTATTGGTGGTGATCATAAACCACCTGGATTCTTGCCTCTAATTATGGCGGTCGTTGAACCCAACGCCGATCCTAAAAATGCCGAAGCACTTCAACAAACACCTCTGTTCAACAAGTATGATCAGGTGTTGCGTTTTATTGCGTCAAGAGGAATTAAGAAACTCGCACGAGCAGCCTTCTTCAAGTTGGCTGTTGGTGCTTCTGTCACTCGTCACATCGACGAAGGAACTTACTACTTGACTAAAGATAGATACCACTTGTCCTTACAAGGTAGGTATCTATACGAAGTTGATGGTGAGGAACATATTATTGAGCCAGGAACATTTTTCTGGTTTGATAATAAGAAGTATCATCGGGCAGTTAATATTTCTCCCGATACTGATAGGATTACGTTTGTGTTTGACTCGCATCACTCGCCGACTAATCCGCATCATTTAGTGAAAGATTTATTATGAGTGGGCTTGGTTTTATTGCACCAGAAGAAGATGGCGAATGTGAATTGTGCGGTAAGGTTGATGAACTTCGCCCTTATGGTCCAAATTATGAGCGTATCTGTTTTGATTGTGGAATGAAGAATGAAGAACTCAGCCGTCAACGTGCTGCTGAGTATATTTTTGGTATACCGAAAGTGAGATTACAATGATTATTGAAGCGTTGCTGTTGATTGCAGCATTATTTCTTATCGCAGGCATTATTGGTGTCATGCATAAGCGCAAGAAGGCTAAGAAAGCCGCTGAACACGCAGAACTTATGGAACGATTGGAAGCAGCTAATCGTAAAGAACGCGAGCGTCGCAAAACTTTACGTATGACAATGCCAGCGCCTTATGGCTCAGCGCCACGTGTAACTGAGACACGTGCTCACCAGAACCGTTACTCGGATCGCCGTGTTGCCGATGACGATACAGATATGATGGCTGCAATGATGATTCAGAATGCTATCAGCCAAGCTAATACGCCAGTCTACGTATCTTCGACACCAGAATATGACAACTCGAGTATTTCGAGTAGCACTTCTTACGGTTACAGCTCGCCTTCAAGCGAAACCTGTTCGCGTTCGAGTAGCTCGTCGAGCTACGATAGTTCTTCGAGCTACAGCTCCAGCGATTCTGGTAGCAGCAGTTCGTTTAGTGACTAAAATAAATTTGACAAATACACACAGACACGGTATAATACCTATACATATTGATATATCATTAACAGGAGAATTGAATAATGAAATTGAGTAAAGAAACCCAAGAGATTTTTAAGAACTTCGCTCACATCAATGCGAATTTGATGTTGCGTACAGGTAATAAAATTTCTACTTGGACTGAGAACAAGACGATTATCGCAGATGTGACTCTGCCTGAAACATTCCCACAAGACTTTGGCATCTATGATGTTAACGAATTCTTGGGTGTATTGAGCTTGTTCAACGACCCAGAGTTGACCTTCAACAACGACGTAGTTGTTATCAAGGAAGGTAAGAACCAAATCAAGTACAAGGCAGCTGAGGAATCTACTTTGAAGACTCCAACAAAATCAATCGTGTTCCCAGAAGCAGAAATCAATTTCTCTTTGACAGCTGGCGATCTTCAACACATCATCAAGTCTGCTGGTATCCTGAAAGTCAATGACGTTTCGTTCATCGGCGATGGCAATACTTTGACAGCTTTGGTTGTTGACAAGAAGAACCCATTGACAAACAAATTTGAAATTGATGTTGGTACTACCGATCGCACTTTCACTGCCAACATGAAGATTGAGAACTTCAAGATGTTGCCAGGAGCATACGATGTTTCTATCGCTCGTATGAAAATCTGTCGCTTTAAAGCAACAACAAGCTCGTTGGTTTACTACGTTGCGGTTGAGTCTGATTCTACATCAGAATAAATAGACTGCTCATATTATGAAGACCGTGAAAGAACTCGACGGTCGGCTCTGGCGTGAGCCGATCCTCGATGTATGGAATACAACTCTTTTTGGTAAACAGTTGAAGACTTTCGTTTGCAGAACTTGTAAAGAGAAAGCCTACGTGTCCGAAGCGTATAAGTGCTCAACACGCAAGAGTGGTTACCGTCCTTACCATGCTTCATGCTGGAATAAGTACAACGGCAAATCGTTCTCGCGTTTGTTTGAAACACCAAAAGAGCCAGAACCAGTGGCTACCCTTGATTATTTTATTTGAAAGATTATACTATGAGTCGCGAAGAATTTCTGTGGTGCGAAAAGTATCGCCCACAAACCATTGATGATTGTATCTTGCCTCAACAGGTCAAGGACACATTTAAGCAGTATATCCAAGGTGGACAACTGCCAAACTTTATCTTTTCAGGAAGTGCTGGCGTAGGTAAAACTACGGTGGCTCGTGCGTTGTGTAACGAACTCAGCGCGGATTACTTGTTTATCAACGGTTCAGAAGAAAGAGGTATCGATGTCCTGCGTACAAAAATCAAGAGCTTTGCCTCGTCTGTTAGTCTCACCGAATCAGGTGTCAAAGTCGTCATCCTCGACGAAGCCGACTACCTTACCCCAGACACCCAAGCAGCTTTGCGCGCTTTTATCGAAGAATTTTCTAACAACTGTCGATTCATCCTTACTTGTAACTTCAAGAACCGAATCATCGCACCTTTACACAGCCGATGCGCTGTAATCGACTTCAAAATCGAGAGTAAAGACAAACCTAAGATCGCAGCATCATTCTATCGCCGTGTCGTTGACATTTTGGCCAAGGAATCCGTTGAAGCTGATCAAAAGGTCGTTGCGAAGGTTGTAGAGACGTTTTTCCCCGATTTTCGTCGCGTTTTGAACGAACTTCAGCGTTACAGCGTATCAGGTCAAATTGATGCTGGTATTCTGGCTAATATGTCTGATGAGTCTATGAAGGAACTTGTGGGCTACTTGAAAGAGGCTGACTTCAGCGCGGCACGCAAGTGGGTTGCTCGTAACTCCGACATTGACACTTCTGTATTGTTCCGTCGTCTATATGACACAGCTTCTGACTTCTTAGAAACACAATCTGTCCCAGTGATGATTGTTATTTTAGCTGACTACCAGTATAAGGCTGCTTTTGTTGCCGATGCTGAAGTCAATAACGTAGCTGCGTTGACTGAGATTATGATGCAATGTAAATTCAAGTGAGGTTGTCATGACCCCATTTGACTTTATCAACGCAATTTGCGAGAACAAGAATAAGGACTTGATCAAAGAGCCACAGGCAGAGAAAGACTACAAGGCATTCATTATCAACCGTGGGCTTGCGTATTATTACGATACGGTTCTACAAGCCAACACGATGAATTATCATCACCACATTCCGAAAGATTGGCAATTTTCGTATTTGCTAAATAGCATTACCAAGAAGAAGCGTCGCACTGCGTGGGAAAAGAAAGACACAAAGAGCGATCACTTGGAACTCGTTATGCTACACTATGATTATAGTAAGCGTAAAGCAATGGCTGTTCTAGACATTCTAACAGAAGAGCAATTGGCTATGATAAAACAAAAATACGAAAAAGGTGGAAGAAAATGACTGTTGAGACCGTCTACTATGACTGGACGCCAGAAAGCATGCTCGAAGTGACTCTCCCTGAACCTGACAATTTCTTAAAGGTTAAGGAAACACTTACGCGCATCGGAATTGCGTCTCGCAAAGAACATAAATTGTACCAGAGCTGTCACATCCTGCATAAGCAAGGTAGATATTTCCTAGTCCATTTCAAAGAGCTGTTTGCTTTGGATGGTAAGGAATCTAACTTGACTGGCAATGATGTGGAGCGTAGAAATACCGTTGCGGTGTTGCTTCAGGATTGGGGTCTTTTGAAGATCGTCAATATGGCTGAAGCAGAACCTCAAGCATCTCTGTCGCAAATCAAAGTGCTATCCTTCAAAGAGAAGCACGAATGGGAACTTGTTCCTAAATATAACATTGGCAAGAAGAAGGCATAATATGAAGACTACTATTGACTTAGAATTGAGCCCAGATGAGATTGATACCATTTTGGGTTCTCTTGGTGAACAACCTTACATCAAAGTAAGCGGCGTCATCGAAAAGATCCGAGCTCAAGCTATTCCACAATGGCAAGAGATCTCAGGCGAAAAACCACAGGAGTAAGTATGAAAATCGTTTCGATCCTATTGGCAACTGCTTTGCTGGCTTCTCCAGCTTTTGCTTATGTTGCTCCATCAGCAGCTAAGAAGGCTGCTCCTGCTGACACTACCAAGCACGCTAGTCAGTCCATCAAGGACAAGATTAAGAACAAGAAGTTAGAGAAGAAACCAGCTAAGAAGGCTGCTCCAGCGAAGAAAGCTGCTAAATAATGATTGACTTGAATCCATACGCTATCTGATCCCCATTCGGGATGGGAACAAGGTCTGAGGTAACCTTGTTAAACACCTCACTAAATTGTCCCACCTTGGGACCGTTGTCGTCTACGGTATAGGCGTCCGTGCAATTGAACTGACATACGTAATTGTCGCTGGATAAAGTAACCAGCAAAACCGCTGTGCCTTACGGGCAGCATTTTACATTACTCGCTTAATAGGAGAAATCAAAATGGTAAAACCATTCACACCCTCATTCTTTAGTCAAGACGTGTTCAAAGACTTCGATAAAGTATTCGTTGGCTTCGATGAACAATTCGAACGTTTCCAAACGCTTCATGACGATCTGACAAAGAACATCCCCAACTATCCTCCATTCAACGTTCGCAAGAACGGCAACACATACACGATTGAAATTGCTGTTGCTGGTTTCGCTCAAAACGAAATCGACATCACAATCGATGGTGGTAAGTTGATCGTAAAAGGCAACGTAGAGTCTAAGGAAGCTGAAGAGAGTTTCTTGTTCAAAGGAATCTCTAATCGCGCCTTCACTCGCGCATGGGCTATTGGTGACCAATACGAAGTTAAAGACGCTGAACTTTTCAACGGTATGTTGAAGATCGCTCTTGACAAGTTGGTACCAGAAGTGCCAAAGGCAAAGAAAGTCCCAGTTAAAACTGGCTCAGGCAAACAGTTTCTAACAGAGGACGAAAAACATGAAATCGCATCTAGAATGTAATTGGATTCCAATGACTGACGATGATGTGGATTGGGTGAACGGCAAAACGCCACCACCTCAAAAGTGATACAAGGCTCCTTCGGGAGCCTTTTGACATTGGACTAAATAATTTGCATGAGCATCAAACGAGTCCAAATTAACAAAGATATCTTGTCCTACGTCACAGCCAAGCGTGATGATTGGGTATTCAAGGCGTCGGTATACAAGGACAAATACATCCTCTTGATAGGCTACAATGACACTACAGGAGACTTTTTCACAAGGTCTTTCGCTGACTACGACAATGCTGTAATCTTCGTCGAAGCCCTCGCTACAAGGGGCTATGGTGGGTTCAGATATAACGATTCGAACCTATAAAAGTCCTTGACATTTATTCCGAAAAGAGGTATAATTATGTCATGGCTGCTAATAATCACTACCTCCGCAAACTCGCTTCTGACGAACTGTCAGACACCCTGTTCTTCGCAACAGGCTCTCGAGTAACAAAATCCCGAACACCAGACACAGTAACCCTAACTGCAGGGCAATTTACTGTAGTCATCAAACACACGCGATTGATCACCGTCAATGGCGACAAGTGTAAGTCCATCCCCGAAGCAAAATATGTTGTACAGGATTTGATTCGATGAATAAAATTATCCAAGACATCGCAGAACATTGCGACTTCTATGTCGGTAATGAACATAGTGACAAATTATATGAGCAAAAGCAACGTCTCTTTATGGAAAAGTTCGCCCAGTTGATTGTGCTGGAATGTGGTCAATATCTTAACTCTCCTGAGTTTATTGGACGCAGTGACTTGGACTGGGCAATGGTGCTGAATGAACATTTCGGAGTTGAAGAATGATTGAATGGACTACACATTTTAAGTTTCTTGGATTTACAGTACAAACCTGTGATTATGGTGGACGCTATATTTGGTGGAAACTTGGCAACTTTAATATCGGGTACAGCAAGGATCCTGACTTTAGTAAGATGGAACAAGAATGATTGACTATCACGAAGCCGTTAGAGAAATGCACAAAGGCAATGTGGTCAAGTATGTGGGCACGGTCAATGGCAATGTGATGACAGATCGTGGCTGGAGTTGGTGTATGTGCCGTGGTTGTATTTTTCCATATCAAGATGGACCCGTATGGAAGTTAGCAGGTCGCATGGTTTACGATCCAGACTTTCGTTATGTGCTTACTGGTGAAACAGTTGATACAAGAGCGTGGAAGCCAGCACGGAATCAAGACCGTAAAGAGATTAAATCAAAATTGGGCTACAGCCGTATCGGAAGGAACAATGTATGATCGAACGAATTGAGCAACTTGCCGAACAATGCGTGACCCGTAAGTTTTATGTTGACCACGCCAGCGAAGAATTTGATTACAAAAAGTTCGCCGAGCTGATTGTGAAAGAATGTGTGACAATGTGTGACGATACACGAGCCGACTACTTCAAACATCGTAAGTCTGCTGATGATTTTCAAGATAAGAATATCTATGCTGAAGGCGAAGCCGCTAGTGATATAATCAAATACAAAATAAAGAAACATTTCGGAGTTGAAGAGTGAAAACAAAATACATCATTGTGAAACAAGGCAGCTTCGAGTTGCCTTTTGTGTTCAGCGAGCTCTGTACGCATTCTGATATCGCTTACCAAGTTGGTGGTACAGTTGTTGGTGCAGGATTTTGTCTTGTTGCTGATGACCGCTACTGCTGTTACGGTGAGAGTATCAGCTGTAAGGTTAAGAGCCGTTACCACGAAGACGATGCTGTTTTAAATAAAATGCTTTTGGGATTTGACGAATGAACGAAGAACGACAAGCAGTTGTGAAGGCTGTTCTTGATGGTGTCATGTCCGCAGATGCGCTAACCATGGACGAACTTGTCTACATTGAGAACTTGGTCAACGAGTTAATTGGAGAAAAGATTTTACAAAAATCCCTCGATGAAGGTAAAATAGTATTCATCGGAGTAGAGAACGGAGTACTGAATTGAAACCAACCCACCAAATTCGTGCGTATCGGCAAGGCATGATTATGATGACCGAATATGCGTACGACTGGTTGGAAGCTGACACTAAGGTCGAAGAGCTTCTGAAGACCAGCATGTATGATGAATTACGAATTATTAAATTAGATAAGGACACAAAAGATGATGTATATGTTTGACGTAGAGACACTGGACGTAGAGAGCACCAGTGTCATTCTATCAGCATCAATTATTGAGTTTGATCCGTCGGATACGACGAAGACATATCAAGATTACCTAGATACTGCGTTGTTCGTTAAGTTCAACGTAGCAGAACAGATTAAGAATTACAAACGTACCATTAGCAAGGACACCGTTGAGTGGTGGTCTAAACAGCATGACTATGTGCGTAAAACCAGCCTGACTCCATCGGCTGATGACGTCACGACTATTGAGGGCATCGACCTTCTCAAAGACTACATCGGCGATAATGCAGGCAATTCAACATTTTGGGCACGAGGCTCGCTAGATCAAATGGTTATCGACAGCTTGTGTAAAGCAGCTGGACAAGAATTGATCGCACCTTATCATGTGTGGCGAGATATCCGCACTGCTTTGGACTGCCTGACTGAAACTTCAAAGAACGGTTACTGTAAACTGAAGATTGATTTTGACGTTGGTGCCCATGTCGTAAAACACCACCCAACTCATGACTGCGCATATGACATCATGATGTTGGTTCACGGTAAGTAAGGAGTTCAATGGAATTTTACACAAACGTATTTCCACTTGGTAATAAGCTATGTGTGCGCGGTGTCAAGAATGGCATCCCATACATGGACAAGATCGACTTCAACCCAACATTATATGTTTCTTCGAAGACTAAGAATGCTGGCGAAGTTCATCACACATTGGATGGACAGGCTGTTTACGCAATTCAGCCAGGATCTATTCGAGAAACGAAAGATTTCCTTGAGCGTTATAAAGATGTTCAAGGTTTCAACGTATTTGGCAATACCAACTTTGCCTACCAATACATCTCTGACAACTATCAGTCTGAGATTAAGTATGACAAATCGCTAATCAAAATCACATCGATCGACATCGAAACTTCTACTGAAGAAGGCTTTCCCAATATTGAGACTGCCAATGAAGAAGTGCTTCTGATCAGTATGATGGATAATACTACTAAAGAGATTCATGTCTTTGGTAAGAGTCCATACACAGGTAACAAGGAAGTTATCTTTCACCACTGCGAAAATGAAGCAGCCCTACTGTTGAATTTTATCGACTTCTGGAAAGAGAACTATCCTGATGTTGTTACTGGTTGGAACATTAACTTCTTCGATATTCCGTACTTGATTCGTCGAATCATGGTTGTTCTTGGTGATCAAGCTGCGAAACAGTTGTCGCCTTGGAATGTTCTCTATGAGCGTAAGATCAACTCGCGTGGTCGTGAAGAACTTTGTTATGATATCGCAGGTATCTCTGCGCTTGACTATCTTGACTTGTACAAGAAGTTCACATACACGATGCAAGAATCATATAAACTTGATCACATCGCCTTTGTTGAGCTTGGTGAGAACAAGCTAGACCACTCTGAGTACGAAACCTTCAAGGACTTCTATACTTACGGTTGGAAGAAGTTCGTTGACTACAACATTCACGACACTAAGTTGGTTGACATGTTGGAAGATAAGATGAAGTTGGTTGAGTTGGCTATCGTTATGGCGTATACTGCTCGCGTAAACTATGAGGACGTGTTCTCTCAAGTTCGTATGTGGGATACCATCATCTATAATCATTTGAGAGCCAAGGGAATTGTTATTCCTAACAAGACTCACAACGAGAAAGATGCTGTTATCGAAGGCGCATATGTTAAGGATCCGCTGGTTGGCATGCATGACTGGGTTGTGTCTTTCGACTTGAACAGTCTGTATCCTCACTTGATTATGCAGTATAACATCTCACCAGAAACGATGGACGCTAACTACAAGCACATCGGTGGTGTAAACTATTTCCTTGAGCATGCTGAGACTGGTGGATATCACAACCTGAACCTTTCTTGTACTGCCAACGGCTGGTGTTATACGAAAGAGCATAAGGGTTTCTTGCCTGAGTTGATGGAAAAGATGTACATCGATCGAAGCAAAGCCAAGAAGCAAATGTTGAAGATCCAGCAGGATTATGAGAACACCAAGGATAAGTCTCTGGTAAATGAGATCTCTCGCTTGAACAACCTTCAGATGGCTTTGAAGATTGCTTTGAACTCAGCTTATGGTGCGTTGGCCAACCAGTATTTCCGTTACTACGACAAGCGTATGTCTGAGGGCATCACGTTGTCTGGTCAGTTGTCTATTCGTTGGATTGCTAACAAGTTGAACGGATACTTCAACAAGATGCTCGGAACTGACAAGGATGACTTTGTTATTGCGGTTGATACTGACTCTGTGTACTTGCGCTTTGGTCCATTGATTGATAAGTTGTTCACGAAGGAAGACCAACTCGACAAAGATAAGATCGTCAAGTTCATCGATAAGATTTGCGAAGATAAGCTACAGCCATTCATTGATAAACAGTATCAAGAGTTGGCCGATCGTCAGAATGCCTTTGCTCAGAAGATGATCATGAAGCGCGAAGTTATTGCCGACCGTGGTATCTGGACTGCTAAGAAGCGTTACGTTTTGAACGTACACAACTCTGAGGGTGTTCAGTACGCTCAACCCAAGATGAAGATTATGGGTCTTGAGATGGTTAAGTCATCGACGCCTCTGGTTGTTCGTGACAAGTTGAAAGAGGCGATGAAGATTGTTATCAAGGGTGATCAACTTGCTCTGCGTAAGTTTATTACTGACTACAAGACCGAGTTCTTCAAGCTGTCGATTCCTGAGATCGCATTCCCTCGTGGTGTCAACAACATGAAAGAATATGCTGACGCTGGTAAGGTATATCGTAAGTCAACGCCTATCCATGTTCGTGGTGCTTTGATGTACAACCATATGCTCAAGCAGAAACAACTCGAGAATAAGTATCAGCCTATCAACGAAGGCGATCGTATCAAGTTTATCTACTTGCGCGAACCCAACACACTACACGAAGATGTGATTAGTTTCACAACTGAAATTCCAAAGGAATTTGATTTGGATAAATACGTTGATTACGAGAAACAATTCAACAAGGTTTTCTTGGATCCTCTGGCTGCTATCATGGGCGCAATCTCATGGACGATCGAGGACGAAGCGACTCTTGATGACTTCTTCGCGTAATTATAACATACGACAAAGGAAATATATGGAAAATACTACTGTGGCAAAGAAGCCACCTTTCAAACTGATTTGCGAAAAGCACGGAGAAATCCCAGATGACTACGTGTTCCGTGTGAATATGCCCGACTTCGGCTATGAACAAAAGACTTACTGTCTTGTATGCGCCATTGAGTATCTCTCGATGATTGCTAACGAAGTTACCTATGTACCAAATGATGAGGAGAAATCAGAATGAGCTTTTTAAAAGATATTGTAAAAGAACTGGATAATGAATATGCGGGACTCGCTGATGATGGTGTGGTTGGTGATACTGATACTTTTATCGACACTGGTTCTTATACTCTCAATGCCCTGCTATCTGGCAGCATCTATGGTGGTTTACCTGGCAACAAAGTCACAGCTCTGGCTGGTGAGTCGTCGACTGGTAAAACCTTCTATGCTCTGGGTATTGCGAACAATTTTCTCCGCACTGATCCAAAGGCTGGAATCATTTACTTCGAAACCGAAGGTGCCCTGAACCGCGAAATGCTCGAAGAGCGTGGTATCGATACCAAGCGTTTCATGATTGTGCCAGTTTCGACAGTACAGGAATTCCGTACTCAAGCTACTAAGGTTCTTGATTCGTACGAGAAGACTCCTAAGAAAGATCGACCACCATTGATGTTCTTCTTGGACTCATTGGGTATGTTGTCAACTTCAAAAGAAATGGAAGACATCGCTGAAGGTAAAGACACTCGCGATATGACACGTTCTCAATTGATTCGTGGCGCATTCCGTGTGTTGTCATTGAAGTTGTCTAAACTTGATGTCGCGATGGTTGTTACAAACCATACCTACGCTGTCATCGGTTCTTACATGCCATCCCGTACTATGGGTGGTGGTGATGGTTTGAAGTACGCAGCTTCTTCGATTGTGTTCTTGTCTAAGTCTCAAGACAAAGACGGTACTGAAGTTGTTGGTAACATCATCAAGTGTAAGGTTGAGAAGTCTCGTTTCACTCGCGAGAAGTCAATGGTTGAAACGAAGCTGTCGTTCACCAAAGGTTTGGATCGTTACCATGGCTTGACCGATCTGGCTGTTGAAGCTGGTATCTGGAAGGCGCAAGGTGGACGTATCGAAGTTCATGATGGACGTAAGGTGTTCGGTAAGGCTATCGCTCAACGCCCAACAGAATTTTTTACCAAGGAAATCCTAGATAAACTTGACACATACTGTAAATCCAAGTATAATTATGGTAGCGACGAATCTGTTGTTACTGATAATGATATTGAGGATGAAGTAGATGCGAATTGAAGACCAAATCTTTGGCAACTTAATTAGTCACGAGGAGTACGCAAGAAAGGTTATGCCTTTCTTGTCCCCTGACTATTTTACAGATAGAACCGACCGAGTTATCTTTGAAGAACTTGCTCGGTTCTTCACCAAATACAATGCTGCTCCTGCGAAGGACGTTTTGAAGATCGAGGTAGCAAACCGCACCGATGTGACTGAAGACCAAGTCAAGGCTGCGAACAATATCCTCGACTCTGTTCAAGCAGAGAAGACTAACATTGACTGGATTACAGATTCGACTGAGAAATTCTGTAAAGACAAGGCTGTTTACAATGCTATCATTAACTCCATCCGAATCATCGATGGTAAAGACAAGAATCATAATGCTGACGCTATTCCTGACCTTCTGTCTAAAGCTCTCGCTGTCACTTTTGATTCTCATGTTGGCCATGATTACTTGGAAGATTCTGACTCTCGCTATGACTTCTATCATCGCGTTGAAGAAAAGATTCCTTTCGACTTGGATATGCTCAACAAAATCACCAACGGTGGTCTGAGTAAGAAAACCCTCAACGTAATTCTAGCTGGTACTGGTGTTGGTAAGTCGCTGGCGATGTGTCACTTCGCAGCTGCTAACTTGATGCGCAGTAAGAACGTTCTCTACATTACCATGGAAATGGCTGAAGAGCGTATCGCTGAACGTATTGATGCGAACTTGCTAGAATTGTCTATGGATTCTTTGAAGATGGTTGAGAAACGTGTCTTTGATTCACGCCTTGACAAACTTCGCAAGAAAGATCCAGGCAAGTTGATTGTTAAAGAATATCCAACTGCCTCTGCGCATTCTGGTCACTTCAGAGCGTTGATTGAAGAACTGAAGATGAAACGTAACTTTATCCCTGATATCATCTACATTGACTACTTGAACATCTGTTCTAGCCAACGTATGAAGATGGGTGGCTCTGTAAACTCTTATACATATATTAAAGCAATCGCAGAAGAACTGCGTGGCTTGGCAGGTGAGTACAAGGTGCCAATTGTTACGGCTACTCAAACGACTCGAGGTGGTTTCGCAAACAGCGACCCAGGATTGGAAGATACTTCTGAATCGTTTGGTTTGCCAGCGACAGCTGACTTGATGCTTGCGTTGATTAGCACAGAAGAACTTGAACAAATGAACCAGATTATGGTGAAGCAGTTGAAGAACCGTTACTCTGACCCGAACTTCTATAAGAGATTCGTAGTTGGTGTTGACCGTAAACAAATGAGACTTTATGATGTTGAAATGAGCGCGCAAGCCAATATCTCTGATCAAGGTGAGATTGACGACGATGTTCCCGTTTTCGACAGAGGCAACTTCGGCAAAAGAATCAAGACTGAGGGATTCAAAGGATTTAAGGCATAAGGAGAAAGAAAATGGTTAAAGTAATTGTAGCAGATAAAATTCATGATTCAGAACACTTGCTCGGCATGTTTGTCGACGAGTCGCACTACGATGTGTTAATTGAAGAAGACACAGATTGTTATCTACCAGCAGATTGTGACGCTGCTTCGCAGGCAAACTGTGAAACCGATCGCGACTGTTCTAATTGTTCGAAGGGTATGAACGAGGCGCGTATCGCCTTCAAATTCCGTAAGAACTTCTTCACCAAAGAAGAACAAGATAATGCATATGCTGGTCTGCGCGAAGCTGCTGTTCGTACCGAAAACCGTGGACTTGCTTCTGGTATCAAAGAAGGTACATCCGTAACAGGCGAAGGTCGTGAGTGGGTTACCAACTATCAAGAAGAAATGATTCATGCGATCCTGAGTGCTCGTACTGAGTCCTTGATTGAAGGTGATGTGATTGAAGAAGTTCGTTCACGTTTCCCAACCCAAGCCGATCGTCTAAAGGCTTTGGGCTCTGGTAAGAACAACGTATGGGTTATCTCGCGTTTCCGTAACAAGTTCAACTTCGACGAGTTCATCGACAGCATCATTCCTCTCGATCGCGAGAAGCGTGCTACTGAGATGGAAGAAGTCATGAAGATGATCAGTGAGACATCTTATGGCAACCCTGTTGACTCAGGTATCGCTGGTTGGTACGATCGTTATCCACGTATCCCTTATGGTCGTGCGACAACTTACACTCGTGACAACTTCGAGAAATTCCAGTTGGCTTACCCATTCCTTCAAACTCTTGCGAAGGGGTTTAAAGACTTGTTGCCATGGCGTTACAACAACCAGATGGAAGCTGCTAAGAAACTTGACCCACGTTACCTTGTGCCTGGAACACCATTCACCACAATTACCGTGAACAAGACTTTCCGTACAGCTGCTCACCGTGATGCTGGTGACTTGGATTCTGGTTTGTCGAACTTGTTGACTCTATCTAACGATGGTCGTTACACAGGTGGCTACTTGATTTTCCCAGAGGTTCGCATTGCTGTTAATGTGCGTCCAGGCGACTTGCTGTTGGTTAACAACCACGAAGTTATCCACGGTAACACGCCAATCGTATGTGAGGAAGGTTCTGAGCGCATTTCTTTGGTATGTTATTTCCGTGAGAAAATGCTTGAGCTTGGCACTCACGAATATGAAGATGCTCGCTATCGTTACGTCGAATCTCGTCGTCTGAATAAAGAACACCCAATGTGGAAGAAACTCTGGAATGGTGTTTCTCCAGGCATGTGGGATGACGCTGAATGGTACGATTTCCTTCGTAAACAACCGAACGGCGACGCAATGGTAGCAAAGTACCACCCTGACGCGAACAACGCCGACTTGGGCGACTTGGGAGATGAATGGTTCGCTTGACTTTTATCCTATAATCAGGTATAATTGACTATATTTTAAGGAATCACAATGCGATCGAATTATTGGTCATGTTCTAAATTTGCTGACTGGCTTCGTGGTACTGACAAGCCACCAGCAGCAACTTCGGAAGGCTGGCGCTCATGGCGCCTTGCCTCTAAGAAGACACACCCAATCCGTCATTGGATCGTTGAAGAAGGTCTTGACAATCTTCAACGATTCGTCTATTGGCCAGCTGACAAGTTGAACGACATTCGTTACTACATCAACAACCGTTGGGTGGCACGTTCGCATTCACTGACAGCACATCCTCGCGATATCAAGCCAGGATCTTGGTGCGATGTTGGTAACCGTTTCTTGCCTTGTATGTTCAATGAGTTGGTTGACTTTGTTGAAGTTGAATCAGCATGGATGCATGTTGTTTGGAACGACGAGAATCGCGACAAGTACAATGTTCCATTCTGGCGCAAGCAATGGTGGACACGTTGGGGAATGGTATGGCGTTGTAAGGAAGCTGGTCTTGATCATTTGAACTGGGCTGCTCAGTTGCGTTTCGATGATGAGTTCATTGAACAAGACAGCCCATCATACGGCAAGTTCACACCACAAGCCATAAATGCTCAGGAAATTCTAAGCCTTTACACTTGGTGGACTGAGAAGCGTCCAGCTCGTCCCGATCCATATGAAGTGTCAGGTTGGTCAGCATTGTGCGCTGAGCGTAGAGCTGCTCGTCGCGCCGAAACTGGCGACAGCAAGGATGACTTCTTTATCTCCGACGAGAAGACACCAGAAGCTAGACAGAAAACAACTGCTGCTCTAGATGCGCTACATATGTTAGAGGCAGAATATGAAAAAGAAGACGAAGAAATGATGATTCGTCTAATCAAAGTACGACACGGTCTCTGGACTTAATAAAGGAAAAACATGAAGATTATGATGGTAATGCACACCTTCAACAATTTTGGAGGTATTATCAACCACTGTGAACATCTAGTCGCAGGGTTGAAAGAGCTTGGTCATGAGGTTACGTTCGCGTATCTGAAAGGCAACAAGACAGTTCGACCAGTTGAGATTCCAACTGAGTTGAAGGAAGGTTATGAGATTGGTGTTGGCACAGGTTATCCTGTACACCAAGGCGATGGTTGGATCGCACCTTATTACTCATACAAAGTTCAAGAATCGATTGACAAATTTGTTGTAGATGCTAACCAACACGATTTGGTTATTTGGCAGTCTATCTTTGGCTTCAAGAATAAAGACACCGAGAAGTCTCTAATGTGGTTGCCGATGGTTGAGAAAATCACTGCCAAGCAAGTCCCAATTATTCATGATGCTAACTTGAAGAAGCTGTACCCTTGGATCCAGTTGTTTGAGAAACACTTTGCTGGTCTGGCATGCGTTCACCCAGCAGCTTATGACTCAGCTGACTTTATGGATGTTCCACGTGCTCTGATTTTGAACCCACAGGACATTGCTAATATTCCCCAGCCACCCTTGTTTTCGAACCAAGAAAACAAGGTTTTGTCTATCCAGACATTCAAGCGTTGGAAACGTGTTGATGATTTGATTCGTGCTGTACCACACATGAAAGAGGTTAAGACTCTGGTTGGCGGTTATGGTATTGAAGCAGCTTACATGATGTCCAAGGACAAATGTAAGGACGAGTACTACTGCACTTCGCAGTATGACCCAGATCGTACCCCAGAGATGGATGGTAAGCGTATTTGGCAAAACGCCGAGGAATCAGGTAACTTTGAGTACCTTGGATTTATCTCAGGAGCAAAGCGTGATGAAATTCTATCAACATCTAAGTTTTTGGTTGACCCCTCTTGGTCAAATACTTTCGGCGAGCATTTCAACCGTGTGGTTGTGGACGCTATGCGCATTGGTGTCGTACCAATTGCCATAAACTTTGGTGTCTCTGACAACGAAGAAGGTCAAGGCGTCGTTCTGAAGGCAGGTATCAACTACTGTATGATCAAGAAAGGCTCTACTCCAAAGCAGTATGCCGACAAGATTAAAGAGTTTTGTAACATGTCTCAGGCTGATTACCAACAAATGCAGCTAAATAACTATGAACTGATTAAACAGTTCGATCGAAAGGTAATTGCTCAGCATTACATCGACTTGGCTATGGGTAAGGAGACAGGCTATCTGAACGAACTTAGAACCAAGACGAACCATGACCCAAATATCCCTAGAGTTGCGCGAAACATGTTTGAAGAACACTTCGAACAACCCAGCGCACAGTCTTTGGACGATTTCTTCGGGTGATTTGACTTCGAACAGCTTTCGTAGTATAATAATGGTATGAAAGCTGATCTGATCCAAAACTACAAACACAACTTCGTGGATCTGCTGAATGTGGATCTACCGTCACTCGTCCCAGCTAAACTCTGGGACGACTTTGACAAGTATCGCGACGACCCCAAGGGTATGAAGCGTTATCTTGCTCGTCAACATAAAACAAAACTAGAATTTGAATACGACCCAAGAGAATGCCGTGTCTCTGGGGAATTCGACATTGAGACAGAACGTATCTCAATTTTCGCTACCATTTCTCGCCGTTGGGAAGACAGAGACTGGGACTACTTCAAGTTTGAGGTAATTGTCACCATGATGCATGAGTATATTCATTACATGCAGTGGTTGAAGAGTGGAGATGAGATGGATCTGGTGCTGTTCCACAAGGAAAGCAAGAACCCAGACAAACAAGAAGACCGCGAGTACTACGCTTGCTGGTCAGAGATCCAAGCCTATGGGCACTGTATCTACATGGAGATGAAGGCTAAGAATGCCAAGAAATCCTGTGCTGAGATGCTACAATCCAAGAGACGAAGCTGGTACTCGCCATCATTACGTCAATTCAGAACTGCATTTGATGGTTTTGACTATCCTTTACGCTACCTGTACCGAGAGGTGCTCCGCTGGGAGAAACGCTACGAATCACTAAATATAGGATAATTTTAGGGATTTATCGATGGCGTCAATTGTAGGTAGCTCAAAATACGGTGAAGGACATAAGGTTGTTCTGAAAGAAGCCAGTAAGATGGCAGCTACCACTGTATCCGCATTCTCAGAACATAAGTACAAAGCTGGCGAAGCGGTCTTTGAGATTGCTAAGAAGGTATCCATCAAAGAAATCAACACAATCATCCAGATTGGTGCTGGTAAAGACAGCATTATGTTAAAGGACACCAAGGGTAAGTATGTCTTACTCAAAGGTTCCGAATCCTCAATCAACAATTCCTTCAATCACTTCAGCGATAACTCTAAGAGCAACACTGGCGATCTTACTGAACTGAAAGAAATTGTCAGCATGTATTTGTTCGAGTCGATCGTTGAGAACAACAAACTTCTAACTGAAGACCAGCTAATCAAGAAGCTGGGCGACAAGGCTAAACTCTACAAGACACTGTATTACACAAGTGCCAAGGCTCAAGCTGATGAGTTGAAGAAGTTTATGAAGGGCGCAAAGGGTTATACCTACGAACGCCAACAACAAGACAAAACAGTTGCGATCTATGCTCTTGGTCGTAAGTTATCTGGCAAAGCCAACGACAACTGGAATCCTGCTGACGTATGGATGTTCAAGAAGGCTATGAAGCTAGACACTATCCTTGCTTCTAAGTCAATTGACGAGCTCAACAGCCACATTGCCAATGCCTTTAAGAAGAAGGAAATTATCCCAATCTCCTTGAAGCAAGTTGAAGGCGATAAGGCTAAGATGGATATTGTCGACCCATCGTCGCAAATGACACAGAAGCTCGACTACGACATGACATTCCTGAAGGTTGACTTGTCTGACACATTTGCCAACTTCATTGTTCAAACCAAATCTGGTTTCGCTGTTCGATGCGGATTTAAAGCATCGGCAACTACACTGAACGTATCACTAGAAGGTCGCTTCATCGGCGCAGGTTTCCAACTTGGTGCTGTTGATGCTAAGCAGTATGGACCACACGTTAAACAAAACTACAACTACCAAGTGCGTAGTGGTGTTGGTGTTACATCTGTTGACCACACAAAAGCGAAAGCCGAACTGAAAGCAATGTTCGCTGCGTATCCTCGCCTATCTAATACATTGAAAGATTATAAGCAAGCTGAAGCTATCTTCAACAAGGCTGATAAACTTACCAAGGATAGATTCGCAAACCTAATCTCTTACTTGTATAGTTTCTTGATGGCACCGAAGGGCGCTAAGTTTAAAGACAATATGACATTCTGCTACTTCAGCTCAAAGAAGCTGACTGCTGGTAGCTGTATCTATACAATCATCCACTAAGGAACAACATGAAATCGTTTCTACAATATATTACCGAGGAAGCTGAAGGCGCGAAGCTAAAGCATATTCACCATGCTGAAGATCGTCCTCTGTATCACGGAGCTAAAGGCTTCGAGCATGCGCATGGCGCATTGACACAGGCTCACCAGCATATGGTAAGTGGACACTCTAATAGCAACCTGACAATGAAGTATGACGGTTCTCCAGCTGTTGTTTATGGACATCACCCTGAGAATGGTAAATTCTTCGTCGCTTCTAAGTCTGCGTTCAACAAGAACCCAAAGCTGAACTACACTCACGCCGATATCCAAAAGCATCATGGCCATGCTCCTGGACTTGTGGATAAGTTGGGCGCGGCTCTTTCTCACCTACCAAAAGTTGCGCCAAAGAAAGGTGTCTATCAAGGCGACCTGATGCATAGTCATACTGACGTTGAGCATCACAAAAGTGGCTCAGCTTCATTTACGCCAAACACCATCAAGTACACTGCTCATGGCGCGGAGGCAGCTGCTGTTAAGAAGTCAAAGGTTGGTGTTGTTACTCATACACAATATCACGGTAAAGATATTACCTCGATGGCCGCATCGCCACACGTCGATCACCACAACTTTAAACAACATCCAGACGTATACCAAAAGTCTGCTGAGCACGACACAAGTAAGGTAAAGTACCCGAAGGCTGCTCAACAGAAATTCCTACACCACATCGGCGCAGCGCATGATATCCACAAGGAACATGGCGCTAAGATGTACTCAGCTATACACCCACAACATGCTGGCGAAGCTGGTCATCTTGGTACATATATTAACCAAACAGTTCGTACTGGTGCAAAGCCATCTGCTAAAGGTTTCCAGCAACACTTGACTGCTAAACATCAAGCAGCTGCTGATAAGTTGAAGAGCGAAGCGGGTAAGAGCAAGAAAACTACTGAGGGAGCTGCTCACGTTGCTCACGTTGAGAAGAACAAACCTCATTACGAAAATCTATTGAAGATGCATCAGCATATTCATGATGCCAAGAACGTTCTAGTGAAGCATCTAGAAACACACGAAGGCGGTCTAGACCATCACATTGGAACAAAGAAGTCGAAGCCAGAAGGCTTTGTTGTTAACCACGCTAATGAGCCAACGAAGCTAGTCAATCGCGCTGAGTTTGCCAGAGCCAACCTACTGAAGACACGATAATGATCTCATTCAAACAATACCTAGAAGAAGCCAAGCGTGGCTTGTGGGATAACATCCACGCAAAGCGCGAACGTATTAAGAACGGTTCAGGCGAGCGTATGCGAAAGCCAGGAAGTAAAGGCGCACCAACCGCTGCGAACTTGAAACAAGCTGCAGAATCGGTCGAGCACGAATGCGAGTGCGAAGAGAAGTGCGGATGCGATACTGTTCTTGAAGACGCTAAGGGGTACAAGAACCCAACAGGAGGTCTTACCCAGAAAGGCAGAGACCATTATAATCGCGAAACTGGCGGAAACTTGAAAGCGCCAGTCACAACTCCTCCTTCTAAGCTAAAGAAGGGTAGCAAAGCTGCTAATCGCCGTAAGTCATTCTGCGCTAGAATGTCTGGCGTAGAAGGTCCAATGAAAGATGACAAAGGTCGTCCAACCCGCAAGGCTCTTGCTCTAAGAAAGTGGAACTGCTAATGAAAAGATTTATCGACTATTTGTTCGAAGCTGCCGAGAAGCATCATGTGCTTGCGTTCGGTCGTATGAACCCAATCACTTCTGGTCACGAGGCTGTTGTTAACAAGGTACACGATGTTGCCAAGAAACATAAAGCTGATCACACTGTTGTTGTTTCACATAGCCAAGACGCTAAGAAGAATCCTTTGACTGGTGAACAAAAGGTTAAACATGCCAGCCGAGCATTCCCTGGAACAAAGGTGAAGTCTGCTAGCAAGGAACACCCTACAATCCTACACCATGCTGCTGAACTACACAAGGCTGGCGTGCAACACTTACACGTTGTAGCTGGTTCTGACCGCCACCATGAGATGCATACACTGCTTCATAAATACAACAACGGCGAAAGCCATAAGCATGGTTCTTACCACTTCAAGTCTATCACAGTACACTCTTCAGGCGCACGCGACCCTGACGCTGAAGGAACAACTGGTATGTCTGCTAGCAAGATGCGCGAACATGCTAGTAAAGGCGAGAAGGATAAATTCCATGCAGGCGCTCCATCAAAGATGAGCACTAAACACAAAGACGAAATGTATCATGAAGTAAGAAAGGGCATGGGGCACCATGACTGATTTAAACGATCTGTTCAAAGCAGCAGCTGACGAGAAGAGAAAACTCCGAGAGCAGCAAGAAAACTCTCCAGCTGGCAAGGCGTTGAAGGCAGTCCAAGAACGCCTAAAAGAACAGAACGAAATCGCTGCGCTATTTAGAGCCAAGCAAGCAGAAGTTGTTCAAGAAGCCATTCCTGAATTTGTGCCAGAACCGACTCCGACTGCAGCGCCAGATAACCTTGTCAATGCGGCAGTTACTGTTGCTCAGCAAACCAATCACGACTCGTTCCAGCAGCCAGCGCCTCAGCAAATTGACCAGAATATTGCTGCAATGATCAAGAAGATGCAATTCCTTGAGCAAGCTATTGGCAAGATTGCCGCTACTGGGCCAGGATCTGGTGAAGTAAACCTTCGATGGTTGGACGACGTTGATAGAAGCACGATACAAGATAATCGTTATCTGCGCTACAGCGCTGCAAGTAAAAAGTTCATCTTCGATGACGTTGATGCTGTTGGAGAGTATCTTACATTTTGGGACACAACCAGTAGAAACGTCACACAATCTGCGCAATATTTGCTAGAGCTGAACTCAACAAATGGGTCTCGAAACATAACACTAGAGAATTCTTCTAAGATAACATTTACTAAAGCTGGCACATACATCATCAGTTACAGTTTACAGCTGGTTAATACTGGAAACGAACAGGAAGATGTGAATGTGTGGATCAAGAAAAATGGCCAAAACGTTGAAGACACAAACAGCATCTTTACTGTACCAGCAAGAAAGAATACGTCAATTACTGGTAAGATGGTAGCTACTTCACCGATACCTGTTGATGTAAATGCTGGCGACTACATTCAAGTTTACCTGCATACAGACTCAAGTACTGTGAATATTGATACTGTTAACGACGATTCTGTACATGGAATTCCTAGATCCCCCAGCGCAATTTTAGTTGTAACTAAAATGTAAATCTAATAAATAAGTCATATATTTTAACATAGATGGATTAAATGAAAGCATATAGTCAGTTCCTAAAAGAGCTGCCTTCAAAGAAGGTAGTATTTGCGTATGGCGATTTTCAAGCGCCAACGAATGGTCACGAACTTCTCATCAAAACGGTTGAGAAAGTTGCCAATGAGCAGGCTGTGCCTCATGTAATCTACACATCTCAGAAGACCCTTGCTGCTGATCGCAAGGCTCACTATCTGAAAAGAATGTTCCCAGAAGCCAATATCAAAGCTGCTGGGAACACACTCATTGAGGCAGCTAAAGACCTCAACAAGAAATACAAAAGCATCATTCTAGTTACTGGCGTTGACCAAGTAACTGAGTGTAAGAAGCTCCTAGAATCCAAAAACGGAAAAGAATATAACTTCGACACAATCACAGTAGTTTCTACTGGCGAGCGCGACGCTGATCTAGATACAACAGCCATCAAAGCTGCCAAGAAGGGCGATATTGAGTCATTCAAAGAAAGCCTTTGTCAGTCTATCACATCAACCGATGCTATGCGCCTAATGAATGAGTTGAGAAGCGTTCACGATCTAGACCCAATTAAGCAAGATTTGAAGATCGCTACCGACTGGCTACGTGAGTCATATTTCCGTGGTGAGATCTATCAAATCGGCGACTTGGTTGAGTCGCAAGAAAAGACATTTGAAGTTGTTGATCGAGGTAGTAATTACCTTGTAGTTCTAGATGAGTCGGGAAAGACATTCCGCAAATGGCTCAAAGATATCCAGCCATCCACTTCTAACGACAGTATCGTTGAAAAACAAAACGATATCCTCGAAGCAACGAAGTGGTCTCCATCAGATAAAATCAAAGTAGCTAAGATTGTTGCTGGCGCACTAGGTGTTCAGAATCTAAACAGCACATCTAATCCAGAGCAACTTGTTAACAACGCCCTGCGCTTTGTTCGTAACAAGCCAATGCGTCCAGAGTATGTTGCTATTCTAAAGAGAATGCTGCAGACTGCTAAGGAAGTTGGTATTGATTTTGACGAGAAACTAATCCCACACAAAGTCGACGAAGCGCGCATGAGCGCAGCTGTTAAACTTCAGCGCGCATTCGAGCGCGAGCAAGAGAAGTCCGCAGCAAGCCGCAAGCGTGGCGAAGAATTGCTAAACCCAAAGAAACCAGAAGAGAAGAAGCCAGTCGCTGAGCATATCGTTAAGACTGGCTCAGGGTATAAGCTGCTATCTAAGAAGACTGGTAAGAATCTTGGCACTGCTACAAGCAAGGCTGGTATTCTAAAGCGCGAGCGTGAAGTTGAATACTTCAAACACGTCAAAGAAGAAGCTGCCTTTGAAAAGGATGACGATATCCTAAAGGCAACTAACAACATCGACGATAACGCAAGAGTCTTCGACAGCGACATCTCTAAGATTAAAGAAATTGATCACGTCATCCACGCATATGACGACAAAGAACTTGCGTTTGTTGACCACGATACTGGTGAACACGTAGGTGATGTCCACGATGACGATAAGAAAACTGGCCAGCGTATTGAGCAGCCAGCAACTGAGACTGACGAATACCAAGGTTCTCGTTATGTCAAGGAAGAATACCTTGAAGAAGGCTTGAGTCGTATGGAACGTATTATGCGTAAGCAACGTTTCATGAGAACTAAGTCAAAGCGCGAGCAGAGAGTTAAGATTGCTCTTCGCAAATCATCAAATATCATCACAATGAGTAAACGCGCTCGACGCCTTGCTACTCATATGATCAAGACACGCATCCTGAGAAAAGATCCAGAGACTGCGTCGATCCCAGAAAAAGAACGAGTTGAGGCTCTTCTAAAGAAACGTCCGTTGTTGGTGAACCGTTTGGCTTCTCGCCTACTACCTAAGCTGCGTGAAGTTGAGAAGAACAGACTACGTCACCACAAATACACAAAATAATAGGAGCCGATATGGAATTAGAAATGTCCCTGAGAGTTGCCCTTGGCAATACTTTCATTATGTACTTCAAGGCGCATAGCCACCACTGGAATGTGGTTGGTATTGAGTTCTCTCAACTACACTCTTTCTTCGGCGATATCTACGAAGACGCATTCGACGCAGTTGACGGCTTGGCCGAAGAGCTCCGCGCTCTGAATGTAATGGCTCCAAAGACTTTGTCTGAAATGTACCATTATAAGACAATTAGCGAAGGAAATGTCGCTGTAACTGCTACAGAGATGCTGGAAGACCTCAAAAATGCGAATGACGGAGTAATTGAATCCCTAAATAAGTCATTAGAGATCGCGACTCGTGAAAATAAGCAAGGGCTTGTTAACATGTTAGCCGATCGTATCGACAAACATAGCAAGCACGGCTGGATGATTGGGAGTCACCTAAAATGAGTTACGACGATAACCGCACTGGATTTACTAAGCGCCCTCGTGAGGACGACGAAGGTCACAGCAAGCCAAAATTCAAAGCCAAGTCTACAATGGATCGCCCACATACTGTTCACGTGGACGGTAAGGCATGGAAGAAGTTCGACAATGGACACCAAGCTCATGCTGCAGCCAAGACCCTAGAAGCTAAAGGTAAGAAAGCAACTGCTATCGCTCACTTCAAGGAAGAAGCTGTCGATGAATCTATGACTGATTCATGGAAGAGCGTTCAATCAATGGACAAAGGTTCTGTTCTTTCTGGTAAAGATGGCGCTAAGAAACGCCTTGCTTACTTGAACGCTGTTCATGCCCACCACAAGAAATTTGGCAATGATACTAAGAAAGTCAAGAGTGAGATTGAAAGTATCAATCGCTCACGTGTTGCTGAGGAAGTTGAACAAGTTAAAGAAGACACTCTTGTTGAAGGCTCATACGAAAAAGCTGAAGAAAATAAGCGTTCGGCTGAAGCAGCTAAGTCTCAAGCTAGACCATTCGACTACCATATGCATATGGCTGACCACCACGACAATATGTCGCAGTGGCATGCATCAAAGGGTCGTCATGGCGAAGCAGATCGTCATGGAGAAAAATCTGACGAACATCACGAAAAAGCTATGTCTCTTAAAGAAGCTACTGCATACTACAACAAACCATCTTTCCTGAAGAAGATGGGTCGCGTCGCTAAGCAAGAACGTTTGGCTCGCGAGAAAAAAGAAAAGGAAGCCAAACCAGTGAAAGAAGATACTGATCTAGACGAAGGTCTTAAGCCAGGATGGATGCTAAAAGCTGACACGAATTTGGCCACTAAACTCAAAGCGCAACTAGACCGCAAGAAGCACGTTCTTGGTAAACCAAGTCCAGGATATAAGCCCGATGAACCAAAGAAGAAAGTTTCTGAGGAAGTTAAGGTTTCTACAAACTCTTACGGCAAGAAGTCGACTCGTGAAGTATTGAACGCACTAAGCGGCAAGCAAGATATGTCTCCAGTCCAACAAGACATTAGCCCTGATGCTTCTAAGAAGCCAGTTGGTAAAGTGTTGTCTGCTCTGAAGGGCAAACAAACAATGTCGCCAGTGAAGGAAGAAGTTCTCGACGAAGCTCGCGTTAATGGTCGCGAGTACGCGAGCCATGGTTTGATGCACCCTGATCACGCTAAGATGGACATCCATAAAGTATCTGGCCAACACGTCGACTTCTACGCTAGCAAGACTGGTGATAAGATGCAAGGTAAGGTTGTTAAGAACGACGGCAAACACGTTCACATCCAAGCGCATTCCGATAAAGAAATCGGCGATGGTAAGCTACATAAATTCAAAGTTCAAAGCTCACTGCCAACACAACACAACGAAGAAAAACAACCAGAAGGTTTGTATTCTTCAAAGCGTCAAGAAACTGACGGACAGCGTATTGCTCGTCTAGCTAAAGAAAAGCGCCAATCTGAGAAGAAAGAAAAGGTTGAAGAAGCTAAGAAAGAAGCCGCAGTAATGTGCGCTAACTGTGGTAAGCCATATCACAAAGGTGAGTGTGATGGTGAACCAGAAAAAGAACTCAAAGAGGAAGAAGGTTATACACTTCACTCTAAGGAAACAAATGCGGACGGTACAATTACAATCATCTTAAAGTCGCCAAGCGGCAAGTTGATCCGTCACAAAGGCAAAGGCGCAGCCAATGCTGTTAAGCAACGCTATGGCATTCAATCTGGCGTTCAGGAAGAAACTGAAACTCTAACAAAGGAAGACACGATGATCAATTCATTCAAATCATACATGCAAGAAGATCTGGACGAGGCAGCATGGCCAGGTACGCCAGAGTACAAAGCTAAATTCCCTGAAGTTAAGCGACTAGCTAAAGGCGAAAAGCAAAAGGGTGCTAAGGGCACTATCACTGGTACTGGTACTGGTGTTAAACACGAACGTGATTACGAAAAGGCTGAGAAGGAGACTGGCGCTTCAGAAACTCAAGAGAAGCGTGGTCGTGGTCGTCCAAAAGGTTCAGCTTCTGGCGCTCGTCAAAAGTAAACCAATAACAATAACAAAGGAGAACAACCATGGCACTATGGGGAAAACAAGACGCTGCTGCTCTTTCGCAAGGCACAACAATTGGCGTTACTAACGGCTCGACAGCCGTAACAGGTTCTGGTACAGCTTTCTTGAGCGATATCAAGAACGGCGACACACTAGTAATCGCATCACCAACAACACAGATTAAGTATCGCGTGTTGTCAGTTACATCTAACACTGCTCTAGTGTTGGCCGATAACTTCCAAGGAACAACAAACGCTACATTGGCTGTTGCTAAAGTTCAAGTTCAACAATCGCCAAAGTTTGTTTACCAAGCTGCTGTTCCAGTAACTGGTTCTGGCGCATTGGCAGAAGTGTTTGGTGTTGACGCAGTTGAAGCTAAAGTTGCTTCTAACCCAAAGGTGGCAAGTCCAGGTTGGGTTCGTGTTAAGACTGGTACAGGCGGTCGCTCAGGTCGCGTCACTACTGAAGTTTTGGTAGCAGGTCGTACTCTGATTGCTGGCGATAATGGCGACGATTCTACGTTTGCTGACGCTTAATAAATAAACTGAATAACAGAGGAACATAAACATGGCATCTAAAAAGATTTCAGAACTAAACTCAGCGGCAACGTTGACTGGTGCTGAACGATTTTTGATTGTCCAGTCAGGCGATAACCGTCAACTAACACTTGACAGCTTGCTAGCTGGACTTACAACTTCGTCAGCAGTAAACCCTACACTTACACTTACTACCAACGCCTTCATCATCAAAGGTACTGGTGGTAACTCTACCAACGGCATCATCCGTATCCAAGGTAACTCGTCTAGCTTGCCAACTCTGTTGTTGAGCAACGGCTCAGGTACTAAGTTTACGCTTGGCGTTGGTGACTTGTCTTCAGTTGGTGGCACTTCGTTGTCATTGGTTGAAACATGGAACAGCACTACTCAGATCCACACTTCAGTGGACCTACAGATTACTAACACATCATCTAACGCAGCGGCACGTGTCTTGAGCGTTAAGGTCGGCGGAACTCAAGTTGCTTCGATTGACGTTGGTGGTAACATGTGGTGCCAGACACAGTATCCTAAGTTCGCTTCATTGGGCTTCGTTGGTACTTACAACGGTATTACTACTGCGATTAACTCTATCTCTGTTGCTGCTAACACTGACTTGTCTTCAAGCCAATTGTCTAGCACTTCGTTGGTATACTTGAACCAGTCAGGCGCTGCTTCTTATAACATCACATTGCCTTCATTGGCTTCTGATGACTCAGCATCTGGTAAGATCTTTACCTTCGTTATCAACCAAACTACCGCCAACTCACAATCGTTGTACGCTATCAACTCTGCTGAACAAGGTACCTTGTTCTTCAAGTATCGTACTGCTGCTGTTGCTGGTAAGTACATGATGCAATTTGCATGGTTGAAGATTGATGGCACAGGTCGTTGGTATCCAGTAACTGGTTGCCCATACGCAGCTACTACTGTTACAACTCCACCAACACAAGGTATCCAACTACACAACGCCTAATGTTTAAGAGTGAAGCTGAATTTCTACAGTATGCAATGCATAATTATGACAATCCTCAATGTTCTACCGTAACGGAGTTCGAAGAGGATTTGAAAAAATTCTTGTATCTGAAGAAATTATTTACGCGATACAAAAAGAACGATGAGTTGAAGGAGCGATTAATCCTCAACCACCTCATCGTTCTCTTCAATCTTTTTGGCGATCATGCAAATGATATGCTGTTCTATAAGATTGACCCAAGCGATTGGGGCGTACTAGCTACATTTTTAGTTTACATTGAGCGTTTGCCAGAACAAATTCCAGGTTCGTCAGTTAAGGCTACGGACTTGGTCTTAGATGAACGAGTAATTACAGAGTTAAGGAAAATCTGATGTCCCAAATTGTTGACAATCTGATTGCGTTTAAAATACTTCACATGTTGGTAACACCATTTGAAGAGACAGATGCATTCAAACTTGGCGTCATCGATAAGGCTGGCCATCCGAGAATGAAGATCAAAGATATGAACCAAGACCAGCGTGACGTCTATACGATGCTTCACCGTCTAGTGTTCCGTCTTAAAATGATCATGGCAAAGATTCCAATTATCAACACGAAGTTGGGAACACTAGCAGCAGCATACTTTCTAGTGAGAGAATGCTACGACAATAAGCGAACTGCAACAAACCTTGAAGAAGACTTTGTTGACTTGTTGCGCAAGATTCAAATGGAAGATGTAACTCTAGTTGATGAGTACATTCTTGCTGAGAGATATTTTACAGAAGACATGCCAGCCAACGTAACAGGCGTGGGTGTTAAGACTGACGAGCCGATCATTCGTAAACGTAATGTGAAGCAGATTCAAGCACTGGCTCGAAGAGCTAAACCAGCAGGTATGTGATGTGGGTTCTTGACTTTTTACCATTCTGGGTGTTCCACCTGATCGTCCTTGCGGGCATCGGTGGAATTATCACATCAATGGCGCTAAAGTTTATCCCATTTGTGTCGACCTATAGAATGCCAATTCAAATTGCTGCTATCGCAGCTCTGGTGTTTGGTGTTTACATGGAAGGTGGTATCTCGAACCAAGAGAAGTGGGAAGCAAAGGTTGCTGAAGCCAAACTCGAGATCGCCAAGAAAGACGCTGAGTCTGCCAATGCCTCTGTCCAAATTGTTACTAAATACATTGACAGAGTAACAGTCGTTAAGGAGACAGGTGATGCTATCATCAAAGAAATTCCAAAGTACATTTCGCAAGCTGACGATGCTCAGTGTCGTGTGCCTAATGGTTTCGTCTTGCTCCACGACAGTGCCAGTCGCAACGAAATTCCCGACACCACCAGAGGCTCTAATGAAGGAGCCTCCGAAGTTAAACTCTCTGAAGTCGCATTAACTGTATCAGAAAATTATACACAGTACTACCAAGTGAGCGAACAATTGAAGTCTTTGCAAGACTGGGTGCGTTCTCAGCTAACCATTTACAATAAATAAGAATAACAACTATGGACTTAGAAAGAATCGCTAAATTGGAAGCTCAAGTAGAAGGTATCAAGGAGGATGTTGCGGACGTTAAGTCTGACATCAAAGACCTCCACTCTCGTATTACAACGGGTAATCGTGAGATTATGGACAAGTTCGAAGAGAAAATCAACGAACTAGCCAAATCTGACAAGGAGCAGCACGAGGCATTGAAGAAGTCTATGGAGACTGTGCGAGAGCGTGTCGATGTACTTGAACGCTGGCGTTGGATGATTGTCGGTGGAGCCATTGTTATCGGCTACTTAATCGGTCACCTCGAGTTCTTCAAGAAGATTGCTGGTTAAGACTATTCAGAAACCCAACACTGTTATTATACAAGTGTAACGAATTACTGTCAACTATATCTCCGAAAGGCAAGCATAAAAACTTGCCTTTTTTCACATCTTAGGGTATACTTACTCCTATGTTATACGTTGATCTCAAATTCATATCCCAACTTTCCACTCGGCTTCGAAACTTCAAGCATACGGGCACATACACCTTCAACTTCTCTTGTCCCTTCTGTGGCGACTCGAAGAAGAACAAGCTAAAGGCGCGTGGCTATGTCTATCAGAAGAAGACCGACCTCTTCTACAAGTGCCATAACTGTGGCGTAGGCGCCAACGCTGGTAACCTAATCAAACATGTCGACGATTATCTTTATCGCCAATATGTCCTAGAGCGTTACCAAGGAGGGGCTGACAAGCACAATTCACATAACAAAGTCTCGTATCCAGAGACAAAACCAGTATTTACAGAGCTAAAAGACTCACTTCTAGATGGGCTTCGTAGGATTGATACCTTACCCCTTGACCATCCTGCTAGAAAGTATGTGGAATCGCGTTTAATTCCCAAGGACCAAATGGAGCTACTTTATTATTGTCCGAAGTGGAAAAAGTTCGTCAATCAGCATAAATACACTTACACTTCAGAAGAAGAGGGTGAACACCCAAGGCTGGTGATTCCATTCTGCAATGAACATGGTAAAGTGTTTGCGTTTCAGGGCAGAGCCTTCGGCGACGAGGCTCCAAGATATATGACCATCAAGCTAGATGAGATGGAACGAATCTTTGGTCTTGAGCGTGTTAACTTTTCCCAAAAGGTGTATGCTGTCGAAGGTCCACTGGACAGTCTGTTCTTACCCAATTCAATTGCTGTAGCTGGCTCATCGTTTACTGGACCGTATCTCAAAGGTCTTGCCAGCAAGTTGGTGGTTGTGTTTGATAACGAACCGCGCAACAAAGATTTATGTAAGCAGATTGGTAAGTGTATCGAAGAAGGATATACAGTTTCCTTGATGCCAGAGACAGGATACAAAGATATTAACGACTTGGTGAAAGCTGGGTGGTCAGTTGACAAGATCCTTACCTTGATCGACGACAATACGGTGAGTGGTCTTGAAGCGACTGCTCGGTTTAACCAATGGAAGAAAATAGGAGCCTAATATGAGCGACGGTGGTAAAGGCGACAAGCGTCGACCAGAAGACCAAAAACAATGGGACAACGGATACGATCGTATCTGGGGTAACAAAAAGAAACAAGATGAACAGAAACCAATTGAAAGCGAACAACAAAATGCAAGTTAAACTAATCTCCTTCTCTCAATCAGCACACGAAGCCGCGCACGACATGACCGAACTTGTTTCGTATTGCGCTCGCGTGAGCAACCCAAGCAACCAATCGAATATGGAAACAAGCGAGAAGTTGATCAAGTACTTGATTAAGAATCAACACTGGTCGCCGCTCGAAATGGTAAACGTGTGTCTGGAGATTACAACAACTCGTGATATCGCTCGACAGATTTTGCGTCATCGTTCATTCTCATTCCAAGAGTTTAGCCAGCGCTACGCTGATCCAACTAAAGACTTAGATTTCGTGATTCGCGAAGCTCGCCTACAAGACACAAAGAACCGCCAGAACAGTATCGAAACTTCTGACGCTGAGCTGAATGTTTGGTGGGACGCCAAGCAGAAATTCATCATCGATCACGTTAAGGCTATCTACGCCGAAGCTATCGAGAAGGGTATTGCTAAAGAACAAGCTCGTGCTATTCTGCCAGAAGGTAATACTGTGTCGCGTCTATACATGAACGGTACTGTTCGTAGCTGGATCCACTATATACAGTTACGCTCAGCGAATGGTACACAAAAAGAACACATGGACATCGCTAGAGTCTGCGCTCAAGTCATCGCAGAAGTCTTCCCACTGTCTGCGGAGTTCGTACAACAATAACAGGATAACAATAAATGAACAACATCGTATTAAATTACGAGAGAGATGCTCTCTTTGACGCATTAGGTATTAAGCGTCTTCAAGAGAGCTATATGAAGGAGGACGAAACGTCCCCTCAACAACGCTTTGCTTACGTCTCTTCAATGTTCGCGACCGACGACGCTCATGCGCAGCGTCTCTATGAACATAGTAGCAAACATTGGCTCTCTTACTCAACACCGATTCTCTCGTTCGGTCGAAGCAAACGTGGAATGCCTATCTCTTGTTTCCTCAACTATATCGAGGACACAGCTGAAGGTTTGGTAGAGAACTACAGCGAAACCAGCTGGTTGTCTATGATGGGTGGTGGTGTTGGTATCGGCTTCGGTATCCGTTCAGCCAGCGACAAGTCAACAGGTGTTATGCCTCACTTGAAGACATATGATGCATCGTCTCTTGCTTACAAGCAAGGTAGCACTCGTCGCGGTTCTTATGCAGCTTATCTAAGTATTGATCATCCTGATATTATCGCATTCCTTGAGATGCGTAAGCCAACAGGCGATCAGAACATGCGTTGTTTGAATCTACACCACGCTATCAATATTCCTGACACATTCATGGAGTTGGTTGAGAAGTGTATGATTGACCCTGATGCTGATGACAGCTGGAATTTGGTTGACCCTGCTTCTCATGAAGTTCGTGAAGTTGTTTCTGCTCGCCACCTATGGCAACAGATTCTTGAACTTCGCATGATGACTGGCGAACCATACCTACACTTTGTCACAACAAGTAACAAAATGTTACCTCAGTGGTTGAAAGACTTGGGTCTTGTTGTTCACCAATCTAACCTTTGCTCTGAGATTATTCTACCAACAAACGAAAAGCGTACTGCTGTTTGTTGCTTGTCTTCATTGAACTTAGAATACTACGACGAGTGGAAGAACGATCCTACTTTCCTACGCGATGTAGCGGAAATGCTTGACAACGTTCTTCAGTACTTTATTGACAACGCACCTGACACAATCTCTCGCGCTAAGTTCTCCGCTCTGCGTGAACGAAGCATTGGTGTTGGAGCTCTCGGCTGGCATGCATTCTTACAAAAGAATAACATCCCATGGGAATCCGCAATGGCTGTGGGTCGTAACAAACAAATTTTTAAACACATCAGAGAGGGTCTTGATCGTGCGAACATGGAACTTGGATCTCTACGAGGCGAAGCGCCTGATGCAAAAGGTACTGGTTACCGCTTTAGTCATCTTATGGCTATCGCTCCCAATGCTTCTTCTTCCATTCTCATGGGCAATACTTCTCCTAGCGTTGAACCTTTCCGTGCCAATGCTTATCGCCAAGATACTCTATCAGGCTCTTCGCTAGCAAAGAACAAGTGGCTTGATGTGATCATCAAAGCCGAAGTTGAAAAACATAAGGATGGTTGGTATGAAGAAACATGGTCAAGTATCATTGCGAATGATGGTTCAGTACAACATCTGGAATGGATGGACGACTGGACTAAAGACGTATTCAAAACAAGTATGGAGATCGATCAGCGTTGGGTCGTTCAACACGCAGCCGACCGCCAAGTGTACATTGATCAAGCCCAATCTATCAATCTATTCTTCCGACCTGATGCGCACATTAAATATATCCACGCAGTACACTTTCAAGCATGGAAATCTGGCTTGAAGACTTTGTACTACTGCCGTTCTGAGAAGATTGGTAAGGCTGATAAAGTGTCGAAGCGTATTGAACGCGAAGTGATGAAAGAAATTGACTTGCGTGCTCTCGCTGAGGGTGATGCTTGTATTGCTTGCGAGGGTTGACATGGACGCGTATGATATCTCTGGAAAAATGAAGAGTATCTGGATGGACCACTGTGAGAAAAACAGTGGGTCCAACACCCGAATCGGTACGATGGCAGTTGTGATTGACACACCTGAGGGATACCGAGAAGTTGTTGGAGTACGATACAACAAAGAAATTAAAGCGATCGAGTTAATCATCGACAAGGAATAAAAATGATAAAAAAAGTAAAATCGAAACTGACCGACGAACGCACCTACTTCAAACCGTTCAATTACCCATGGGCTTACGAAGCATGGTTGAAGCATGAACAATCGCATTGGCTTCATACTGAAGTGCCATTGGCTGAAGACATCAAAGACTGGAAGAAGAAACTATCAAATGAAGAAAAGCAATTCCTTACTAACATTTTTAGATTCTTTACTCAAGGTGACATTGATGTTGCTGGTGGTTACGTTAATAATTACCTGCCCTATTTTCCTCAGCCCGAAATTCGCATGATGTTGTTGGGCTTTGCTGCTCGCGAGGCTCTTCATATTGCTGCTTACTCTCACTTGATTGAGTCCTTGGGTATGCCCGAGTCGACTTACTCAGAATTCCTAGAGTACGCTGAGATGAAAGAGAAGCATGATTACGTGCTTGATATTTCTAGCAACAACACTACGAAGGAAAACACTGCCAAGCATATCGCTGTATTCTCAGCGTTCACTGAAGGTATGCAGTTGTTCTCTTCATTCATCATGTTGTTGAATTTCCCACGCCACGGTAAGATGAAGGGTATGGGACAAATCGTTACTTGGTCGATCGTTGATGAAACCCAACACACTGAGAACATGATTCGTCTGTTCAAAGAATACATTCGTGAGAATCCAGAAATCTGGAACGACGAGTTGAAGGGTGAGCTATATACTATCGCCGAGAACATGGTCAGACTAGAAGATAAATTCATTGACCTGTCGTTCGGTATGGGTGAGATGGACGAATTGACTGCTGCTGATGTTAAACAATACATTCGCTACATTGCTGATCGTCGTCTTATCTCTCTGGGTTTGAAGGGCATCTTCAAAGTTAAAAAGAATCCATTACCATGGGTTGAAGAAATGATCAACGCACCTACTCACACGAACTTCTTTGAAAATCGTGCGACTGATTATGCCAAGGGTGCGTTGTCTGGAACATGGGATGACGTATGGGGAAAGCATCATGGCAACTAAACATTTCGACTGTGACGCCTGTGGCGCTCACGGAAAGATTACCTTCAAAGAGGGTGAATACACAACAAGCGATGTTGTCTACTGCCCTTTCTGTAGTGCCGATATTTATGAAGAAGAGTTAGAGGACGAAGAACTTGAGTGACACTTGGATCGTTGACAAAGTTGATCGGAATGGCGAGAAAGTATCTCTCGTCTATTCTAACAGTATCGGTGGTGGACCTGTAGTTCCGTTCTTTCTTAAGAACTACGCCGAGCTGATGGAAAACGGTCATGCTCACAATTTCATTATGGGCACTAACAAGAGCAAGGCTATCTATGCTGTCATTGATGGTAAGGTCGCTGGGCATATCATTTTTGATATTCTTGACGATGCTATCAAGACAGCTTGGATTGTCTTCAGCTGCGTTGACAAAGATTATCGTCATCGTGGTCTATATACTATGATGCACGAGGAGCTAGAGAACCAAGCTAAGAAGATGGGTTCTTCTAAAATTGCTAGCCACGTGCATGTAAACAATAACACAAGACAGGCAAGCTGCATTTCCGTTGGCATGATGCCAGTCTTTTATAGAATGGAGAAAGAGTTATAATGATTCCAAAGTATGAATACACCGAGAACAATCATTTCAAATGGGGCTTCGGTGATGAATGGTATAATGAACCCGATCGCCTAAAACAATACAAACTCTCCCTCGGGCATGTTACCCGCAAGGTGGGGACATTTCGTGAAGAGTGTATTCACGCAGCTAAACTAATCGGCGAGAAGGCAACCAAGCCTATCCTAGTTGGTCTCAGTGGTGGTAATGACAGCCAAGTTGTTTGTCTTGCGTTGAGAGAAGCTGGTGTTCCATTCAGCGTCATTATCGTTAAGACATTTGATGAGTTCTGGAATCCCGTCAACGAAGAGGACAACCAAGTCGCCTATGAGTTCTGTAAGAAGTATGATATTGAGTACATCGATTACAGTATCAACTTAGATTACTACTACCGCGACGAAGCACTTGACTACGCGGACAAGTATGGATTCTCTCAACATCACACTATCGTTCAATGTGCTGTTATGGATTATGTTTGTGATCGTTACTACTACATCATGGCTGGTGGCGACATCGTGTTCTCACCATATGTGAATATCATTACTCCAGAACTCGATCAACCAAAGTTGCCAGGAACAGTTATTCCTGATAGAATCACAAAGTCTGTCTGGTGGCAAACACCACAACCAATCATGCAGTTGATGGTTGATAAAGGCTATGAAGGTACAAGCAAGTTTTATCTGTACACACCAGAGTTGATTGCTTCTTACTTACAGCATCCAGTTACTACTCAGTATCTAGAGAATGAGGATGTGATTCTTCAAGCGTTCACTCGATGGTTCCCTCGACCAAAAGATATGTGGTGGCGTTGTTTCCACATGTTGTACAAGCCTATGATGATCAAGCAGGAATTCCCTGAGGTGATTCAATCTCTAAAGAGAACTGGCTTCGAGAAGATCGAAACATTGAAGGCTCCGCAAGGTCCAAGAACAGTGGTTGGTGAGTATATTAAGTTACTTCGCGATGCAGCTAAAGGTAAGTGTGGTGGTCAAGTTATCGCAACGCCAATTGCTGATTTGATTAGATACATCAACACACCACATACTGAAGAAGATTGTTTGAAATCTACACCATTGAATTTTAATGTATGAAGCAATACGTATGGTTGAACTGGTCTAACATAGACTACAAGAAACATCCATATCGTAATAGTTACAAAAGTCTACAGGGTTCTTTCGAGTTCCCTGTAGATCGCTTTGGGATTACGAAAGGTGCTCTTGAGATTCCTTGTGTAAACATGGTGAAGGATCCTGTATACAACTTGAACAATATCACCAAAGACTTCAAGGACAGATACTATGATGCCTTCGCTATCGCAGCTGACAACGTATACTCTACAGTTGGATGCCGTACTATTCATGTTCTATACAGCGGTGGTATTGACAGCATCTGTGTGTTGGCTGCTCTTCAGCGCCATAAGGATTACGATCGTCTCGTTGCTGAGGGTCGTTTCAAAATCTCGATGACGACTGCTAGTATCGAGGAATGCCCAAGCATCTTCTACAATAGAATCCTTGGTAATGTGCCAATTCAGGTTCTTAACTACACAACTCTAATGTGCGACAAGGATGCCTTGTTAGTTACTGGTGATATGGGCGACCACATCATTGGATCAAGCGACATCCTGGGGATTGTTGGGTATTCTGACTATGATAGTTCTCAGCCTTGGAACACTCTTATCCCGCACATCGTCAAAGAACCAAGCAGTAATCTGTACATGGATATGCTGATGATTGCTAAGAAGAACGCACCGTTTGATATTGTATCTGCCAATCAACTTATCTGGTGGGCGAATCAGTGTTATGCTTTTCAAGACGACTTGGTCAAGCCATGGTATTGGTCACGTTACCAAGATTATGCTGAACTTGCTACTCAAAGAAAGGTGTTCCGCTTCTTCTACGATGATGCGTTTGTTTCATTCACGCATGAGTATATGTCAACAAACCCAAAGTACAAGAACTACCATGAGTGTAAGGAATGGGCAAGAAGTTACGCAGTTAATCACTTCAAGATAGATTCTATTCTCAGTAAAGAGAAGGTGTTCAGCCAACGCCTAACCTTGAGACTGGCAGAGAAGTCACAAATTTACATGGATGATGGACTTATCCGTGGTGGGAATTATAATGAAACCGTATAGTTTTAGATGCCTTGTAGATCAAGTAACAGGACAGATTGTTTGGATGACATTCAATGAATCCGCTGAGGTGCCAATCATTGACCCAACACTAAACTACTATCGCTACAATGGATCAACGAACATTAGCGTGTGGAGTGCTTATGCGACTTACGAACTGTTTCTCGACGAAGACGGTAAGACCTTAGTCGTTAAACCTCGTGGTGAGATTGACACACGCATACAGACTATCAGAGCAAAGTATGTTACAATTGATCTAATCAACGCAATCATCAAGGTTCATTACGAGAGACAGGGATTCCCAGAAGGATCTATCTATCGTAGAATTGACACCTCAAGCAAATGGGTTGGTGTTCTTGCTGAGATGCATTCTTGCTCAACTGAGGATGCTGCTACTTTGCTTGACTTTAAGATCTCTGAGTTTAAGAACACGGAGTTTATGTTAGAGTCGCGCAAGATGATGATGGTTCAGAAGTTGAAAGAAGCTGAGTGTTTCGCGGATGTTGCTGGCGTTTATGCCAAATATACATCGTTGTTCTTCAATATAAATAGGAAGGATCTGATGGCGATTGATTCCATCAGAGGCGAACTATTATGAGGATACTATGGCAGAAAACACAAGCGAATTACAGGGGACTGATTGGTTCTCTAGATTGAAGAACCCACAGGGTGGTGGTATGGATACCGCTACTGCCGAAGGTGCGCCAAAACCACCAGCGGAGACCCCAGCAAATGTGGCTCCACAACAATGAACCTTTCGAAGATGCTGGCAAATGGTATGGCTTCATCTACGAAATTACGAATAATCTGACTGGTAAGAAATACATCGGTCGAAAATACTTCACTGAAGCCAAGACTCGTCAAGTCAAAGGCAAGAAGAAACGAACTCGCGTAGAGAGTAATTGGCGTGACTACTGGGGTTCAAGCAAGTCGCTTACTGAAGACATAGAGAAACATGGTGTTGAGAACTTCTCGAAGAAGATCCTGATGCTATGTGAGACTCGTGGCAATACCAACTATTGGGAAGCAAAATTCCAATTTGACAATAATGTTCTTTTGAGCGATAATTACTATAATGAATGGATTATGGTTAAAACTCACAGGAAACACATAAAGAAATGACATACCTACTATACTCTTGCGGATTCATGTTATCCGCAGTAGCAGCGTATTACTCCGTAATGGGTCTCATTGCTATCTTCTCGACAGCAATCATTCCTATCGCGATCATGGGTTCGGTTCTGGAAATCAGCAAGCTGGTATCAGCAAGTTGGCTTTACAGAAACTGGAACACAGCACCTAAGATGTTGAAGTACTACTTCACCGTTGCGGTAACAGTATTGATGCTACTAACATCAATGGGTATCTTCGGATACCTGTCGAAAGCGCACTTGGACCAAGCAGTTCCTACGGGAGATGTTGCGTCTCAGGTCGCAATTCTCGACGAGAAAATAAAAACAGAAAAGGAAAATATTGATGCAGCTCGTAAAGCACTTACTCAACTGGATTCGCAAGTCGACCAAACCATCTCAAGAACCACAGAAGCCAGCGGAGCCGATCGCGCCGTTGCCATCCGTAGAGGACAAGCCAAAGAAAGAGCAAGTCTCCAAGCCGAAATCGCAACCTCGCAAGCCAAAATCGGCAAGCTCAGAGAAGAACGCGCCCCAATCGCCAGCGAGCTCCGCAAAGTCGAAGCCGAAGTCGGTCCGATCAAATACATCGCAGCCTTAATTTACGGCGACACCCTTGACGATACGTTACTCGAAAGTGCAGTTCGTATCGTCATCTTGTTGATCATCTTCGTGTTTGATCCACTTGCGGTTCTGTTGTTAATCGCAGCAAGTCGTGAGTCAATGCTAAAGCATAAGATTGAGGAAGTTGAACCAGAGCCAATCTATGTTGCTGATGTAACAATGCCAGAACCCGATTATCCTCATGTCTATCCAGACATGAGTGTCTGGAAGGATGTTGTCGAACAGCTAAGTAAAGAACGTGAAGAACCAGAAGTCGAAGTTGAAGCTGCGCCTATCATTGAGCCACCAATTGAGCAGGTCTTCTTTGAAGCTGCGAAAGAACAGGCTAAAGAGTTAGACGAGACTGCTACCATTGACTGGGAGATTGCTCAGCCACCAAAAGAAACTCCCGATGAGTTTACTAAGGTTGTTCAAGAGTATTTCCACCCAGAAGACGAAGCTAAGGAAACGATGCTTTATGTGAACGAAGAACCTGAACCATCTTTTGTGTTGAACCCTGACTTCAATCAGAAGGATCCGTTCATGGAGAAGCCAAGACCGAAGGTCATGCCCGACTCGAGAACTGAGAATCGTTAAGAAATAACCCTACTTCGTGTAGGGTTTTTCGTTTTAAGGCTTGACATTTATTCAAGTATCAGGTATAATTGGTGCTTAAATGGAGAAAATAATGAAAATCGGCGTATGTTCTGACCTACACTTGGAGTTCGCAGACTTGTTTCTGACGAACGACGAAGGCGTCGACGTGCTTGTTTTGTCTGGCGACATTCTTGTTGAGTGCGACTTAGACATGCGCGATCGTCGCCAGAGCGAACTAGGTTTTGCTCGCCATCGGTCTGAGCGATTCCATGACTTCTTCAGCCGTGTTTGTTTTCAATTCCCTCAGGTAATCTATGTCATGGGTAACCATGAACATTATCATGGCGACTTCGCTAAGACTTATTTGGAATTGAAGCGCAAATTGGCCGAGCACGATAACCTTCACATCCTCGATAAAGAGTGCGTGAAGCTCGGCGATGTTACATTTATCGGAGGCACCCTTTGGACTGACATGAACAAGGAAGATCCTCTTACCATGTTTCATATCAAGAAGATGATGAACGATTTTCGCTGTGTCATCAACAGCAATCAGATAGTCAACTATCGTGCCGAAGTTCTTGTTGATAAACCAACAGGTATGAGTGATGAAGAATTCATGGCACTACCCGCTGAGAAGCGAACCAAGATGGTGTTCAAAGAACGTGTTGCCACATTCAGCCCCACCGATGCTGTTGAAGACCATCGTAAGATGCTAGGTTACGTCGACAGTGTTATTGCTGGTAACCATGATACTAAGTATGTTGTCTGTGGCCACCATACTCCAAGTCATCAAAGTATGCATGATAAGTATCGCGGCGACGACTTGATGAACGGTGGTTACCACAGCGACTTGTCTGAGTTTATCTTGGATCGTCCGCAAATCAAATTATGGACACATGGCCATACGCATGAAGTTTTTGACTACATGATCGGCGACACTCGCATCGTTTGTAATCCACGTGGTTATCATGGCTACGAAGAAGTTGCTGATAATTTTAAATTGAAGGTGGTTGAAGTATGAGTATGTATACACCAAACAAATGGATGGTGATCAAAATCAATAGCAAGAACCCACACTACCGTGTGTTCGCATCGTGGAGTGGTGGTTACCTTGGTGGTGATTCTTGGAAGTTGAATTCTGGAATTACCAAAGCTACTCTTGTTGATGGATTCTATCACTTCGAAGGAAGTTCTGGTTCTGTTTACAAGTGCCGCGAGGGTATGTACGGTGGCACAGGGTTTTCATATGGTGTTCTTAATGGTATGATCAAAGACGCTAAAGCGACCAGCGATGTTGATATCGATGTGCTACCAGCAGAAACAAATTTTCTAGAGTTAAACTATGAATGACATCTTACTAAACACATGGGGATGGATTAAAGATGACTACCGAACTCACCCTGTTCGATTTTGTATTGAGCTTCTTGCTTGGGCTATCTCTATTGGCTGCTCTCTCACGATGGCAGTCACAGTCCCCAATCCTCCTCTTATCGTATTATATCCTATCTGGATTAGTGGGTGCTCTCTTTACGCTTGGGCTGCTTATAGCAGGAAATCGTTTGGGATGCTTGCTAACTACATCTTGTTAACAACGATCGACACCGTCGGTCTATTCAGAATGCTATTCTAAGGAGAATCAAATGGCAAAACCAAAACAAAAACGCCCCGAAGGTAACTGGACACCAACAGTTCTGAAGGCTGACAAAAACTTTCGCATGTCGAAGCAGACAAAGCGCCTGTTGGCTCTGATGTCATTCCCATCTGCTGAGCTGCGTAACAGCTATCGCCGTGCGATGATCAACGCTCAGTTGGCTTCGGAAGCTGCAGCTCGTGCACCTTTGGGTGGCAAGAAAGATCGAGAAGATGTATCCGCATGAGATAGATCATGCCTCGTCGAAAGTTCTTGAAATCGTAGGACTTGACAAAAATACCTTCGACGAGGTAAAATATAAACAGTTGCGAAGTTTCCTAGAGGCTCTCGCAGCTGTTCACTATTCAAAAGGACATGATGATGGCTACTCGCTCTCCGCTGGTTATTCCCGCAAGTAAACCAAGAAATTGGATTGCTAAGGATTTGCGCACACCCAAGTATCGTGCACGTATCGAAGAGTGTAAGAAGAAATACACACGCAAGGAGAAGCATCGTGACGCCTATTAAACAACATGAAATCCATGAGCATCTAGAGATTGATCATGGTAGCATTACAACTTATGTGAACGTCTTTGGCGAAGACGACTATACACACATGATCATCGGTCGTACTGACAATGAAGGATTGCACATCCATAATAAGATGGAGTTCTTCTTCGAAGATGAGCAACTCGATGAGCTTCTTTACTTCTTCACGGAATTGTCAAAGAAGGTTCGCGCAAAGCGTACTCAAGACCAATTAACTGATGTTGTAAAACAATGGGTGGCCACTGATGGAAATGATTGAAATTCTATTTTTAGTCTTGATCGCGTTCAATGTGTATTGGGCATGGGTCAATATTCGCGCAGCCATGGCTCAGAGAGCAGCACGTCAAGAGATTATGGAGAATATTCAAGAAGCCTACGAACGCTTCAAGAATATCATCATCATGCGCGTAGAGAAGCATGACGACATGCTCTATGTCTACAATCAACATACCAATGAGTTCATCTGCCAAGGCAAAACCCTTGAGGAAGTGAACGAGAACTTTGGTATCAAATATCCCAATCGTCAAGCCTTGGTCGACGAGGGATCGGAACTGTTATTTAAGGAGAAGATGAATGTCGCAAAATGAGATCGTTGATATTGACTTTGATGAGGTTTTGTCAAAGCAAGAAGAGCAACGTATTAAGGATGAGCTGAACCATCCGAACTTTAAAAATTGGTTCAAGGGTTTGCTTCATGAATGTGAAGTCAATCTGATTTTCTACAAGAAGTCTGGTGAAGAACGACACATGCGTTGTACTCTTCAGGAGTCAGAAATCCCTGCTGACAAGCAACCAAAGGGGACTGGTAAAACTACCAGTGGCGATACTGTGTCTGTGTTTGACACTGAGATCCAAGATTGGAGATCTTTCCGCTTCGACTCGATCAAAGAATTCGAGTACGACTTGCCTGAAGACTCTGAGTATCCTCCACATCCAGAGCCAGTGTTCTTAGACGCTGCTGGTGTTGAGTACGTTTCGGCTGCTGAGTTGTCCGAAGAAATCAAGAACGCAATTGTTGGGGAATAATATGACTGAGAATAACACCATATCAACTATCGCAGGTATCGTAGCGGTTGCTCTGATTGGAAGCCTCACATATTTCCATGTTGTTGAAAGTAATAACAACAAAGAAATCATTACTCGCGCAATTGAGCGCGGTCTTGATCCAATCAGCGCAGCGTGCGCATCAAAGATTGGAACTCAAAGTTCAGCCGAAATTCGTGCTACGTGCGAAAAGATGGCTATCATCAAAGGAAAATAATGAAGACTGTAAAAATTAAAGTCAAGGATCTCTTGGCTCACTTGAAGAAGAACCGTGCTAATCATAAAACACAGTACGAAGAACTGATGACAGATTATCGTACTGCTGTTATTGATGGGTTCAAAGCAAAGCTGAAGGCTGCGCAAAAGAACGAAGACGTTGACCACACAATTCGTGTTGTTCGCCCAGACGACTTTACATCATCATACGATCAAGCTATCGCGATGTTAGAGTGGACAACTGACACTGAAGTCGAACTTGATCAACATGAGTTCACACAATACGTCCAAGATAACTGGACATGGAAAGTTGGCTTCGCAGCTACTCAACGTGCCTACGGCAAAGGAATGTAATCATGCAATACGTCTTAATCCTCGTCCTCGCGATCGTCCTGATCATCTGCGGTCCATTGGCTACCATCTGGGCATTGAACACTTTGTTCCCAGTTTTGGCCATCCCGTTCACGGTTGACACATGGCTGGCAGCTTTCTTGCTTGGTGGAGCCTTGACTGGCGCGACTTTCAGCAAGAAATAAAACGCTTGACAAATAAACTCTTTTCAGGTATAATATATACTTGAAAGGAGTCTACTATGACTATGAACGCAGCTGAAAAGCGCCAGAAAATTATTGACCGCGCAAGCGGCAAGACTGATGAACCTATTATCAGTTCGGAAGCCAATTCACGTTATCAGGTACAACTGATGAGTGCGCTGAATTGGTATGCCAAAGAAGCCGATTCCAAACAGCGAAAGGCTTGGGCTCTCTCTTACTTCAAGAAACAGAAGAATCAAGAGTTGGTCGATCATCTATCAGAAATTGGTGACTGGGAATTCCATTCGTTGGGTGTCCTTTGTCGTCTCAAATCTCGTGGCTCGTTCTTGTCTGAACAGCATGAGAAGTACATTGACTCACGCGCAACAGAACTGTTGAAGATGCCATTGCCTAAGAAAGTTGTTGTGGCTGCAGCCCCTGTTCCGACAGGTCCATCCATTCAAGAACGCATCCTCGAAAAGTCTAAAGAGATTGCTGGTGACATCGATGGTCAGATTGATGAGTTTATTGCGACAGGTTGTCCAGCAAACTACAAGATGTCATTCAACGGTATGACTGCGCCGATCGCGAAGTATGTGTCCTCGTACATCAAGCCAACCCTGACTGAAGTTCAGGAAGCCATTGATGGTGAAGACGAGCAGTTGGTTGAGGGCTACTCAAACTTTACAAAGCCACAGTTGAAGCGATTCGCTAACCTGTTGCAGTCGATTGTTGAGAAGTCTGAACAAGCCAAGAAGATTATCCGTAAGCCTACAGTTCGCAAGGCAAAGCCAGCTGGTGTTATCGTTGCTAAGATGAAGTTCAAAGCAGAAGATACCGAGCTTGGTTTGAAGTCAATCTCAGCCCCTTCGATTGTTGGTGCTGACGAGTTGTGGGTCTACAACACAAAGTATCGTAAGCTGATGGTGTATCGTGCTGCCTCTGGTTTGTCTCTGACAGTCAAGGGTACTTCGATCCTGAACTACGATACAACTAATTCGGTCTCTAAGACCCTACGTAAACCGAAGGAACAGTTGACTCCGATGCTTGCTATGACCAAGCGTCCGCTGTCTGCAGCTTTCAAAGCTGTGAAGTGTAAAGAGGCAACTCCCAATGGTCGCATTAATGAAGAGTGCATTTTGTTTAAGGTATTCCAATGATTTTACTTGATTACAGCCAAGTGGCACTCGCAGCTATCCTGACATTTCAACGCGACTTGAAGGGCGATGACCAAGAGAAGATTATCAACTTGATTCGACATGTAACCTTGTCGTCAATTAAAACATACAAGAAGAAGTACGGAAAAGAATATGGCCAAATTGTTATATGTTGTGATGGTCGCAAGTATTGGCGTCGGGACATTTTCGAGCATTACAAAGCCAACCGTAAGAAATCTCGAGACGCCAGCGATCTACCGTGGAAACTGATCTTCGATACGTTGTCTGCCATGCGCGACGACATCGCTAAGAATTTTCCTTACCGTGTTATTCATCTGGAGAACGCAGAAGCTGATGACATCATTGCGGTGATGGCTAAGTGGACGCAGACTAACGATCTCGTTGAGCAAGGTTTGTTCACTGAGCCACAGAAGGTTATGATTCTTTCATCTGACCACGACTTTATCCAACTGCAGAAGTGGGACAACGTCAACCAGTATTCTCCAAATACTAAGAAGTTGATCAAAGCCAACGCAAAGGAATTGCGTGAGAAACGCATCACTCACATTGTTAAGGCAAGTGATGATGGTATTCCAAACATTCTGAGCGCCGATGACGTGTTTGTCAAGGGCGAACGTCAGAAGACTGTGAGCGCCAAGCGTCTTGAGGAATTCCTTGAGAAAGGTATTGACGCATGCCGAAACGATGAAGAGATTCGTAACTGGCATCGTAACGAACGCTTGATTGATTTTGAATTCATCCCCAAAGAGATTCAAGATTCAATTGTGCAGACTTATCTAAATAATCCACCGACAGGTGATAAGATGACAGCCATGAAATATCTCATGGAACATCGTTGCCGTTTACTACTCGAAGAAATTGAGGACTTTTAATGAACCGTAATTTGAACTACATGCCAGAGATCCTAGACGCATTGACTAAGGATCCAAAGAAAGCAGCTGCATACAAAGAGGACTTTGCTTTTAAGACCATCTTGAAGTGTGCTTTTGACAAAGACTATGCCTTTGCCTTGCCTGATGGAGCGCCACCATTTAAACCAGCTGAGCAGCCTTTGGGTATGACAACAGCTAACCTGCGTAGCGAAGCTCGTCGTTTCTACATCTTTACAAAGTTCAGTGATGTGCAGCAACGCCTTCGTCGTGAACAATTGTTTGTTCAGATTCTTGAATCGATCCACCCTTCAGAAGCCAAAATCTTAATCGCTGTGAAGGATCAACAACTTGATGCTTTGTATCCAAAGATTACGGCTGAATTCGTCAAGGCCAATTTCCCTGACGTATTGCCAGAAGGAACGGTGGTCGCCGAACCAGCAAAAAAAGCGCCAGTGAAGAAAGTAGCGAAGAGTGCAACAAAAGTGGATTGATGCGTATTTGGACATGGCTGAGAGGTTCGCCCAACTCAGCTATGCCAAGCGACTCCAAGTCGGAGCAATTGTGGTCAAAGAACATCGAGTTATCTCGATTGGGTATAACGGAACGCCCGAAGGCTGGGACAATGCCTGCGAATTCCAATACACTAACCCACAATCTAAAATCACTACTACGCATACGAAAGACGAGGTGATTCATGCGGAAGCGAATGCGATTACGAAGCTCGCTCGCGATGGTCAGTCTGGTCGTGCTGCTGATTTATTCTGTACTCATGCTCCTTGCATTCAGTGTGCCAAGTTAATTCATGGCGCTGGAATTAAGAAGGTTTACTACAGGCACCAGTATCGCGATGACGCTGGTATAAAATTCCTTACAAAGGGCGGTGTAGAGGTCGTACAAAGTGCTTGACATTTAATCCAAATTAGGGTATAATTACATTATGAAAACAGTGAACTCCATCCTTGAAGAAGTAGGCGCCAACGCCTCCCGCAACTTTAAAATCGAAAAGCTGACTGAACATGCGGGGAACGAAGTTCTTCGCAATGTTGTTTTTCTAGCCAACGATCCTTTCACACAATTTTACATTCGTAAGATTCCCGAGTACACTCCCAACACTGGCGAAGGCATTTCGCTCAAGTTCGCACTCGATTCCCTCTTTGACCTTTCCTCTCGTCTTGTTACAGGCAACGCCGCTATCGCACATCTCAAAGGTATTCTTGAGGCTTTGACTTCAGAAGATGCCAAAGTGATTGAGAAGGTTATTCAGAAAGACCTGCGTGCTGGATTCACTTCTGGCACGGCAAATAAGATTTGGCCAGGACTTGTGCCTGAGTATCCTGTGATGCTGTGTTCGCCGTTCGAACAGAAGCTGGTTGACAAAATTAAATTTCCAGCATACGCGCAGTTGAAAATGGATGGTATGCGTTTCAACGCTATCGTTCGTGAAGGTAAGTGCGAATTCCGCAGCCGTAACGGTAAAGAAATCCTGTTGCTTGGTAACTTGGAACAAGAGTTTATTAAGTTGGCTGGTGACAGCGACATGGTCTTTGATGGTGAGTTACTTGTCAAGATCGACGGTAAGATCGCCGATCGTCAAACAGGTAACGGCATTTTGAACAAAGCAAACAAGGGCACTATCTCTGCTGCTGACGCTGCGAAGGTTTGCGCTACTGTTTGGGACTTGATTCCTTACGTTCAGTTTATCAGTGGCCACTGCCCAACGCCTTACCGTGCTCGCTATGCGACTCTGTTAATGATGCCAATGCCAGAGAAGATCGCGTTGGTTGAAAGCACAGTTGTTGAAGACTTAGAATCTGCTCGTGCTATCTTCGAGAAGTATCTCGAAGCTGGTCAAGAAGGTATCATCCTGAAAGACCCAACAGGAATCTGGGAAGACAAACGCTCCAAGGGTCAAATCAAGTTCAAAGGCGAACTCGAATGCGACCTGAAGATTGTAGGTATCGAAGAAGGTACAGGTAAGTATGCTGGTATGCTCGGCGCTTTGATTCTCGAATCGGACGATGGAGTTATTAAGGTTCGTGCTGGCTCTGGCTTCTCCGATGAACAGCGTAAGCAAGGTAAGGAAGTTATCGGCAAGATCGCTGCTATTAAGTACAACATGCGAAGTGTTGATAAACAAGGTAAACAAAGCCTGTTCTTGCCAATCGTACTCGAGATCCGAGACGACAAGGACGAGGCTGATTCTAGCGAGAACATTAAATGAAAGTTGTAATCAACCGTTGTTTCGGTGGCTTTGGCCTTTCCCATGAGGCGATTATGAAGTATGCTGCCCTTGCGCAGATTGACATGATTGCTGTTGAGAAAGACCCAACCAGCACGATGATGCCGTATGAGTATTACGTTGGTAAGGTTTCCGATGAGACCTACTGGAGCGAATATGAACTCTCACGTACTGACCCGAGTCTGATCAAAGTTGTTGAGCAAATGGGCGAAGCTGCTAATGGATGGGCTGCAGAGTTGACAGTTGTAGAAATTCCTGACGATATCCTGTGGCATTTGAGCGAATATGATGGTATCGAGCATATTGCCGAAGACCATCGAACTTGGAGATAAGATGAACGAAAACGACGAAGTTGAATTTGAGAAACTGTATACCACTATCCGTGGTCAGTTTGATGAGCTTGCCTATAAAGAAGGCATCAATCCTATGCATATCTTTGGTGTGTATCTAGGCATCATGGCTCAAGAGTTTAAAGAACACGCTTCTAAGGAAGACTTCGACAAATTCTTGACGCAAATGCTTGATGTTGAATGGACAGAAAGAACGGTGATGTGATGGACGAGTTGCAAGAATACGATGAATTTGAGAAGCGCATGACTGAGAAGTATCCACAAATGTTCAGTGGATACTACGGTGGTTTTGCCTGCGGCAAAGGCTGGTGGCCAATCATTGAAGTGCTTTGTGCAAATATCCAGTCTCATATTGACTGGCGCAATAAGAAAGACCAAGTTGTAGAACAGGTTGTTGTTGCCCAAGTTAAAGAGAAGTTCGGTGGACTTCGTTTCTATTATGATGGTGGCGATGATCACGTTCATGGTATGGTTCGAATGGCAGAAGCATGGGCTGATCGCAGCTGCGAAACCTGTGGTAATATTGGTACTCGTCGTGGTGGCGGATGGATCCGCACCCTTTGTGACGAACACGCGAAGGATATTCCAAGTGTCTAAAACAGTATGGGTTCTTGTTGAGACGGTATCTTCATTCCGTCATCGTTACATGGTGGAAGCGCCAGAAGGATGGCCAGAGTTCGCTCTGGATGATGTTGCTATGGAGACTGCTAAAGAGTTTTCCCAAAAGCACATCGGCGAACTCATCACATCGCATCGTGTTGTTACTGAGCAAGAAGCATTGGCTCTCTGCGATATTGACAATGATTATTTTATTGGAAGAACTGCTGAACAAAAGATTAAGGCGTTCTTCACAAAAGAAGGAGAGACAAGAGATGTCTAAAGTATTCGATAATGTATCAACATTCCTGAAAGCCTGTGGTCAAGAGTACCCTGATGCTCCAACTGCTGAAGTCACTGACTTGGCAAACTTGTACAAGAAATTGATCAAGGAAGAAACAGAGGAATTCTGGGAAGCTGTTGAAGCAAATGATGACAAAGAACAACTCGACGCATGCTTTGACATGATGTGGGTTATCGTTGGTTACATGCATTCGCGTGGTTGGGATTGTTCGGCTGCATGGGACGAAGGCGCAAAGTCAAACTTGGCAAAGATTGACGCTACCACAGGCAAGGTTATCCGCCGCGAAGATGGCAAAATCATGAAACCAGAAGGTTGGCAGAAGCCTGACTTCAGCAAATTTATTGCTTGACATTAATGCTGCTTCGAGGTATAATAGAGGTATGATAACACTTTACTTAGATATGGATGGAGTCCTCGCCGATTTCCATAAGGCTTACTATCGCGATCGAGTTCGCGACGGTTCATGGGATCGCGTGCGTTTCCGTGAAATGGTAATGCAAGGTAAGATTTTTGAAGACCTCGACAAGATGCCTCAAGCAGAATCGCTTCTGAATTTTGCGGTCGAACTTCAGCAAGACTTTGGTATTGACGTTGAGATTCTTACTTCGGTTGGAACCTTTGATGTCGACCAAGGCGCTGAAGCCAAGATCCAAAAACAGAAGTGGTTGATGAAGAACGGAATTGGTTGGAAAGCCAACTTCGTTCGCACCAAGCATGAGAAGGCTCAGTATGCCACGCCGAAAACTATTCTTGTTGATGATTCGATTGGTTGTATCACTCCCTTTACCACAGCTGGTGGTCATGGTATTCTTCATGATGACGAACGTCACGGCGATACCATCTTCACGTTACATCGCACTGTCCACGCAATTCGAGCATTCAAGTTACTATGAATATCTTTTATCTTCACGCTAACCCAAAAATTTGCGCTCAACAACACGTAGACAAACACTGCGTAAAAATGATTCTCGAGTATGCTCAACTATTATCTACTGCACACCGTTTCCTTGATGGTACTGAGTCTATTGTTATGTCAGAGTCTGGACGAAAGAAAAAGACCTGGACTTTACCTGACTTTCGCGATTCTGTACTTTACTCTGCTACTCACATCAATCACCCTAGTGCTATTTGGGCCAGACGAGGTCGCGAAAACTATATGCACCTCTACAACATGTTCATCGAGTTGTGCGCAGAATACACCCATCGATACCACAAGATCCATAAATGCGAGTCGATGAAAGATACGCTCGCTCTCGTGCCGAATAATATTGGTAAAGAGTTCTTCACACAACCAACACCAGCCATGCCTGACTACTGTAAGGTGCCTGGAGATTCTATCGCTTCTTACAGAAATTACTATATACAAGAGAAGTCTAGAATGGCTGTTTGGAAAACAAGACCCACACCTGATTGGTATATCACATGATTATTGGACCATCATACATTAACAAGCATGATACAATGTACCCAAGTTCTGCCTACCTCTTTGATAGAAAAGAGATTGGAGACCTTGGGTCTTTTCACACTAATGCTATCTCAAACACGTACGGATATGTGTTTGATGGCGAGCTAACCTTACCGAACAACAAGATTGTTTCGGCTGGTGAATACTTTTCTCTTTGGTCATTGTACGCAGAGCAAATTAGCTACACTGGCAAGGTCGCGATCTTTGATCGAATCGGTTTCAAAGGTCAGAACGTAATTGGTGGGCCACTAGAAGACAAAGGACGCTTGTCATACATTGATGGCTGTTCAGATTCATTGCTAATCTATCCTCCACGCATGGGCGACCCTTCGCTCAACATGCTACATTTTCCACCAAACACTAAGCAATCATTCCACACTCACCCAAGCATTCGCTTTGGTATTGTTGTCAGTGGTTTTGGTTATGCTGCATTGATGGATGGTGAGGAAGAACAAAGCATTCGTCTCGAGCCAGGAATGTTATTCTGTATTGAAGAGCAAGAGAAGCATCGTTTCGTAACAGACACAAAAGAGATGGTGGTGTTAGCGTATCACCCAGATGGCGATTGGGGTCCAACTGATCACAATCATACTATGCTAAACCGCACTTACCTGACTAAATAAAAATATGCCTACCTATACTTTTAGAGACAAAAACACTGGTGAAACTTATGACAAGTTCATGAGTATGAGCGCACGTGAAGAATTCTTACTAGAGAACCCCAACATAGAAACAGTGATCGGAGCAGTAGCAACGATTCGCGACACGCCAAAGTTGGATGGCGGTTTTAGGGAAGTCCTACAAAAGATTCATGAACGTACAGGTGGCAGCAACCTGAAAGACAGGATCCGATAACAACTAAACTGGAGTACGCATGGCAAGAAAAGCACCAACAACAGAAAGTGCCGTGAACGAGGGAAAATTAGAGAAGCGATTACATGTGAACAATTCGCTGAAAGTAAGAATAGACGATCTAAAGACGTTTGATCCATTAACCCAAAATCAAAAATTATTTTTTGATGCGTACAAAAGAGGAGACTACTTCGTAGCACTACATGGCGTAGCTGGTACTGGTAAAACTTTTTGTGCTTTGTATAAAGCCATTGAAGAAGTGCTCGATAAGAGCAATCCCTTCAACAAAATTATTGTGGTAAGATCGGCGGTTCAATCCAGAGAGGTTGGCCACTTGCCAGGTGATGTGAATGAGAAGATGGAAATCTATCAACAACCATATCGCCAAATCTGCGAAACCTTGTTTGGTCGTAAAGACGCTTGGGATCGCTTAGAAGAACAACATCATATCGAGTTCATTTCTACATCGTTCATTCGTGGTATGTCATTTGATGACGCTATCATTATTGTCGATGAGATGCAGAACTTGACCTTTGAAGAAATCGATACCGTTATGACTCGTGTCGGATATCGATCTAAAATTATTTGGTGTGGCGACTATCGTCAAACCGATTTGAACAAGAAGAAGAACGACGTCACTGGAATTTTAAAATTCTTTGACATCGCTCAACACATGAGCGCATTCACTCGTATTGAATTTACGGTTGACGACATTGTTCGTTCATCCCTCGTGAAAGAGTATATTATGGCAAAGATAAGATACGACGATTACGAAGGACGATAAATGTCTATTACCCTAGAGCTACTACAAAACATTGCTCCACAAACAAAAGTATCGAAGCTAGAAGGTTTCGTTGAAGGACTACAAGAAGCATGTGACAAATTTGAGATTAACACTCCAAGTCGTCTAGCATGTTTCCTTGCTCAAGTCGGTCACGAATCTGGCGGCTTTAATGCTGTTAAGGAAAACCTAAACTACAGCGCGGCTGGTCTTACTGGAACTTTCCATAAGTATTTCCCTACGCTTGAGTCTGCTCATGCTTATGAGCGTAACCCAGAAATGATCGCCAACCATGTCTATGCTAATCGCATGGGTAATGGTGATGAGCATTCTGGTGATGGATTCAAGTACCGTGGTCGTGGGTTGATTCAATTGACTGGTCATGACAATTACCATGCCTTCGCTGAAGACTTGGGTCTTGAGATTGACGAAGCGATTGAATACCTTGAGACTTACGAAGGCGCTGCTATGTCCGCTGCTTGGTTCTGGTGGAAGAATAACCTGAACGATTGGGCAGATAAAGAAGACATGGTAACACTTACTAAGAAAATCAACGGTGGTACTATTGGTCTTGAAGACCGCATCCACCACTTCGCTTCTGCGAAACAAGCATTAGAAAACTTAGCATAAATGTTCCAACATATACATCATGAACTCGTTAGTCTACCGCGAATTGATACACCAGAGGGAAGGTATTACCAGACACCAGACGGTAAAGCCTATCCCTCGGTAACAACTATCACTGGACAACTCGGCAAGGAAGCCATCATTGCGTGGCGTAAGAAGGTTGGTAATGAAGAAGCCAATCGTATTTCCTCAAGAGCTGCTGCTCGTGGAACTCGAATCCACAAACTATGCGAAGACGTTCTTAATAACAAGACCGTCGACGCTGGTTTCTTCGATGCTCCACTTTGGGTAGATATGCGTCCACTTCTCAACGACATTACAGAAGTACATGCTCTTGAGAAGCCCCTTTACTCGCATCACCTAAGAACTGCTGGCACCGTAGATTGCGTTGCTAAGTATCGAGGGAAGATGTCCATTGTTGACTTTAAGACTTCGAAGCGTTTGAAGACTAGAGAAGACATTAGCAACTACTTCATGCAATGCGCAGCTTATGCTGTTGCGTTTGAAGAAAGAACTGGCATTGCCGTATCTCAGTTAGTCATTCTCATGGGAGTTGACGATGAAGCGCCGCTCGTGTTTATTGAGAAGCGTGATGACTGGATCGGTCAATTTTTACAACTCCGTGATTTATTTGAAAGAAACAAATGAAAGTATTGAAATTCCAAGCAAGCTGGTGTGGTCCATGCCAAGCATTGAGTATGACTCTTAATGAGTTGACAGAGCAAGCCATTCTTATCGAACCAGTTGATATTGACGAGAACATGGAGATGGCTCGTAAGTATGGTGTTCGAAGCGTCCCAACCCTTGTGCTGGTGGATGATGCAGGCACCGAAGTTCGACGTTCTGTGGGAGCCGTTACACTAGAGGCTTACAAGGCTTGGCTGGCTGAATAAATAGTCCTTGACATTAATACCGAATACGGGTATAATAGTGTCATGAATAGGAGAAAAGTGATGAAGAAGTTTCTAGTTTTACTGTTGGTTGGTTTGAGTTTTGCGGCTCAGGCTCAGCATTATCATGGTGATCATTTTCATCGCGGAGCCTACTACAACTGGGCTGCTCCAGCAATCATTGGTGGTGTTATTGGATACAGTATGGCTCAGCGCCCTACTACTGTAGTTGTCCAACAGCCACCAGTCTACGTTCAACAACAGCCAGTCTATGTTGATCGTCCAGGTATTCCTTACGGATACCGTTATGAGAATGTATTGGATGCGAACTGTGGCTGCTACCGAGTAGTCCTAGTTCCAAACTAATTGTTGTAATCCCTTCAAAGCGAAGGACTTCTGGACGCGGGTTCGACTCCCGCCATCTCCACCACAAGCGCATTGGCGTAGTATGAGTACTCTAAAACTCGACTGCGAAAATCTTAGTTCTAGTGTGCTTTTGATGGGGATGCCATGGTTTCGACAGGGGTAGATAGTAGAGACGGCAACACGGTAGGCGATGACCGTTAATCAAGCAAATCAAAATAAATGCAAACGAAAGTTCATTTTTGATGGCAGCCTAATCGGCACCATCTGAGTTTCGGTGGGTGTACTTGGAAACAGAAACACCTACCATTATAAATAATTACTTACATCATGAACACACAACTTGATTTACACACACAGGAGTTTACATGTCAAACATGTCACCGTTCGAAATTCGCCTCGAACTATTAAAAATGGCGAAGGAGATGCTCGTCGAGGATTACTACACCAAGAAAGAGCAAATCACAAACAGCTGGGCAACCGCAGTTGACTCAGCAAAGCAGACTGGTGCTACGCCACCTGATCATCCAGCGATGCCTGCTTATCCAAGCGAAGCCGAGATTATTGCTAAGGCAACTACTCTCAACGGGTTCGTCTCTCAAATCCCCACAGCTACACTAGAAAAGACTAAGAAGTCCACCTGATACGGGATCGGCGTGTGCCACAGCACACGCCTTAACTAATTAAGGAGATTGTTTTGAAATATCTAATTTCAATTCTCATTACCATATCATTGTTTGTTATGTTGCTCTTCTCGACAATTCCGTCAAGAGATATATCAACTGGTATCGTAAGTGTACCTTACCAAAATTTGACTGCTTCTGAAAAGAAAGAAGTCGACTGTCTCGCAGATAACATCTGGTATGAGGCTCGTTCCGAACCTAAAGATGGCCAAGTGGCTGTCGGTCTTGTCACTCTCAACAGAGTCAAGTCTAAGGTGTTCAACAGTAGTGTTTGCGGTGTCGTACATCAAAAAACAAAAACTACTTGTCAATTCACATGGCTATGCGAAGGTAAGAAAACTATCACCGCAAAGCAACGTGAACTGTATGAAGATGTCCGTGACATCGCTCTTTATGTATACTTCAATCATGCTGTGATTGAGGATCTTACTGGAGGGGCTATATACTATCATGCCGATTACGTGTCTCCTGGCTGGAAAAAGCTGAAGAAGACTACGAAGATCGGTCGCCATATCTTTTACACCGACCCGAAAGTGACTAACCTATGATGGAAAAACTCAATATCAACCTGAACGCAGGTGGTGATACCAAACAAAACTTCTTGTTGGTAATGGACGAAATTTCTTTGTCCTCTTGTAAGCAGATGGTCGAATGGATCTTTGCGTGTAACTTCAGCGAAGAGCAGTTTGATATTCTGAACCTTGTTATCTGTAGTCCAGGTGGCGATCTGAACGCAGCGTTTGCTGTTATCGACACCATGAAGGGCAGCTCTATTCCAATCCGAACTATCGGTCTTGGTCAAATTGCTTCTGCTGGTCTATCAATCTTCATGGCTGGTACAGCTGGTCAACGTATCCTGACACCAAACACTTCTATCCTCTCGCACCAATACTCATGGGGATCGTTTGGTAAGGAGCATGAACTTATTGCTCAGGTGAAAGAATTTGACTTGACTACGAAACGCCTGATCGCGCACTACAAGAAGTGCACTGGTCTTGAAGAAGACGTTATCCGTGAGAAACTGTTGCCACCACAGGACGTTTGGCTAAGTGCTGCTGAAGCAAAGAAGCTGGGTGTTTGTGACGTTGTGAAGGACTTATACTAATGAAATGGCTCAAGTACTCTGGCATCTTCATCACCATTGTTGTCAATCCATTCCATTGGCGACTTGGTCTTGACTATGGTAAAGATGAACTGTGTGGACCAAACAGCTGGACAGGCAAGTTAAACTTACTGTTCCTTGGTATTCATGTAGTATGGGATGATGGCGACTGGTAAGCCACCCAAAAGAAAAGCCCCTTTCGGGGCTTTTTGTCATTTAGAACCACAACCAAATACCTTGGGTCATCAGTAGTAGGGCTAGTCCACCCACACCCCAAGATCCCCAGTACATTCGCATATCAACTGCGATGATCGATGCAGACAACAGCACGATCGCAAGCTGGAACAACATACCAGAGAACGTCAGCCATGGGCTGTGTAGCTTGGCTTCATTACGGGCATCTTTAAGAGCTTGAGCTTTTGCCAACAATTCTTTCTTACCTTCTTTAGTCTTTGGGTCAGACTCATAACGATCGATCTTCTTTTGTAGCTCTGCTTTACGCTTTGGGTCTTTGGCTTCTTCGAGCTGTCCCTCAGCAATAGACTGCTTGATAGACTTAGCTTGGAAGAAGCTGTATGTGTCAGACGCTTCGATCAAGTTCGTCATCGCTTGACCACTGAACGAGTTAGCATAGTAGGTGTTAAGTGCTAGGAACAGCGCCATCACAACAATCACTAGACCAGCGCGGTCTTTGATAGCAGCTTCGCGTTCGCTGCGTGTAGGGGTCTTTTTAATTTCTTCTGTCATATCATTCCTTCGGTTTCTTAAACCAGTATGTTGTTTGTAGTACACGCATCACTGCGTCGCCTGTTGTGTTGTTTAGGCGAGCTGCCCACTCAACGAAATAGCACCAATCGCGTTCTGCGTCTTCTTGACCAGAAGCCCATGCTTGGTACATATGTTGTAAGTGACGTGAATCCATGTCAACCTCTCGTATTTATTTGATGAACATCAAGACTTTGGCTGTCACAACTGCGACCCCAACGACCAACATCATGAACACTGCCGCTACTGTTATAACGAAGATGGCAGCAAGCCCAACACCATAGCTCAACAGCGTATTCCATTTATTCTTTAGTTCTTGCATGTTAGCGCCCTGTCCAAACTTTCGGTGCAGCCTCTAATCTGCGTTGTTCTTCTGTCTTTGGAATCCACTCTGTTCCAAGCTGTGGATACTTTCTGATACGATCCTCAATAACGAAAGCAATCATTATACCCACGGCTGCACATACAACCACTGCAGCGATCCCAATGATCATTTCTGCCCACATTTTCTCTATTCTTTTTCGTCTTCTGATGGCTGCGGAGCGATCATTTCGCATCTGTTTTGCAATCAGGACACGCTGGGTAGCGCCCATCTGTTTCATCATCGCTTCTACTTCAGTGTAGAGAGCGCCAAGTTCTGGGGGAGATTGGTACACCATCAGCTCGCGAAGGTCAACTGACATCTGTTCTAGCTGCTTACGCATCAGTACGCGCTGAAGAGCACGTTTACCAAGAGAGGCGTCACCAGTGTATACTTCGTTTTCGGCGCGTCGCTCTTCTTCTTCCATGATGGCTAGGCACTTATAGAAGTTGTCGTAGTAAGCTCCAAGGTGTTCGCCGATCTCACGGTAGATACCCTCGTGTTCGCCAGAGTTGGCCTTCTTGTTTAGCTCAATGACTTCGTTCTTTTGACGAATGTATTGATTCTTCTGCTCTACGGTAGCAGGTTTTTCTGGTGGGTGGAGCTTGTGGAACTGATCATCAAGGTCTTTGAGAACGTCTTTGACTTCTCCAGCAGCACTCTTGATGTCTTTGTATAGCTTACACCCTGCCTTGACGGCAGAGACTGCGCCGTTCGCCAGCGCAAAGAGCGTTAATGGATCCATTTTCTTCTTATTGTTATCAGGAATCTCGAACATATTTAGGATTGTTCGGACTTTGACTTGACATTAATCCAGTGTAGTTGTATAATAACAGTGTTGGGTTTGATGTTAGGACTAAGTATAACCTTGGAGTCAGTAGGGTTATCTGCTTGACATTAAACATGAACTGAGGTATAATTGATCCATGATGAATGAAAGACAAACAGAGGTGATGCGAATCGCCCAAGAAGAGTCAGCTGAAATCATCCAAGCAATCAGTAAGGTTCTGCGTTTCGGTAAAGACAACTGTCATCCAGACAGCACTCAAACGAACGCTGAGCATCTAGCTGAAGAAGTTGGTGACATGCTGTGTATGATCGAACTACTGATCGAAACAAAGGTTGTTAGTGAGAGTCAGGTACAGAAGGCTGCGAGGTTGAAGCGCAATAAACTTCGGAAATGGTCAAAAATATTTTCCGAAAAAGATGAAAATTGTGCTTGACTGTTATAAATAAAAGAGGTATAATAGATACCTCTAAACGAATTAAGGATTTAATCTTCAATGTTACTCTGTCAAAGTTATCACCAGCCGATGAAAGCCACTTTGTGGTCTGGAGATACACGCACAGCAGTATCATTCGGCTCAAATCCAGAGATTAGTGTAGGGGTGTTAGAGGTATAAGAAGTCCAAACTTCAAACCAAAGCGCCCCAAGAGATGAAAGTCCTTGGGGTTTTTTGTTTTGTAGCTTGAATAACCTTACAGTTCGTAAGGTTATCGCTTGACAATAAATTGAATGTCAGGTATAATTGATGTTCTGATGTTGATAAGGTGCTAAAGTTAAAGACCCTACGGTTCGTAAGGTTACTAAAATTAGTGCTTGACTTAATTGATGACTTCAGTTATAATTGAGGTTCTGATGTGATGTGCTAAGATTGAAGTGCGAAAATTGCTGAATTGCTATGAACTTCGAAAATAGTGCTTGACATTATAACAGAAATAAGGTATAATTCTTAGTTCTGATGTTCTTTAAAAATTTATCGCCATGTGCACGATTCGTCTATCGGTTAGGACGCTGCCCTTTCAAGGCGGAAAGACGAGTTCGATTCTCGTATCGTGTACCATATTAAAGCGTATTGGGTTACCAATACCAGTAGGTGGCTATGATGGTTCGAAGATGCTCGACGGAGCACGCTGTCATAGTTACAAGAAAGACGGAAACGCCCTTGCGGTGGAAACAGTAGTCGCGCTGGATTAGGTTGGCTTGTAATGTGTTTGATGACCAGTCGCTAGACGTTAGCGTGGTAAGCCTACGGTGTAGGTTGTTGTCATTCATCCCAGTATGTTTTAATATGGTAAATGCGGGTAAGGTGTTTATGGATACACACGAGTCTTCCAAACTTGAGTAGACCAGATCGTTACTGGCTACCCGCTCCATGTTTTGTATACCCGATTAGCTCAGAGGTAGAGCACTCGCTTGATAAGCGATAGGTGAGTGGATCGTTACCACTATCGGGTACCATGTTTTAGGATAGGTTCTGCAAATAACACTGCTAACTTTGGATGTCTAGCGACAAAAACTATCCTGTTGATTTTGGAAGTGTAGGAAAATTGGTAACCCCAGGAGACTGTAAATCTTCCGCCTCTGGCATTGTTGGTTCAAGTCCAACCTCTTCCACCAATTTCGCTGTCGAGAGGCAGTGATACGTTCCCAACATTAGGGTTGGGCGTGTTAAAGTTCGGGTCTTCACCAGAAGGTCTTTTCGGTTGCCACGATAGAGCAACGGCTAAAGTTCGTAATGCCACAAATTCATGCTTCGTTAGCTCAATTGGGAGAGCACTGCACTGTCACTGCAGAGGTAAGGGGATCGAAACCCCTACGAGGCGCCAATTTTAGGATGAGTTCTGCAACAAAAATAGAACACCAAACTTTTAATTTGACATGTTCGTCAAAATCATCCTGTTGTATTTGGGGGCAGTAGAGGGCTACGGGTAACCCTTGCAAGGTTGCTGTCTAGATCGGTTCGATACCGACGGTCTCCACCAAGAGCAAATAGAAGTCTTGTTTTGATGCATGGCTTCTCAATGTTTGTTAGTTTCAATGGGTGTTATAGAAACTACCACTAATTTTATGCCTTGTTAGCTCAGTGGTAGAGCTCCCTCCTTACAAGTGGGATGTCGGCGGTTCGAACCCGTCACAAGGTACCAAACATGGAAAGTAATGCAGCTGGGATGGTCCGGCGACCAGCCTTGAAAACTGGGTTCTCAGAAATGGGATGGGGTTCGACTCCTCTGCTTTCCGCCAAAATTGCGTTGTAAACTTTGACGATGAAGTCTCGGCTCTTAACCGATGGGAAGATAGTTTGAATCTATCACGACGCACCAAAGCCTCGCCATGACACTCGGCGTATAATGAGATAAGTGATGTGTTCCGAAGATTACTTTGGGGTGGGTATAGTGTAGTGGTAGCACCCAACTCTGTGAAAGTTGTAGTATGGGATCGTTACCCATTATTCACCCCAAAGTAATTTTGTGCCTCTGTAGTTCAACGGATTAGAATACGGTGCTACGAACGCTGAGACGGGAGTTCGATTCTCTCCAGAGGTACCAAAAAGATTTTCGCCCTATTAGTATAATGGCATTACACCTGTTTTGTAATCAGGTTACGGCAGTTCGATTCTGTCATGGGGCACCAGTTGACCATTAGGTTCATTTCAGCAATCAAAAATAATCTTTCTGTAAAAAAGAGGGTCTGGGTTCGAATCCCAGCGGTGAGTTGGTCTTCACTGTGGTGTAATGGTAGCACGAAAAAAGTTGAACCTGTTTAACATATCGCATTCGACTTCAGGTGAGGTCATCAGCCTTTCAAGCTGACTAGACGGGATCGTTACCCGTATGCGATACCAAGAATTATTCCGTAGAATCCAAGCAAGGTGCAAGGACGTGACTGTTAATCACTGATTAGACTGGTTCGATCCCAGTGTACGGAGCCAGTATTAGTCGGAGTAATTAACCGAAAAGTAAATAGTAGACGATCTCGCCATCTCGGTCGTCTTTGCAGTGTATACTGCGTCAGCTTGGTTGCACAAGTTGAGAAACACTGGGGTAAGAGTCCCAATTGATCGATGTGCACTAATTGTTTTCGTGGGGGTATAGCTCATCTGGTAGAGCAGGTGCTTTGCAAGCATCAGGTGGCGGGTTCGAGTCCTGTTGCCTCCACCAAGTTTTTATCTGGGTATAAGATAGTGGTAGTCTCCGAGCCTTGGATGCTTGAAGCGGGAGTTCGATTCTCCATTCCCAGACCAATTTTTTGTTGGGGTATCGCCTAGTCTGGCCTAAGGCAACGGTCTTTGAAATCGTCATCATCAGTTCGAATCTGATTACCCCTGCCAGTTTTTAAGGAAATTCAAAATGAAAGTATTAAAACGAAAACCCCGAAAGTGTCGAAAGCGCATGGGTCTATAGTTTAACGGCAAAAACATCTGGCTTTTAACCAGTAAGACTCTCGGTTCGAATCCGAGTAGACCCACCATATAAAAACATACTTGCTGAAGTTGGTTCAGTTAGACAGGGAGATCCAATTGCCTATGTCGTTGAGTGTGTTTTTATATGGTATATAAGTATATACTACATTCCAGTGTAGCACAGCGGTAGTGCAGTTGACTGTTAATCAATTGGTCGTTGGTTCGATCCCAGCCACTGGAGCCAAATTTTTATAGCGGGTAGGGTGGTCACCACTCCAGTCTCATAAGCTCGGAGCATCGGCAGTTCGAATCTGTCACCCGCATCCATTTTTAGGATCCGTCCAGCAAATTACCTAATTCAACTTGTAATTGAAAAATAAGGATCCTGTTGATATTTGCCCTTATAGCTCATCTGGTAGAGCAACCGCCTTGTAAGCGGTAGGTGGTCAGTTCGAGTCCGACTGAGGGCACCATTTATAATCGGAATGTAGCGCAGTCTGGTAGCGCACCTCGTTTGGGACGAGGGGGTCCAAGGTTCGAATCCTTGTATTCCGACCAACACTTTGAAAGATAACATGACAACAATTAACCCTATTAAGAACAACTTGTACATTGCTCAGAACAAGAAAGAAGATACCACTGAGATGGGCATCATTATTTCTAATGGTCTTGGTAACACTGCCTCTGCGTATGTGTTGGCTATTGGTCCTGACATTACAGAATGTAAAGTAGGTGATACAGTTTATGTTGACTGGTCAAAGAGTTACCCAGTAACTATTGACGGTGCGCAGCGTGCGATGATCAAGATTGATCATGTGATTGCTGTCGTTGAAGAATAATCTCGCCATGGTCTAACGGATAAGGCAACGGTCTTCTACACCGTCCGATGGGAGTTCGAATCTCTCTGGCGAGGCCAAAGATTTTAGGTTAGGTTCTGCAAACAAAATTAGCTGGTTCGATTCCAGCATTATCCACCCAGTCGAAAGACACTCGGATGATGTGCCACGGTGGCAATCAAACTAACCTGTTGTATTATAAGCGGATGTGATGGAATTGGTATACGTGTTGGTCTTAGAAGCCAAATTTTGTGAGTTCGAGTCTCACCATCCGCACCAATTTTTTTTATGCCTGGATAGCTCAGTTGGTAGAGCGGCAGATTGAAAATCTGCGCGTCGGCGGTTCGATCCCGTCTCTAGGCACCAGTTTATTACGGAGTAGTTCCAATTGGCAGAACGGCGGATTCCAAATCCGTTAGTTGGGGGTTCGAGTCCCTCCTCCGTAGCCAGATTATGGTGATGTAGCTCAGTTGGCAGAGCAGCTCCTTCATACGGAGACGGTCGGGAGCTCGGATCTCTCCATCACCACCAAGTTTTGAGATAGACGTTTGGATGAGTCCCTTATGTGCTAGTGCCCTATTCTTGAGCATGACACACCAGTAGCGGCATAAGGTTGTTAAACTCTCCTATACGAGACAAGCCCAGCGAGTCCTTGAGAAAGATAGTTGGAACTCTCAAAAACCTATAATATGCGTGTGTAGTTTAATGGTAAAATCAGACGTTGCCAACGTTTAGTTGAGAGTTCGATTCTCTCCACCCGCACCAAACATAGTCATACCCCTACGCAATGTAGGGGCTTTACTTTAATTCAGATTTAAGGTATAATAGAGTTATGACAAAAGAAAACAGATTTATTGAAAACGTATCCCGCGATGATGCTCGCAAGGGTTGGCACATGGACGCAGGTCCCAATGCTATGCTGATTCAGATCAGTGACCCAGCAGGTGGATTCCCCGATCCAACTTACAAGTTCAAAGAGATTCACCAGTTTGAATTCTTGGATGCAGAAGATGGCGATCGTTTCCCTGATGAGTGCATGATTCAAGATGAGCAAGCTGTTGAGTTGGTTCGCCTTCTGCAACATGCCCTTGATAATGCGATGAACGTAGTTGTTCATTGCCATGCTGGTATCTGTCGTAGCGGAGCAGTGGTTGAAGTTGGAGTCATGATGGGCTTCACTCCTACTGATCGTTTCCGCCAACCAAACCTTCGCGTAAAGCATCGAATGATGAAAGCCTTGGGATGGACATACGACTCTGCCGAGAAGCATAGTTCTACTGGTGGCTACATCTCCAACGATGGGATTTGGTTACCAAACAATTTTGGAGTTTGATATGGCTGATGTATTTTTCACCAGCGACACGCACTTCGGACACATGGGTGTTTGTAAGTTTATGCGCGACGATGGTGTGACGAAGTTGAGACCATGGGATAGTCCTGAAGAAATGGACGAAGCCATGGTGAAGATGTGGAATGAAACCGTCAAGCCGACAGACAAAGTTTATCATTTGGGTGACGTAGTCATCAATCGAAAGGCTTTGAAGATTATGTCGCGTTTGAATGGTGATAAGGTTTTGATCAAGGGAAACCATGACATTTTTAGGTTGGAAGATTACACGGAGCATTTCCGCGATATCCGCGCCTACCATGTCACCAATGGTATGATCTTGAGTCATATCCCAGTCCACGAAAGTAACTTGTATCGTTTCGGTACAAACATCCATGGTCATACTCATAGTAACCGTGTGATGACAACATCAAGGTTTATGCGTCAAGAAATCATTGACCCACGATACCAATGTGTTTGCGTTGAACAAACAGACTTTAAGCCAATCGCGTTTGAAGATGTTATGCAACGTATCAAAGATGAAGGTGGTACTGTTGGTTTCAGAACCAAGAGTAACAACTGATTTTGCTTGCAAGCTGATCTCGGTGCTTCCGTGCTCCCGAGCGAGAATAGCTGATATTGTTTCAGCAAGACGGAGCCAAATTTAGGAGAACAGAATGTCGAAAGCAAAAGAGACACTCGAAAAGGCGTACGGCTCTGTTCCCAAAGAAGTTGGGTTCTATTTCGTAGTGCCCTTCGAGTTTAGAGGTATAAGATTCTATCTTTTGAAAATCAAGAGATGGTTTACAAGATAATTGGTGCGGTCCCATAATGGTATTGGAGCGGTTTGCTAAACCGTCGACTTACGAAAGTAGGTTTCTGAGTTCGAGTCTCAGTCGCACCGCCAAGTTTTAGGATACATTCAGCAACACAAAATGCAATGAAAGCCTCGTGTCGGTGGTTCAAATCCATCCCCCTTCACTTACCATACCACCTTGACGGTGATACTCAGAATTTGAAACTCTGCGGCTAATGGTAAGTTGCGTAACAACCAGTGCCTAAACAAGATAGGAAACGCTGGTGTGGTAAGTGAAGGGGTAGCTCAGTTTGGTAGAGCAGAGTAAAACGTATCCTGTTGAAAGAGAAAATTATGTGGGAAATTAAATTTGAAAACACAGTGCTGAACGCAAGTCCAACACTGTCTGATGCGATAACTTTTGCGAAAGGTTATGGTAAGTTCGTTACTATCACTGACGGCACAACAGAGATTGTTGGTGCATTCGGTGTTGCTGCTGTTGAGAATGCGGTTCTACCAGACGGTGAGTCGTATACTTGGACTATGCGCCGCGACGAAACGCATCGAAGCTGGAAAAAGAAAAGTGTTTAATGCGGATGTGATGGAATTGGTATACGTGCTGGCTTCAAAAGCTAGATTCTGTGGGTTCGAGTCCCACCATCCGCACCAAATTGGGCTTATAGCTTAATGGTAAAGCAGTCGACTCATAATCGGTTGAGTCTTGGTTCAATTCCAAGTGAGCCCACCAAGAAATTAAGGCGATAAATTTTTAAAGAATATGGCTGGATGGCAGAGAGGTCAAATGCAACGGATTGCAAATCCGTAAAGTCGTCGGTTCAAATCCGACTCCAGCTTCCAAACAATGCGGCAGTAGTGCAATTGGTAGGAGACAAGAGACTTAAACCCTCTACAGTGTGGGTTCGAATCCCATCTGCCGCACCATGGTTTTACAAAGGTGATTGATATGAAAAGAGAAATCGATATCCAAGAAGTTAAAGCGTTCTTAGAAGACTGCGGTCCCGACACTAAAGTGTACATCGGCTGCGACTCAGAGCGTTATAAAGTTGGCAACCAATGGTTCGCTGATTACATTCTTGCGGTGGTAGTTCATATCAATGGTAAGAACGGCTGTAAGATTTTCGGTGCGATCCAAAAGGAAATGGACTACGACAAGAAGTTCAACCGCCCACGTATGCGTCTGATGACAGAAGTGTACAAGATCTCCGACTTGTACTTGCAACTGGCACAAGAAATCCCTAACGAAATCGAAGTTCACTTGGACATTAACCCAAGCGAAATGCACGGCTCATCATGCGTGGTGAACGAAGCGATCGGTTACGTTCGTGGTATGTGTAACGTGATTCCTTTGGTCAAGCCACGCGCGTTCGCAGCTTCATATGCTGCTGACCGTATGAAGGACGTCATGGGTATGCAGAAAGCTGCCTGATGGATCCTAGAAAGATACTTCGCATACAAAAGAAAGCGAAACGTCTAAAGCGCAAGCCGTATCCTTTAACCTATGCTGAAATCAAATGGTTACTGGATACGGCAATTCTTTTGGTTGACGATCTTAATGTACAACTTGAAGAAGTAACAAGAAAGTGTGAGGAAGAACACCCATGGATGTAGTAATCCTCAACGATTGTGCAAACCCAGTCGACAAACGGCGAGTCAGCCGTTACATTGGACCGTATAAGATCGCTCACCATTTAAGGCAAGCGGGTTATACGGTCCAAGTCATTGACTTTGTTGCGTTCATGACAGAAGACGAGGTGCTTAAATACCTTCGCAAGTTTGTTAGCGAAGAAACCTTGATGGTTGCTGTCAGCACAACATTCCTTGCACAGCGTATTCATAAACAGTCTGATGGGTTCTGGCGAAGAATGCCAGAGACTATCGTTCGATCTCTTAAGACTATTCGCGCAGAAGTTTCAAAACCAAAATTCGTTCTGGGTGGTTATTTGGCAGAACATATCGAGGGATTCGGTACGATAGATTATCGTATTACCAGTAATGCAGAAGCTACTGTTGTTGAACTTGTTGATTATTTGGCGGGTGTTAATGATCAACTACCAACCTATGTGTTGCAAGTTCCGATGTTTGATCCACGAAAGAAATTCGCCAAAGTAATCACAGCACCTAAACGCCTTCAGTACAACATTGAGACTGAGAATTTTAAATTCAACATACAAGATTGCATTGTTCCTGGGGAAACCTTGCCTCTTGAGGTGTCGCGAGGGTGTATTTTTAAGTGCAAATTCTGTCAACATGAGAATATTGGTCGTGGTAAGTTGGACTACTTACGTAGTATGGACTGTATTAAAGAAGAGTTGATTCACAATTACAACACTTGGGGCACTACACGATACTATATCCTTTGTGATACGTTTAATGACACTGAGTATAAGGTACGTCTATGGTATGATATGACCAAGACCTTACCTTTCCAGATTCGTTGGAATTCATATATCCGTGTTGATTTGATTCATCGTTATCCAGAGACAGCTATTCTTTTACAGGACAGCGGTATGGTTGGCGCTTACCATGGTATTGAATCATTACACTCAAAGGCTTCTTCTATTGTTGGAAAGGCTTGGTCTGGTAAACATGCTAAAGAGTATATCCCAAAATTATATCATGATATTTGGGGCGGTAAAGTTCAGCAACATTTGAATTTTATTTGTGGGTTACATCCAGAACCGAGAGAGAGTGTTATGGAAACTGCTGACTGGTTTATCCAGAACGATTTACACAGCATATTCTTTGAGACTCTTGGTTTAATGGAAAATGGTTACCGCCATCAAAGCGAATTCGAGAGAGACGCCACTAAGTATGGATACAGTTTCTATACGCATGCGAATGGTGAAAGGCACTGGAAGACCGATTACTGGAATTTTGAAGAGGCAGCCGCGCACGCACTCCTTGCAAATTCACGTGTCAAACCATACACGAAGTTCTCTGGGTGGAGGACGCTGGCATGTGAGTCTGTAGGTATGTCCATGGAGGACGCTGGAGCCCTTGCCAAGGACTTCAAATTCAACCTTGAGAAGGAGCTGAACGTTCTTTTTGTTCGGAAATACATGAAACTTTTAGACGAAATCGTATAAATAGTGCTTGACTTTATTGTTGAATTAAGGTATAATTGATACTTGGAAATGGGATGATTACAGCAGCTAACAACTACTGATCTAAGAGTAGCCCCTATACGGAGGAAACGTCGTAAGGCGTCAATTTTGGGGATAGGTAAGATACGACTTTTGCATGCTCTTATGCCTCGCAACACCTAGTAGGAGTTGGAAAGTTAGTGCCCGAATGCACACTGAGAGTCCATACTTTGATTGGAATATGCCAGCGAACTGGATGAGTTTGAGTGGTTCAATTGCACTCTGGTTAGATAAACCGAAAATTACAGAACAAACATCCCGATATTTTTTGTGAAAGTGCTTGACTTTATTCATGAAGTCAGGTATAATTGATAATGTTGAATGAATCTAGGATAGGTTCAGCAAACCAAAACCTCACTGGGCTTCATGCCTAGTATCGTATGTGGGGATTGGCCAGTTACACGAAAGTCGTAACAGCTCGCTTTAAATAGCAACGATCCTTACAGCTGAGTTTCGTGTTCTCAGTTGAAACAAAAAGAAGGAAACTATCCTGTTGTTTTTAGGCTCAAATCGGAGCCTGTATTTTATGGAGTAATTTGAATGTCTACATTTGTAAACGCAATCGCTAATCAAGAAGCACGTACTGAGAACGGTATGCTTGCTCGTAAGTCCACAGCTTCGGCTTGTGTTGACCTGTTTTTCAAGGCAGGCGCATCTCGTGGCAAGAACATCACTCGCGAATTCACAGCAGCTCTAGTAGAGAACGAAGACGTAGCAATGCGCTTGGCTCTATGGCTTCGTGACGCACGTGGTGGCGCTGGTGAACGTGAGTTGTTCCGTCAAATCATGGCGCACTTGGAATCTTATCGCCCAGAGTTGGCAGCAAAGCTGTTGGCCAAGGTTCCAGAAGTGGGTCGTTGGGATGACTTGTTTGTCTTTAAGACAGAGCCTTTGAAGTCACAAGCCTACACAATGTTGGGCGACGCTCTTCGTGAGAAGAACGGTTTGGCTGCAAAGTGGACACCACGTAAGGGTGAGGTCGCTCGCGAAATCCGCGAGTTCTTCGGCATGTCTCCAAAGTTCTACCGTAAGTCCTTGGTCGAAATGACAAAGGTTGTTGAACAAGAAATGTGCGCAAAGAACTGGGACGAAATCAACTTCTCCCATGTTCCATCCGTGGCGGCTGCTCGTTACAAGAAGGCATTCTTCCGTAACACTCCAGAGTACGCGAAGTACGTCGCAGAATTGGTGAAGGATCCAAAGGATCGCGCTATGAATGTGAAGGTAAACGCTGGCGCTGTGTTCCCATACGATGTGTTGAAGGGCTTGATCGGTTCTTACTCTCGTTTGAACTACAACGCTACTCAAGTAAACCTTGTGCAAGCACAATGGGATGCTATGGAAAACTTCGTTGGTGACGCAAACGTGTTGCCACTGGTTGACGTATCTGGTTCGATGATGTGTAAGGCAGGTGGTGATGGCTCCCAATCAGCAATATCTTGCCTAGACGTAGCGGTTTCGCTGGGTCTATACTTGGCCGACAAGAACAAGGGTAAGTTCAAGGATACGTTCCTAACTTTCTCTGGTAACCCAGAGCTCTTGAACTTGAAGGGTAACATCGTTGACAAGGTCAAGCAAATGTCTTCTTCTAACTGGGGAATGAACACTGACTTGGTGAAGGCAATGGACAAGATCCTGAGTACAGCTAAGAATGGTGGTGTTCCTCAAGAAGAAATGCCAGAAATGTTGCTGATCCTTTCGGACATGCAATTCGATCAATGTGCTCGTTTCGACGACTCTGCGATGAAGATGATGGCGCGTAAGTTTGAAGACGCAGGATACGAACTGCCAAAGATCGTGTTCTGGAATCTTAACGCAAAGGACAACGTTCCTGTTAAGTACGACACACGTGGTGTGGCTTTGGTATCTGGGTTCAGCCCAGCTATCATGGTGGCGGTTCTAGGTGGCGACACTGATAACTTTACACCAGAAGCAATCATGCTGAAGGCATTGATGAACCCACGTTACGATCTAGTGTAAACTAGTCGCTTAGGGCGGTCGCTTTGACTGGTGTGCGTAACACCAGTCACTATAATTCAGTATACTTTTAGTCAAATATCAGGCATAGCCAGCCGTGGCAAGACCTAGTGAGTTAAGGGAGTCATGACCCATACAAGAGTGAGGTAATGGTTACAGGAGGTGACGTCTTCTGGGAGTATATTGAATTATGGTTTGTTACATCTGAAAAGAAAACAGTCCCCTCGAAAAGGACTGTATCAGTAAGACAAGATAAGCAGCGATACTAGGTGATAAGGGTAAGGGTTCGGGTCTCAACGTCCACCACTTGGTCTATTGAGTAAGGCGCACGAAAGATAGGCTGGCTTAACATATCATATAGCAACACATTGAGCTCGGGAGTCGTACTCCGAGTCGTTTCAGATAAAAATAGTTTGAACACAAAAGCAAGTTCAAAATAATTGGCAGTGTGTTCCTATATGATTTACCTATATACTATTCTTTAACATAAGCATACAATGATTAAGCAACAGTACGAAGAGCAAGGCTTTTACGGTCCAGTTAAATTTCTGAACCAAATGCAAACTCTGAAATACACGGAACAGATGATGACATGCATCAAGGAACATAACTTGATGAATTCTGATTACCGTTGTAAATCCAATGTCCTTTTCCCATGGATTAACGAGCTGACTAAGAACCCGATCATCCTTGAGCATGTTCGTGAAGTTCTCGGCGACGACTTCTCCTGTTGGGATACCCTTATTTGGAACAAAGAAAAAGAGTCCAAAGAATATGTCTCATGGCACCAAGACGCAACGTATTGGAATTTCCTTCCAAAGGAAAGAGGCTTGACTGTTTGGGTAACACTATCTGGCGCAACAAAAGAGATGGGATGTATTCAGTACATTCCTGGATCTCACTTGAAAGGCCAACACAATCATTCCGATGTCAAAGCTGAAGGCAACCTACTAATGCGTGGCCAAACAATTGACAATCGCCCCAAAGAAACTATCTACGCCGAATGCGCTCCAGGCACATTCCTGATGCACAACCCATTCATGATTCATGGCTCTGACAATAACACTACAGACACACCTAGACTTGCTCTTGGTTTAATCTACGTAGCAACTGATGCGAAGCCTTATGTTAAGTTTGCCCCAGAATCTACCATCATGGTATCTGGAACTGACAAATACAACTACATGCTTCATGACCCTGAACCAATTGGTAACTTTGAATATGACCGCAACGCTTGGCAACGTGCCTACGATCGACAGCATGACAACTACTACAAAGTACCCCAAGTGGTATGATGCTGACATCAGCCCAACTGATGTATTGAAGAGTATCCATATACCACACATTTGTTTTCTATCAGCAAATGCTTATGGTCTCAAGGGTAAGTTGCCTGGAGGTAAGCATACGTGGATGTCTGTATTCAACGGTGGCTTCTGGACAACCTATGAGGTAACAGATATGGAAACTCTTAATGTACAGGGTGGATATCCATGGCATGGTAAGGTAGACAAACAATCTAGACAGATAATTGTCTCTGATCGCGACCCATCCCAGAAGTGGTTTGGTTCTGAGCCACGACTTGACTACATCGGTAAGTATGCATCCCAAAGTGTACTGACAAAAGCGATGAACGAATATCCAAAGAATGGCAACTTCAATCTATTGACAAATAACTGTAGCACATTCGTGAGCTACATGGCATGGAAACTTGGTGAAGATTATCGTGCGCCATACGTTGGGTTTAAGAACAAGAAGTATTGGGAAAAACTTCTTGACAATCAGTAAGTAATCAGGTATAATATACCTACCTTGAAGGAAAACATTATGGAAATTACAATCACTAAAGTAGTAAACGGTTATATCGTTAAGTATGAACAAGAATCTGAAGACGGATTTCATGACGAGACTCATGTGTTCCCGAAATATTTTCAAGTCGTTAAGTTCTTGAAAGAGCACTTGGATACACCCGCATGAACCTTGAGCAAGCCAAACGAGAATTCGCAAACTTTGTGAATCTTACCGATCCCTCCGCGAACATCTCTGATATTCACCACGCCTTTATCCTTGAAAAGATGAAGATGGATCTTTTCTTCTCCAAATTTCTCGACGAGACTGAAGAAGAAATGAACCAATCTGAAAATTATGACAGCCCAGCGTGGAAAACTTACCGAACGAAATTAAAAGAATATGATGATGTCTCCCGATTTATCACTCACTCAAAATACTATCTTACTAAACATGTTTGATACTCCAAAACAATTCTCACTACATATTGAGAAGATGGTTAAGGATAGACGTATTTCTCATATGGACGCTGTCCTAGAATATTGTAAAGAGAACTATCTAGAACCTGAAGACGTTAAGAAGCTGATCAACAAATCGCTCAAAGATAAGATTAAAGTAAATGCTACAGACCTCAACTATTTCCCAAAGCCAGCCTCCCTCGATATCGATGTCTAACCTGAAAGCGATTAATGCTTACCGTATGTATCTTGCTGTCAAGATGCATTTTATGACGGATAAGTATGACATCACTGTTCAGAAAGACCATATCCGCGTTTCGCAAAAGAAGTTCGCCGAGCGCAATCAGTTTGGATTATACGAGAAGCTGGCTGACAAATTTGACACCAAACAAGAATTGGCTCAGTATCTAGTATCAAACTTTGCGTATGGCGCATGGGGAAACACTGATATTGTCTACGGATCGGCTGAGAATGATCAGCTACACTTAGAGTGGGTTCGTAGAAAGCAATCAATCACCCAAATCTTTAAGACCGACTTGAGTCACATTCGTCTACACTATGAGACCAACGGCTTGAATTTCAAAGATGATGTTGGTGTGAAGTTCCCCAATATCGCTGCCCTGTTCCACATGTTCTTGGGTGGTCACATTACCCTTGAGACTGTTGTTATCCTTGACAGTTTCCATCCATTCTTGGATTCTTGGAAACAAAGTATGGGTTCATTGTTCGCTGATGAGATTCGTAGAATCGTTAAGGCGAAACCCTTTATCAAGTTCGATAAAGCAAAGATGGAAAAAGCATTCATGGAGTTTAGTGAAGAGTAAGATATGGGACGCACCTACCACAAAGAGAAGTCTTTCGATGAGCGCAAAAGCAACAAGGGTAAACGCTCAGTTGCTGCTGAACAAGAAAGAAAGTTTAACAAGAACCATCGTTTCATCGACGACGTAACCTACGAAGATGATGACGATATTGAGGAAGAAGATGAGTTTCAATCTGATCAACCGTAGTAAGCATTTTGATGCTATCTCAATTAACAAGAAGCTAGAAGTAGAAACTGTATTCGACAAGGACAGTGGTCTTCGTTACTTCATCATTCGCGATATCTTTGACAACCCTGACCAATTGGTTGAGTTATTGTCACAGCATCCAGCATATGGTGGTGACGTAGAAGTTACTACACCTGGACACCGTCAACTGTTGAGCTCGCTAGAGTTGCCTACTCTGACCAAACTGTATTCGCAGTTGTTCAAAGAGTTTACTACAGTTGAAACGAAGTTCTCCAGCTGGTATTACTCTGGTAACATTTACCAAGACGGTATGATGTCAAGCAACGCCAATCATATGCCTCGCTTTGAGCCATACCCATTCTCTACACAGCTCTGCCTGACACGCGACACTAACATGGGACTGACCTTCTTTAAGGCAAAGCTCGATGGTGTCCTCCATGCTCGTTACAACGAAGCTGTGAAGGATTGCGATGAGGCAGTCTTCAAGCGTTTGTTCCCAGTTTACTCTGGACGAACCGAAGAAGAAGTTGCTAAGTGGAAGAACTTCGAAGGTAATGATGACTGGACGCCTTACGTAAAGGAAGACTTCAAGTTTAATACCGCTGTAATTTATGATCCACTGTATTTCCATCAGATTCATTTTGCTGGAAACAAGATCGAGAGTCCTCAGTACTCTTTGGTTGGAATGTTAGATGGTCCAATTGTTCAAGATCCCTTCTGGTATAAAGAACAAGAGCCTGAAAATATTTCCCAAAAAACTGATGTATCAGACTTCATCTGATATAAATAAATGTATATCATGATCATCGTGACATACGACATTTTTAATACACTTTAATACGACAAAGGAAATCATATGGATATCAACACACTACGCAAATCTCGCAACCAAGACTTCTCAAAGATCCTTGGCGAGTTCGACAAAATTGCTAAGCCCACTGAAGGTGGCGGCAAATCTTACGAAGACAATCGTTTCTGGAAACTTTCTCCAGACAAAGCAGGTAATGCGACAGCAACGATTCGTTTCCTCCCACGAGTAGAAGGCGATGAGTTCCCATGGGCTCGCGTATTCAACCACAGTTTCCAAGGTCCAACAGGTAAATGGTACATCGAGAACAGTCTGACGACTCTCGGTGAGAACGACCCTGTCGGCGAATTGAATTCACGTTTGTGGAATTCAGGTTCAGAAGCCAACAAGGAAATTGCTCGTAAGCAAAAGCGTAAGCTGTCTTACATTGCGAACATCTATATCGTTAACGATCCTACCAAGCCAGAGAACAACGGCACTGTGAAGTTGTTCAAGTTCGGTAAGAAGATCTTTGACAAGATTATGGATAAGGCTAACCCAACGTTCGAGGATGAGAAGCCAGTTCTCGTGTTCGACTTGTGGGAAGGTGCTGACTTCAAACTTCGTATGCGCAAGGTTGATGGTTACTCAAACTATGACCAATCGCAGTTCAACGATCAAACTGAGATCGCTCCAACTGATGAAGAAAAATTGGAAATTGTGTCAAAGCAATTCCCATTGTCTGAATTCTTGGACCGTAAGAACTTCAAGTCTTACGATGAATTGAAGAAGAAGTTGGAATTGGTATTGAGCGGCGAATCTGCTCCTACTAAGTCTGCCGCTCAAATGGCAGAAGAGGAAGACCGTCCTGCGGCTCCAGCTCCACGAGTTGGCGCTTCTCGTGACGCCTTCACTCCTACTCGTAGCACACCAGCTCCAGTAGCTGCGTCTGCTGATGAAGATGACGATTTGTCATATTTCCAAAAGCTGGCTAGCGAGTAAAAGAAAGGCTCCTTCGGGAGCCTTTTTCATTTCCAGTGTGGACCGCTGAAGTTAAAATCTAAGTGGTATTTGTACCCAGAGAGAACTGGGTTGATCTGAGCATAGCGGAAAGCTGGGTATACATACAGTAAGCCCTTTGATCGTAGCTCGGTTGGATTTGGCAAGTCTTTCATTGTGCCAAAGTATAACAAAATGTCACCACCCTCATAGTCCTTCGGATCGGAGAGAACTAGAGACGCGCAGAGTTTGTACTGCATGTGGTTAGAGATCCAATTAACACGTTGCTGTTTGGACCAATGTGCCTTTTCGGCACCATCGTATTCTGTAATCCATGTTGTCTTGTTCTTCTCTTGGTAGAAGTGCGCAAAGTTAATGTCAAAGAGGAACATGTCCTCGTTTGCTCTTCTGACTACATCAACTACGCGATTGACAATGGGAGTGAACTTATCTTCTGATGGATTGATGAAGAGAACCTTACTTGTGCGTAAGGTGAAGTCAACCTTAGAGTTTGGAGGATAACCAACCGCTGGTCGAATTGCTTCGCCTGAGTTGGTCTTGAAGTGATCAATCAACATCAAACATTCATCGTCGCTCAGAAACTTGTTCTGATAATAAATTTCACCTAACATAATTCCCTTATCTTGTTACTGGGTAGAATCTTCTATCTAGATACTTATCAAGAGTTGTTTCACGGTTCACTGGATCTTTCGTAGTCTTCTTCTCGGCAGGAGCTGAGCCACCAGATACGTTTGTCACTGGAGCATTAACAATGGTATTGCTTGCTGGTGTGGGTTGAACCGCTGCTTCTTTCATTGAAGTAACCTGTGTGTTGGTTTGGTTCAATACTTGACCAGTAGACACAGGGGCAACTGTAGCTGCCGTAGCTGACTGAGCAATCTTCTGAGCAGCAGCAGTTGGCGCCATTGATGCCTTCTGAACAGCTGCTTTATGAGCAGTCGCATCATCAGCACCAGAGTCTTTCTGCTTCATGTATTCTTGTTGGTAGGCTGGCGACTGAGTAACCGCATCAACATTCGTAGTTGTCTTTTGGTTGTTGTTTGTTGTGCTAGTAGAAGTATTACCAGCTGCAGTAGCTGGAGCAGCTGCGGCACCTGGACCTGACAATGCTTGATAACCTTGAACAGCACCGCCACCAACTGCTTGACCAGCCTTCTTACCACCCCAGTAACCTACAGCACCACCAATCAAACCACCAATGGCAGTTCCTACAACTGGAACGACAGAACCAATTGCTGCCCCAGCAGCAGCACCAGCGAGAGCACCACCAGCGCCTCCAACTCCACCGCCCACTGCCTCGCCTTTCTTAACCTGACCTTCTTCTTTAGTAATCTCGCCAGATTTGACTTTGTCATCAGCTTCTTTGTAATCACTGTATCCCTCGTATGCGGCAGTACCAACTGCTAGAACACCACCACCGATCTTAGCAAACTTACCCAGCTTGCCAGCAGCAGAAGCAAGTTTACCTGCCTTACCTGCTGCCTTACCTTTACCGTTACCAGCTAGATCGCCAGCCATCTCAGCAGCTGAACTTAGCAGCCCACCACCTCCACCACCTTCGCCTGACTTCTCGACCAAAGTCTCAAGGGCTTCGACCATCTTGTCAGTACGCTCGGTTTGTTTCTTAAAGAAGTCGTCAGAGATTGTGTAGAGAGCAGTAAGATCGCTCTCTTGTTTCTTCGTAACTTCCATCTGTTCTTTAGACATCTCAGCTGCTTCGATCTTGGCTTCGCCAGATTCAACTTGCTGGATAGACTGGTCCTTGGCTTCAGTTTCTTTCTTGCGTGGATCTAGCTTCTCAAGTTCTGCGCCAAGTGCTTTCTGGCGGTCTAAGTTCTCTTGATCAACCTTATACCCAGCCTCAGTAACTTTCTTCTCTTGAGTTTGAAGCTCAGCCATCTCTTTCTGTTTAGACTGGATTTGCTCAAAGAGATCCTCACCAACTTGACGTGATGTGTCAAGTGATAGATTCTTACCTGCCGTGGAATGATTCTGGAAATTCTGAACGAACGCCTCTTTGTCTTGGTGACGTTGTTCCTTTGCTTCTGCTTTCTTTTTGTATGCCTCAGCTACACCAGTAAGACCAAGCCCCTCGAAGAAAGAAGCGCCACCTGCACCAGCGCCCATCTTCCCACCAGTAACGGCTGGTCTAATCTTGTTCTCGTAAGATGTTTTCAATGTGTTGGCCAAGTCGCCTGCGAACTGTTTAAGTTTCAGGTTACCTGGATTCATCTCTTCGATTTTATCTAGTACTAGTCTCATTTCTTATTCTTCTCTCTTAATCGTTCTTTTTCTTCTTCTAAGTGATTCAAAAGCATAGTGACGTAGATTTCTCTTTCGAAGGGCACCATATTCTCTAGATCCTCAAGCGAGTACTTATGGTGCTGTAACAAACCAAAATTTATTTGATAATGGTTGAACAAGCTGTCATGACTAAGGCAAATTAGAAAAAACTTTCGATACCTTCTACAGTGTAGGTGTTATGAGCGCCACACTTTGGACAGTCATACTCAACTACTTGCTGTAGTTTAGGGGTTGACTCAAAGAATTTCTTCAGCTTCTTAGTAGGAGCAGTCGGTAGGTCTTCAAGGAATTTGATAAGGTCTTCTTCCTTTTGTTCTTTGGCTGGGTAAACTGACTCAGCGTCATAGATGTAATCTACATGGTGAGCAATCATGCGCAGGATAGCATCGGCATCATTCAGGTCCAGTTTCTGGATCTCTTTCAGCATGTCAACGGTAGCGTACTTCATGACAACACCAACGTCCTCAAACAAATCAATCTTGTTTGAGTGGTCATCTTCTTTGACCAGCTTCGGCTCAATCTTGAAGCCGATCTTTGTTTTCTCACCACAGGCTTTGTCGCGGCATGTAAATAGCAAGTCGACGTTCTCGCCGACAGACTTTGCGCGTAGCTGGGTAAAGATGTATTCGATGTCAAAGATTGGCAGTTCGTCAACCTTTGTGTCGCCAAGGATACAGTTAGAGATAACTGCCTTCAATGTGTCTAGCATTGTTACCTCGTCTTCGCTCTGCTGAGCAAGGAGAAGGTTCTTTTCATCCTTAACGAGGAATGGGCGATACTTAACTTCCTTGCCAGTTGATGGCAGTTTAAGTGTATAGATGGGGTGTTTGTATTGTGGCAAAGACATAATTATTCCTTATTCATTTTAGAAATCATTTTATTCAAATCAGCAGTGCTACCCACAAAGATAGCATTGTTATTCGTGACTTTCTTGTTACCTTCGGCAGAGCCTTTAGGATTATCAAGTTGTTGTTTCTGTTTGTGCAGATCCATCATTTGCTGGTTCACGTCAGCCATTTGTTTGATGAGAGTGCCTACAACTTCAAATGCTCTTGGGTGTTCAGATTGCTTAGCAACCTCAAGCGCGCCCATCAATGCATCTTCGCCTTGCATAAGCAGAAGCTGTAGATTCTTTCTCGCTTGCTCGAAGTCAGAATCAACTGACTCCTGAGCAACTTCGTCTTTAATAACGAGTTCACGTGTTACCCCTTTCGGGGCATCATTAACCTCGATATCGAAAATTTCACTAAGGTTTGTATCAGTCTTCAATTTTAGCTCTTCCTTTGCTTAATGCAGGTGTAACACTTGAAACAACAGGTGTTACTGGCATTGGCACAGCTGGGATAGGTGTAGGCGCAACAGGAGCAATTACTGGAGGAGTTGCGTTAGCAGCTGTACCAGCAAGTTTCTCTTGAGTGCGACCGAACGCAGCGATACCAAGAACAGCGCCCATCGCTACGTGGAATAAACCAGCGCCTTGCAATGTTAGCGGTTGCCATTGGGTTAGGGTTTGGTGCGTTACTGTTTGCAGAATACTCCAAAGAATTGGGAACACACCCATATCTAGCGTACAGATAAGCATGTACATCCAGCCCATAGCTGGACGCCATTTCTTCTGCATCCAATCTTCATCTTTCTTTTCTACTTGTTGTTCATCAGCCATGGTAGTTCCTTTGTTATTTTTATTGTGGAGCTTCATCACTTGCTTGGTTAGGCACATCAAGAACGTTCTGACCACTCAAGCGAGGATTTAGGTTGGCACTCGACACACCAGAACCAATACTATTTGTTGGAACTGGTGATGCGCGTGGCGCCTCTTGCTTATCAATGGTCAACTGTCTCCAGTACTTGTACTCAATGGACACAGACAATTTTGTAACATCTTTAGAACCAGAGCTGAAGTTAATGGCAGCTACTGATTTTGGGAATGCCTCGTACAACTTCATAGCGTACTTCGGCGATTCGTTTTCTGAGAAATCCAGTTGTTGGATTTCAATTCTACCAATGTAGTCTTGGTAGTATCCAATCATACGAGAGACTGGATTGACAATTCTAGCTTGCCACTCATCAAAGAACATCTTAATTTCCATCTCTTGATCAAGAATGAACTCGAGATTGACTGGCTCGAACGAACGGTTATAAACAACCTCTCGCTGTTCACCAAAGGTGTTTGTTGGATTCGATAGCAGGTTCATACCTGGCATAGATACCGAGTCGCAATAGAATGTCAGTTTGTCATCAGGCGCATCTGAGATTAGAGACGCAGGTGGTGTGATGATTACTAAGTAACGATTGCTTCTTGCTAAGCCTTCGCCCTTTACTAACGCAATGAATTCGTTGATCGATGCCATTAAAATGCCTTTCTTGAATCTCGCCAGACTTGTTCTTTGTTTGCTTTCGCGAAGCGTTCAACTGGTAACATCATTGCAGTTACCCAATGTTCTGGTTCAATTTTAGCGAAGCGACTTTTTACATGATCATTCAAGTACATCTTAACGCAGGGCTGTGCCCATCCAAACTTGGCACTACCAGCAATCAACTGATACTTGAATTTCAGTCGAGTGCTTTCGCTAATGCCTTTGGTGTTGGAGAATACCATCAATCTGTCCAGCAGCTTTACGCGAAGCAATGGTGGAAGATAGTGGAAGTTCAATCCATAGAAGCCACCCTTGACCTTACGGAATGGGATGACTAGAGGAAAACGGTCAAAGTATGGGAGTGTGTCCTTATGCTTTGGGTCATAGTAAAACAGGTACATATCTCCAGGCATCAGCGTACTGACGAAGTTAGCTGAGTTCAGCAACTTGTTTGGTGTAACTGCTGATAGTCCTCTAACCTGAGCAGAGAACCACGACTGCGACTTCTTGGCAGCTGTGATGTCATAGGCTCTTGCGGCGAAGACGTCTTCTAAAGATTTTGCGGAGATGATTTTATTTTCGTTCATAGAACCTATTTATTCTTATACCAGCTGGCGGTAATCCCCAGATGCTTCTCGGTCAGGATAATAAATTCCCAACCACGATCCTTTGCATAAGCATCTGCAGCTTTCCATTTTGCTTCATTCTTACCCCAAGTCATAACTTCATTGAGGTAACGCTTGGTCAAACGCTTCTTTACAGCTGGTGGTCTTGTCTGAGCTTCTGGCTTAATCTCGATGAGGTATGTCTTCAGCTGCCCACTCTTGGTTCTTATCTGAATCTGGAAATCCACAAAGTAACGGTGGACTCTGTTGTCTACTGGTGAAACATAGGGTACAACTGTCTCCTCCGAGCGCCATTTAAGGACACTTGGCTTCTCGTCAGCCCAGTTCATAAAGCGTAGCTCCCAACTCGAACGGTAAATGATGTTCGTCGGATCTCCACTATATTTCTCTGGATTCTTCGGTTTGAACTTTCCCTTGTAGAACATGAATAAATATAACTAAATAACAACCATCTTCTATTTAGGACAGATATGGCAGATACAAACGGCAGTGCGAATACGTCGAAGCAAGCGAACTCGCCCCAAACAGCTGGGATTAAGAGAGAGAAACGTCTCGACTTCAGCAAATACAACATCGAGAACCTTCATTACCCAATCGACCTGTTTAGCAGCCAGCCGAGCGCATCTGGACGCGCAAGTAGCAGTGAATCGTTCAACCAACAATACCTGAACTACGTGGTGTTTTACATCAACGTATCCGATCAGTCGCGTGTGTTTACTGAAGGTAAGGCTGAGATTGTTGGTGATGTGGATAAGTCCAGCCAGAACACCATCCAAGGTAAGCAAGCCTCTCTTGGTTCTGCTACAGGCGCAGCTGCTACAGGTGGCGCAGCGGTTGGTGCTGTAGTTGGTGCTGGTCAAGGTGTCGCTAACGGAGCTGGTGGTCTTGGTAAAGAAGGTGGCGCAGCGACATTCGTCAAAGGTACACTCGGTTCTTCTGCCGCTGGTGCGGTAAAGGGTGGTGCCGTTTCTGGTGCTGCTGTTGGTGCTGGTGGTAAGTCTCTTGAACTTGCTACTGGTGGTGACCTCAAGGCTACTAACAAAATCAAACGACTGAAGAGCGCGATTGCTATGCACGTACCAAACGAAGTGTCTGTTGGATATCGTGCTACTTATGGCGAAGAAGAACTTGGCGCTATCTTTGGTGCCGCTGGCGAAGCTGCTACTAACAAGAACGTCAATGCCGCTACTGCTGGTGGACAAGGCGCCATCATGAAAGGTATGGAAGTAAACCCTGCTCGTGCTCTTCTGTCTGCTATGTACAAAGCTGCGCCAAACCCACGTAAGGAACAGTTGTTCAAGTCGATGGAGTTCCGTCGCTTCTCGTTCAACTATCAGTTCGCTCCTCGCTCTCCTCGTGAAGCGCAAAACGTCAAGCGCATCATTAACACTTTCAAATTCCACATGCATCCTGAGTTTCAGAACAACGTAAACAAGATGCTGTATTTATTCCCATCAGAATTCGATATCGTTTACTACTTCGGCGACAAAGAACATCCTCACTTGAACCGTATCTCAACTTGTGTGTTGACCGACCTTCAAGTAAACTATGCACCTAACGGACAGTTGGCTACATTCGCTGACGGTTTCCCTACTCAGATTAACGTGCAAATGTCATTCCTTGAAATGGAAACAATGTCCAAAGAACGTTTCTTGGGAGAATCGCCAGATGGTTCTGTGTCGTTCAAGAACCAAGATTACAACGATCCTAACCTACCAGCGTTCTAATCATGTCATACTTCACAAACCTACCAAAGACTGTTATCGACTTCTCCAAATACGGAGAAGAGCCAAGACTATACTTGGTTACAGACATCATCACCAACGTTCGTGTCAAGATGGAACTGTTAAAGAACATCGTGTACTATGAAGAGTACGATATTCGCGACGGTGATACACCAGAAATTATTTCTGAGCTGTTCTATAACACGCCACAATATCACTGGATTGTTATGCTCATCAATGAGCGTTTCGATTACATCAACGATTTCCCAATGGCGCAGTCTGCTCTTGAATCTTACATTCAAGCCAAGTACGGCGACAACCTTTACGATATCCACCACTACGAAACTGTCGATGGATATGTTGTCAACTCAGACTACGTAAACCCACAGGGTCAAGCCGATGCTACACCAATGACTAACTATGATTACGAAGTCGCTGTTAATGAATCAAAGCGCAGCATCAAAATGATTCCACCAAATATCCTTGGCGAAGTGCTAAGCCAATTCAGAGAGATTCTTAAGTGACTACAACAGCCGATCAAGCAATTAAGTTTGCTGGTGATTACCAACTCATTGACGTGAAGTTGGGTTCAGCCAGAGGACTAATCTTCGACGTCTTTAACTTTGTTACTGACATCGCTATCTACGAGAACATCTTTTCGCCAACCATGTCTGGTTACATCGAACTTAACGATGCGCAAGACTTGGTGAATTTGATGCCAATGATCGGCGAGGAGAAATTGTTGATCACTTTCAAGTCACCATCTATGACTGACTCTGACGGTTTGTTCGAGCAAGCGTTCTACGTTTACAAGATGACCGACCGCGAGTACACTGCCGAGCGCGCAGTTTCTTACAAGCTACACTTCGTTTCCTTCGAAACTATCCGAGACTTGAACTCTAAATTGAGCAAAGGTTTCTCTGGCACAATCAGTGATGTTGTTGCTAAGATTCTGCAGAATGACCTGAAGACAGAGAAGCCAGTGAACGTAGAGTCGACAAAGAACACAACAATGTATGTGTCCAACTACTGGTCGCCATTCACCAACGTGAACTACTTGGCCAAGCGTTCAATCTCAAACGTAAACGACTCAGCTAACTACGTGTTCTTCGAGAACAACCGTGGGTTCAACTATACATCAATCGATGGCTTGCTTGAGAAGACAGCTGTGTCTCGTTACATCTATGACAATAACACACGTAAGCCATCCTCTGGTGGCGGCGGTGCTGGTCGTACTATTGCCAAAGACCTAGAGCGCATTAACACCTACAGAATCGACACTGCTTATGATTACATCAAACGCATTCAATCTGGTATGTACGCTTCTCGTTTGATTACTCATGAGCTTGTGACCAAGACTTACAATGTACAGACTATGTTGTACCAAGATGAGTTCAAGAAACATAACCACTTGAACCCACACCCAATGTCAACTCTTGGCTTACCTGCTAAGACATTCGCCACACTTGATGTGCAACCAAGAGCTCTTGAAACATACAACAACTTCAAGACCGATGGTATGAAGAACTGGCGCTTGAAGAACGCAATGCAAATGAGTGAGATTAGCGCATACGCAATGGACATTACTGTTCCTGGACGTACTGATATTTGTGTTGGCGACGTTGTTGAAGTGTTCATCTATCGTCCAACACCAATCAGTCAGAAAGACCAAGAAGAAGATATCATCGACAAGACATTCTCAGGTCGCTACTTGATCACTGCTCTTTGCCATAGTCTAAATAGAGAAAAGCATGAGATGCATATGACACTCGTAAAAGATTCACTGATTATCGATCTAGCAAAAGAAGGCACCAAATAAATGAACGGAATTTTCTATACGGGTGTAGTTGAGAACCGTGGCGACCCAATGCGCTTGGGTCGTTGTCAAGTACGTATCGTTGGCCTGCACTCAGAAAACAAAACAGAACTACCAACGGATATGCTACCATGGGCATATCCAATGCAGCCAGTCACATCTGCTGCTATGAACGGTATCGGCTACAGCCCTGTTGGTCCAGTTGAAGGGACATGGGTTGTAATCTTCTTCCGCGATGAAGAATGCCAACAACCAATTATGATTGGTACGTTCGGTGGTATCCCACAAGCTAAAGGTATTGACTCAAACTACGTCAATGATGGCAGTGATTATCTGATTAAGACCGACGGTGGTCTTACTGAAGCTGCTCAAGCAACACCAACAGACAAGTCAGGAACAAACACAACAGCTCCTGTTCAAGAAGACGCAGCAACTGCCACTGAGCAGCATCTTGGCCCACTATCCGAAGAAGAATTCGAGAAGTACAAGATTAACATGGCTAGACTTGAGACTACATCGGAGCCAGGAGGCGTCTTAGAATTTAGTATTAAGGGTGTCGTTGGTGGCCAGAACTATGGTGTTGTGAACGCTGAAGGTAACGTTGGTAAGTATCAACTAAATGGTATCGCGCTAAACAGCACTGGTTATGTGTCGAACGTTCTTAACGCTAATGGCGAATCAACAGCGCCATCAAACTACAAACTAGCTGACGATGCCGTATGGCTAGGAAAGAACGGAGTTAACTCTGTTACCTTGTTCTTGACAACAGCTGAATCGCAAGAACAAGCAATGTACGATTACACATTGTTCAACTACATGGCGCTGATGCGTCTTGGTGTAATTGATAGTGGCACTGATCACAAAACAATCCTTGGCTATCTTGCTGCTTCGCATCCTGATGGTCCAAACCGTGCGTTGGCTCTGAAACAAGGTCGCGATATTCAAGACGGTTACGGCAATACAACAACTGACTTGTACAAAGTAGGTTACTCTGCGATTGACGGCGATCAACCTAAGACACTACCACAAAACGTTCCACCTGGAGTTGATAACTCAACAGTTCCTCTTGGTGAGAAACGCCCAGATGGTTCGATTAGCGATGGCACAAAACAAGATGGTGGTATCGTGTTTGGTTTCTCAGATCCAAACAAGAAATATCCACTGGCTCAGTTTATGAATGAACCAGACACCAACCGTCTTGCTCGCAACGAACAGATCGAGAAGACATCGGTTGGTTTGAAAGACGCGACTCGTGCTCAGAAGATTCCAGTTGCTGTAACAGGCGCTACTTGGAACCAGCCAGAATCTCCATACAACACACAGTATCCATTCAACCACGTTTACCAATCAGAGTCTGGTCACTTACAAGAATTTGACGACACGCCAGAGAATGAGCGTGTGCACTTGTATCACACCAAAGGCACGTTCATTGAGATGGACGCCAACGGCACACAGGTTAACAAGATCGTTGGCGATGGGTATCAGATTATCGACAGAAACGGTTACGTCTATGTCAAAGGCGCTCTAAGCCTGACGGTTGATGGTGAGACGAATGTCTTGATGCGCTCTAACGCGAACATCGAAGTTATCGGCGATGCAAAGGTTTACGTTCGAAACAATGTAGATATGCGCGTATCTGGTAAGATGGATCTATCTGTTCTTGAGGATTTGAATATTGAGTGTAAGAATCTACACATCAATACCCGCGAGAATGGTTACATCAACTCCAATCAAAACTTGTATGTTACAACAATTGCAGATATGCACCACTACTCGAAAGCGAGTATGTTCCATACTGCTGATGGCAACATCGCAACATATGCGAAGGCTAACTTGTTCTTACGCAGCGACTTCTCTACCAACGTATTGTCGAAGTCTAACCTAAACTTGACATCCGATGGTGGTGTTATGAGTTTGTTCGGTAATGGTAACATCAACGTTCAAACAACTGCGACCTTAAACATGCGTGGGTCACAAGTCGCTCAACGTTCTAGTGGTCGTTTTGATGTAATTAGTACTGGTGGTACACTAACGCTGACTGGTGGACCATCGCTTGCTATGCAAGGCGCAGGTGGCACACCACCACCAAGTAACGTTGTTAATGCTGAAGCTGCCGAGGCTGCGACACCGCAAGATGCGGTCGATCTTGAGGATCCACCAGAACGTCTAACACCCATCAACTCGTTCTTCCCACACTTGACAACACCACCTCGCCTAATCTCTGGTGGCTCTCAGTTTGAATCACCAGACGAAGGCGATCCTTCGAAGTTCAACCAAGCACGTGCGGAGCAAGGCGTGGAAACAAGTAAACAATCACAACCAGTGGACGTTGCTCTACCAGCAATCAAACCACCACCAGCTGGAACAGCTATCTCTTGTGAAGCATTCAAGAGCATGACCGAGTTCCCACTGTCGACTAAATTATCAGCGAACTTCTATCTTGGCGACTTTATCCCAGGTGGTGGTTCAGGTTATATTTGCGTTGCGTCTTCGCCACACAAGTTGATGGATCAAGCTGGCTTGACAAAGGCTCAGATTGTATGTAACTTGAAGAACTTGGCAGAGAACGTTCTAGAGAAATTGATTACGATTGTACCAAAATCAGAAATCATTATCACTTCTGGCTATCGTCAGAAGGGTTTGGTTGGTGTAGAAAGCCCAACGTCTCAACATCCTTTGGGTATGGCATGTGACGTTGTGTTGAAGAAAACGCCACGCGATCGTAAGAAACACTTCGACTTGATCCAACAGATTGCTTCTGCAGTTCCACATGATCAATTGATTCTGGAATACGAAGGCGCAGCTACAGTATGGATCCACATGTCGTTCAATGCTTCAGCAAGTAAGCAACGCAACATGAACTTTACAATGAACAACCACAGAAAGGTCGCCGACGGTTATCAATTGTTGGTGTAAAATATGGCAGCAATCGCATTAACAGCAGGCATTAGTACAGCGGGTGGCGGTGCGTTATTCGCATCACCAAATACTGACGTCACCATCGGTGGGTATCCGATCGCAGTTGTTGGGACAAAGGTCGCCAGTCATGGCACTGCGCCGCACACCACATCTACATGCACTCAAGGCAGTTCTACTGTAACAATTGGCGGGCGTGGTATTGTTCGAGCGGGCGACCTAACAACATGTGGACATCCAGTTGTTGGTGGATCGTCAGATGTGTCAATTCCATAATGCCAGTAGAGTCTCTAAGTAAACTAAAGCTAGAAAAGATCCAGCGTTACACCACACGTGATTTGTTCGACTTGGTCTTCACAGACTACAAGGACTATCCTAGCGAACTGGCAAAGATCCCCAACTTGGAAACATATGCCAAGCGACAGATTGCTCAGATTATCAATGCGATCGGTCTCCAACCAGTGTCGACTCTACAAGAATTCTTCTTGGTTGTGAACGAAGTAGCTCAGGAAATAACTACAACTGGTGGCGTCACAACAGAACAAATCAACACATTCATCGACTCGGCAGGTACAGCTGCGGCTGATACTGGTGTTAGTTTTGGTGGCGGTGGATAAACCGAATAAATAAAGATATGGCTACAATTACAAGAACAACCCAAATTTTTAGAGACCTCGATCTCGCATTCGCAGCTCACCCAAACACTAAAGACGTGGTGAGAAAACGTGATGGCGACGCAATCAAACAGTCTGTCCGCAACCTAATCCTAACAAATTACTTTGAGCGTCCATTCCATAGCGAGATTGGCTCTCCAGTAAGATCGTTGCTATTTGAACTAGCAACCCCAATGACAATCCACAGCATGAAGCGTGGTATCATTGACGTTATCGAAAACTTTGAGCCGAGAGTTAGACTAGATGATGTGATTATTATCATGAATGAGGATGACAATTCTTGTAATATCACAATTCAATACACAGTTATTGGCTTACAAACAACCCAACAACTAGACATCACTCTAGAGAGAACAAGATAAAATGGCTGATTCAAGTAAACTACGCGTAACCGAACTAGACTTCGACCAGATCAAAAGCAACCTGAAGACATACCTTCAGTCGCAAGCTGAATTCACTGACTACGACTTCGAAGGTTCAGCCCTTGCTGTTCTTCTAGATACACTGTCATACAACACCCACTACAACGCTATCTACGCAAACCTAGTGGCGAACGAAATGTTCCTGGACAGCGCAAGCAAGCGCTCTTCAGTTGTGTCATTGGCTAAACACTTCGGCTATACTTCTCGCTCAACGATTTCTCCAAGAGCCAAAGTCAATCTGACAGTTACAACTACTGGCGCACCACAATCGTTGATGCTGCCAAAGTACACTACATTCACAACATCAATCGATGGCGTTGACTACACATTCTATAACCTAGCCAACATCACAACAATTCCTTCCTCAACAAACGTATTCAACTTCACTGATGTTGAGATTGTTGAGGGTACACCGCTGGTGTATTCTTACACAGTTCAGGCTGGGCAATCTAAGTTCATGATCCCTAACGCGAACGTGGATACTTCAACACTGACAGTTGAAGTTCAGAACAGTGGTACTGATGCTACTCGTACGACATTCAAGTTGGCTGGCGCTGGCGACTTCACGACTGTATCTGGAACCGATCCAGTATATTTCCTTGAAGAAACACGCGATGGTTTCTATCAGCTAGTCTTCGGCGATGGTAACATTGGTAAGAAGGTTATCGATGGTAACATCGTACAGATTACATATCTGATGAGCCATGGTACTGCTGCTAACAATGCAACGACATTTACTCTTGGCGCTATCTCTACATTTACAGTAACGAACTTCTCTATGACATTGGCAGAGAAGGCGAACGGTGGACGTGATCAAGAATCGGTAGACTCAATTCGTTACAACGCTTCTAAGTTCTTTGTGACTCAGAACCGTGCCGTGACTGCTGAAGACTACAAGAACATCATCGTTAAAGAGAACCCAGACATTGATGCGGTAAGTGCATGGGGTGGCGACACAGCTACACCACCAGTATATGGTAAGGTGTTTATCTGCGCGAAACCAAAGAACGGCGTCGTTCTAACTGATGATGCGAAGAATAAATTGACAACAATTCTTGGTCGCAAGAACGTTGTTGGTATCACACCAGAGTTTGTTGATCCTGAGTACCTGTACTTGATGATCGCAGCTAACTTCTATTTCGACCCATCGAAAACAAACACACAGAAGTCGACTCTTGAGGCAAACGTGCTGGCAACAATCCAGCAGTTCAAGGAGACTGAACTAAACAACTTCGATTCTATCTTCCGTAAGAGTCGCCTGTCCCGTCAGATTGATTATACAGACAAATCAATCCTAAACAACAACTTGATTGTTTCGATGTACAAGTTTTTGAATGTTAACTCAGAATCTAATCTGAACTACACAATCAACTTCATGAACCCAATCGAGCGCATTCGAAGCACAGAGTTCCGTCTATCAAACGACTCAACTGTGTACTATCTTGATGATGATGGTGATGGTAATATCCGTCGCTTCCACATCAACCATACACAGAAGGTCATCGACTCACCAGCTTTTGGTGTTGTAGATTACTCGTCTGGTAGAATTCTGTTGCCATCAGTTGCCTTCTCTATGCTGACAAACAATTGTAAGATTATTGCTGACCCAGTAACACCTGACGTTATTGCGGTACAGAACCAAATTATCACGCTGGTCGATGCAGACACAAGCGTAACAGGAATTGTAGATACAAGAAAACCATTGGTAAAATAAATGAAAGCAAATCCATCAATTGTTGTCAATAGCCAAGTCCCAGAGTTTATTCGCTCGGACTATGCTAAGTTTATCACATTCCTACAGAAGTACTACCAATACTTGGAGTCTTCTGGTAATGCGCTAGACGTTATCCGCAATCTAGACACATTCAATGACATCGATGAACAGACTGACCAAGAGATTCTAAGCGTATTCTACAGCTTGTTCTTGCCAGACTTCCCGCAAGTTGTATCTGTTGACAAACGATTCGTCCTTAAGAACATCGCTGAGTTCTACAACTCAAAGGGTTCTATTGATTCTATCAAAGCGTTCTTCCGTATTATCTACGGCGAAGAAGTGCAGGTGTATCTACCAAAGGTGGACATCCTAAAGCTAGACGCTGGTGTTTGGAACAAGGTCTTCAAGATCAAAATCCACAACCTAAGTGCTGGCGAGATCAAACAACTCAACGGCTCAGAAGTATACCAAGTAGACCCAATCAATGGTAACAAGACAGTCAAGGCGCGTGTCGTTGACTACACACCAGAGACTGGCACACTGTTCCTGTCGGCAGACAACGTTGTTCTGAACTTCAACAACGCATATCCTGTTTACGCAACGAACAGCGAAGGTATTGCCGTTACGTTCTATCTTGAAACACAACTAGCATCAGCATCAGTTACCACTACTGGCCAAAACTATTCTGCTGGTGAAGCAGCAATTACTCTTGCTGCTGACACCAATGGTGAGAACATTGTTATTGATGGCATCAAGAATGGTGTCATCACTGAGATTAAAGTACTTGATGGTGGTAAAGACTATTCAATCTACGACACAATCAGCTTCGGTGTAGGACGCGAAGGTGAGATCCCAGCTACAGCTAGAATTGCTATCACAGACAACGATGAACTTACATCAGAGACTGACGCTTTCCAGTGGCTAGAACCAGAAGACCGTCTGACATATGATGATGGCTTTGACATCCGTCAAGAGATGGGTGTGTTTGGTAACGAAATCTCTTCACCAAACATCAAGTTGAGCGACGAGTCTACAACAAATATGAACTCAGGTTCTATTTCTTCTGGCGAGTTTGGTATCGCAAGTGAGAACCAAACTAACGACACAATCACATACTCTCGCGCCAGCTATACATACAACCAAGGCTTGTTCCGTCCAATCGTTCCACGTGTTGGCGCAGTATCAAACTACTCGATCAACTATGCTCGTGGCGAAAACGTATCGGTTCTTTTGAACGACGAAGAACTATGGATCGGCTCTATCGCCTGCGAAGAAGGCACACCAGCAAATCCTGGCACTGTGATCATTCAGTTCGACACTGACGAAGATTACAACAACATGACTGGCTACGAGTTAACCGACCGAACAAGCAACAAGGCAACAGCTCCAACTGTTGGTGTTGTTAACACCAAGTCAAGCGACGAACGTGTTCTAGATTCCAAGATTGGTGGTCTATCTCTACAACAACAGATTGGTATGTATGACTATGGTCAACAAACCCTTTCTCCTCTGTACCCATTCTGCGAGAACAACGCATCAACAAGCACAACTGGTCCAGCAATCTACATCCGCGAATCAAGTCAGCTATGTGGCCACGACTTGAACTCTTCACGACCATGGGAATATCGTTTCAAGTTCAAGAAGAACAGCACAGTCAAGGCCAAGATCTATATCATGCCAGTGCAGTATGACCTACGAAGCACTAAGATCCTTGGCGAAGACGGTGTTGATATCATCGCCGAGTCTGATGACACTAACCTGTTGATTCAAGAAGTGTACGATGGCACAATCAACCGTGTTGAGTTTGACCCAACAACTGTATTTGCCAATACAATCACATCTCCAGCACATGGCTTCTCAGAAGGCGAAATCATTCGCTTCGAAGAACCTACATACTCACCAGACTTGACACCATTCCAACTACCACAATACAAAGTTGGTGGTTTGTCTGATCAGAAACTGTATTTCTGTCACGTTGTTAATGATGATCAATTCAAACTAATGCCCTACGGCAGCAACAGCGAAGCGTTGAACTATGGTTTGTTTGAGTCGCTAACACCAGCTGCATACCCAGACTATCCTGGTCATTTCCACTCATTCGTTGGTGCTCACGTAACTAACGGCGCTGACTACACATCATCTGATGTTCAACAATCAGCAATCTCGATTAATGCTAAGAAGATTACCATCGGCGCTCGCGACCCATCGTTGAACTACAACGTCGACCCGTTGATTCCAGTTGATGCTGACACGGGTCTTAAGACTTCTTACCCATACACAGTTGACAACAAGATCTATCTGTTCCAGTCTATTTTGGAAGAGACCGATTACATCAAGATGGAGCGTGACGTTTACGCAGCCAGCGAAGAAGTTACCTTGGCTCTTGAGACAGACACATCAAGCGCGAATGAACAAGAAGAGTATATCACTCATCCATTCCTTGCTCTTGAGAACTCATCAGTAACAACAATCCAAAACAACAACGACATCGAGATCCCTGACTTCGCAAGCGTTCGTGTTATGGTTGAACGTAAGTCTCTACAATCAGTAGATGATATCAACCGTGGTTCACAACGTCTGATTAAAGCATGGAACGACTACGCTGATATCAGCACTGCCCAAGAACTATTCAACATCGCTGAACCAAAGTACTACGACGAATACGATGGTGTTCCATATGTGAACGGCGTATTCCCAGAAGGAACATCTGACTTCGTATCAGGACCAGCTGAGTTTGCCAACATGGGTTCTACCATGTTCGTTGCTTCTTCAAAGAACAATTCAGTCTACTATACTGATGGCTCTGGTCTTGGTAACTACATTTATGCTGCTGAGTTCAGCGACCAACGTCGCGTGAGCTTTGTTGAAACGAATTACTACGATGGCGTTTCGTCATATAAAACAGCGCAGAATGGACCACTCGGTGTAACATTCGCAAGCTCTGGCGCATATAACACAAACTCGAAGCGTTACTTCACGATCAACTTCTCATTGCCTCAGGAAATGAACAATGGTCTTGACATGCCGTTCGAAGTAAACTTGACGAATATTATCAAGTCTTCTAACATCGGTTCGTCATACTATGAAACAGAACTGAACGAAGTTATCACAATGGAGGGTGCTCCATTCCCTGGATCTGACGTGTTCATGTTTGAAGATGGCGCAACATCAGTTGGCGCTGAGGTGAACAAGTACGGTTACAACTCATTCGCTCGCGGTAAGCTATCAACAATGACACCAACGATTGTCATTGACTTCTTCTCACCATCATTGCCAGAGTCTAATCCAAAGAAACATATGGTGTTCTACTGTAACAAAGCTGAGTACACTGATGTGTCAAGCGATGTGACTAAGACTATCTACTCGTTCTTCAACTGCTGGTCTCCAGCGTTTGGTCTAGTGCCAGATACTACTGTGCGCGATTACACAATTTCAATCCGCTCAGTTCAGAAGTCCGATTACATCATCGAGAAGTTATCGGACACTCAACTGTTGGCATCCGATCCAGCAACGTCATCAGTTAACAACATCTACACATCCCCATTCGTGAAAGAAGCGTTTGTTAGAACATACCAAAACGAATACGGTAAATACATCAAGCTATACCCAACGTATGCTGACGCAGTTGCACAGACAAATTCATTGGTCCCATTCTCATTAGGTTCTGACTTTGGATCTAATTTGCCAGGCAATGAAATGTTCTATAATCCGATCACCAGCGGAACAACAGTTACCTCTGCTTACTCTAACCCACTGTCTTCTGCTAACAACAAGATGCCATTCTTGGGTGCTGTGAAAGACACAAACTTATCACTGGCTCGTTACTTCGACCCACAGACTGACGTTGGTGTAGAAGCAATCACAATCAACAACCATGGATTCGTTAGTGGATCGTGGGTACGATATCGCGCTGACTTTAATGGTATGGGTCCAGACGGACTAGTAGATAACACATCTTACTACATCAAAGTTGTCGACGAGAACGTGATTATGCTGGCAGCTTCTAAGCCTGACTACGATAACAACATTTTCGTACAACTCACACCACACACTATGCCAGAAATGACATGTGCACTACAGACAATTCCTCAGTCTTTGTCATACAGTTCTGTGAAAGAGTTGTCATTCGACATCAAGAAGTATATCGACAAGCTGGACATCATTAATGTCGACCTACCAAACTCGGTCATCACAACTGATGGTGCGCATACATTGTCTTCCTTTAACACCTTTGTGTACATTAACGATGACCAACCTATCGGTGGTCTAATCTCTAACAAGACTTACTATGCTCTATACGTAAGCAATGATCAACTGCGTGTATGTAATACAAAAGAAGATGCTGTGAATGGCAACTTTATTGTGTTCGACTCTGTTGGTTCTGGCGCAAGTGAGATTAGCGTTAAAGGTAACAACGGCAACATGTTACCACAGTTCGGTTCACATATGGAACAGGAGTTCTTTACTGCTGGACAATACTATAACATTCTACATAATGGCGACCAAGTTACTGTATACAACCAACGAAAGATTAGTCCAGACATCGACTCTGGTCAGCTAGTCTACGTTCGTTCTTCTGAAACTGATACATCAGAGTCGTTCAGTTTGACAATCAACTCTGACTTGACAACAAGCAACTTCGGTTTCGCCGATGTTCTTTCTTCTAACGTCAACCTAACATCTAACTCGGTTTACCACGCTGACCAATTCTTCTACACAGGAGAACAGCTAAACTACACAGCAGTTGACCCAATCACTACTGCTGGCGCAACACCACTACCTACAGTTGTGTACGCTATCCGCGTTGATGGTGACAACTTCAAGCTGGCATCGACATTCGAAGACGCTATTGCTGGTGTTGCTCTAGATCTTGTAACACAAGGAACAGGCGTTCATTACTTCAACCGAACAAACCTTGACACAGCTTCTGAGATTGCTGAAGTAATTCCTTACTCATCTCAACCAAACTACGCTGCAGTGTTTAACCCAAGCGTAACTGGTACTGGTTATGAAGAGTTCACTATCTCTTATGGATTGACTCTAGAGACTGAGACTGGTGCTATCGACACTATCCAAGTTACTTCGCAAGGTTCTTACAAGCATATCCCAGAAACAATGGTCATCACAACTGACGGTCGTGCTGGTGCTGGCGCTGACATTTACCCAATCACACGCGACATTGGTGCGCTTCGTAGTCTTGAAATTTTGGACGGTGGTATCCACCAGACATCGACTCAGCTATATCTACCATACTCATTCTTGTCGGAAACAATTGTTGGTGACTTCATTGACGGCGAAGATATGTTGGTCGGCTCAGTTGTTATCGGCTCATTGATCAGTAAGACTGGCCACTACTTCAAGGTGTCTAAGAATGCTACCAACTCATACGCTCTGGTAACTAATGACGTTGTTACTGGCGCATCGTCAGGCGCTACTGCTACAGTAACTAAGAACCTAACTGCTTCTGCTGTTGCTGCTCCTGCCTCAATTACTACATCGACAGAGAGTGGTTCGACAAACAACTACAGTGGTGACAAGGGTCTATTGAACACTTCGTCTAAGCTACAAGACTCAAGCTACTACCAAGATTACTCATACGTAATCCGTGGCGCGAACTCTCATGATGACTGGAAACCTTACTTCAACAAGTTGGTTCACCCAGCTGGTATGGCTGTGTTCGGCGAGGTCGACTACTTCACCGAAAGCATTGCGAACCAGAAGTTGGGTAACACAACGGTTGTTGGAACGTCAATAAATAATACGAACACCGCAATTACAACGGAAATGACTACCTGATATGGCACAGTACGCAATCATCAAACAAAAGACAAAGGCACAGTCTGCTAAGAATTACGTATCTCGTATTCAAGCAGACGATGCGTCATTGTACTTCTACTTCGGCAATCCTGTTTCATGGGCTGCTGTTCCAGGTGGGTCGTTTAACGACACCGCACCACCTCAACCAACAGATACACTGAAGAATGAGAAACAAATTTGGGATGGTATTATCGGTTTAAAGAAAATCGGTAATGGCGACGTGGCTCTTGGATTCAAACGTGTTGACTGGGTGTCTGGTCAGTACTACGACATGTACCGTGATGACTACGATGGTTCGTCAGTAACAGGCGTATCTCTTGTTAACGCACAAACTAAACCATTGAACCTTGCTAACTCAACAAGCCTTGTTGTTGTTGAGAGCAGTGGAACATATAGAGTCTACCGCTGTATCGACAATCGAGACACAGCTACTGGCTATGCGCTTGCTTCTACAGTTAAGCCAACGTCAATCTTGAGTAGTATCCAAACAACATCTGATGGATACAAGTGGAAATACATGGGTCAACTATCATCGAACGATGCTAGCGAATTCCTAACAGCTAACCACTGCCCAATCCCATCAACAGTATCCACAACAACAGCCAATGGTGAAGTTGTTTCTGTTGTCTTGCTGAGTCGTGGCAATGGTTACTTGACTGCTCCTACAGTTACAATCAAGGGCGATGGCACTGGTCTTGTTCTTGGCACACCAGTTCTTGTTGGTGGTGGCGTATCATATATCCCGATCGTGAACAGTGGTGCTGGTTACACTTACGTTGAGCTGTCTATCTCTGGTGGTACTCCAACAACACCTGCAGTTGCTCGAGCAATTCTTGCTCCAACTGGTGGCTTCTGTTCTGACTTCACGAAAGAAGTTGAAGCGAACTATATGATTGCTCGTGTTAACAACATCAATACAGACAATTACTTTGCCGCTCGTGGCAATGCCCCAGTGTCATATGCTACTGATGGCGTACTTGGTCTTACATACAGAACAGTTGGTTTGATCGAGAACCCAGTTGAGACTGGCGCTCTGCTAACCAACTTCACAGAATACCGCTGCAATTTGATGACTGGTTCTATCAGCTACGGCGACAAACTAACATCACCAACAAGTGGTCTTGCTAATCCGATCGCAACAGTTGTTGGCGTCCGCAAAGACAGCTCTTATGTGGCAACGGTTCTAACAATCAATGCTGCAACTGCAGTAAACAACACTACTCATGCCATCAATAAGATTGGCCATGCTCTAGTTACTGGCGATGCTGTGTCTTATAGCAACGGCGGTGGCACTTCCATTGGTGGTCTAACTAACGGTTCGACATACTATGTTGTCAAGGTGGATGCTGATAACTTCAAGTTGTCGCAGTCCCAAGCTGATGCTAACAACAACATCTTCATCTCTATCACAACTGGTATCGGCGCATCCCATACATTGACAGAGACTGTTGTTAAGACCTACGTGTCTTTGGCACAAACTACTGAGCAATTGATTGAAGATAACCCTCTGGTTGCGGGCAGTCTGTTGACAACTACAACATCTTCTGGTAGCCTATACCTTGGACCATTCGCTTCGTTTAATGGTTCTTCTGGTTCAGTTGTTGGCGTTTCTTCTAACATCATCACAATCAATGGTCACCCGTTTACGACTGGTGACAAAGTAACATATAGCAACGGTGGTGGAACAACGATTCCATCGGTTCTAAATGCGTTGGTATCGGGTGGCACATTCTATGTCATTCGTGTTACATCAAACGAGATTAAGTTGGCGACTTCTTACACAAACGCATTGGCAGGAACAGCAATCGACTTCACAGGATTGGGTTCTGGTTCAGCGCACACAATTACCTATACTGGTACAGATTCAGTTGACTCTCCAGCAGTCACAAAGTATTCTGGAAATATCATCTTCACAGAGTATAGAAACGCAGTAACGAGATCTACTTCGAAAGAAAAGTTTAGATTCGTTCTGGAGTTCTGATAAATAAAGAAGATAGAAAATAAATTCGGAGAAAATTAAATGAATTTCAACGCATCGCCATACTACGATGACTATAACGAGGATAAGCGATTCCTCCGTGTGTTGTTCCGTCCTGGATATTCAGTCCAAGCACGTGAACTGACACAAGCACAAACAATTCTTCAGAAGCAAGTCTCTAGAATTGGCGATTATATGTTCAAGAACAAGTCCAGAGTTATTCCTGGCGAACTTGTTACAACAACTTGTCACTCTATCAAACTAGAGCCAACTGAAATCGATACCAGCGCATTGCTGGACACATTCATTCCAGCTCTAGACAACATCACAATCAAGGGCGAAACTAGCGGCATCCGCGCTACTTTGATTCTTGCTGAAGCCTCAACTACAACTGGTGATCCAGCTCTGTTCCACATCAAGTATGTGACAGAAGGTTTGAATGGCGAAAAAGAATTCCTCCAAAATGAAATTCTATCTTTCACAGTAAGCTCTGTTGAACAAACAACTACAACTGGTGGCTCTAGCCCAAGCGATCCTGTCATCACGACAACTACAAACGTTCCTCCAACGTACACAGATCCACGCACTGGCGAAGTTATTACTGCCAACACTGGCGACTACCGTGTTCGTATTCAGAACGTAACTGATTATACAAACTACTCGACAGTAGCTCAGATTACTCATGGTATCTTCTATGTTAACGGCGCGTTCGTTAAGGTTGATACGCAACGTATCTCTATCTCTAAGTATACAAACACTCCAACTCTATCAGTTGGTCTAGACATTGTTGAAGAGATCGTTACACCAGAACAAGATATCAGCTTGCTTGATAACTCTTCTGGCACACCAAACTACACAGCTCCAGGCGCGCACCGCTACAAGATGTCTTTGGTATTGACTGCTAAGGACATTGGTTACAGCAGCGAGAACTTCATTCTTCTGTCAACATTCCGTAAGGGTGGTCTACAGTTCGAAGCTAAAGGTACTGACCTTGCTGAACTAGAAAACCTATTGGCTCGTCGTACATTCGACGAATCGGGTGACTACACAGTTCGTCCATTCGAACTAGAAATGCGCGAGCACCGTAACTCTGACCAAAGTCAGTGGACAGGTCTTGCTAACTACCAAGAAGGCGACGTTGTCTTCTACACAAATCCAACATCAAACAAGGTAAACTACTACGTTTGTTTGGATAGTGGTGTTTCTGGTACTGCTCCACCAACACACGTATCTGGCGCTGTTAGCGACGGTGGCGTTCGTTGGAGATACACAACATCACCGATGTATGACTACGGTGTTTACAATGATGCTGATGGTGGCGACACTGATAAGTTGGCATTCGGTCTTAAGAACGGTAAAGCATACATCAAAGGCTACGAGTTTGAAACTCATGGCGTTCGTTACGTATCAGCACCAAAGGCTCGTTCATACAGCAAGATTAAGAACACTGGTATCTCTACCAATCTTGGTAACATGATTGACGTTATCCCATTCGGCGTACCAAACGTTGACGGATACCAAATTGTTGACTTGTATCGCGTTGATACACCACCAAACGCTGGTCAAAGTATGGGCACTATCGCTGCCTCTATCGATGCGTCAGGTACAGCAACTCCAAACAACGCAGTAGCTAAGTTAAACTATGCGATCGTTGGCTATCAAGCATCAGCAACAAGCGCAACTGAATATCACGTTGCTAAGTTGCTAGCGAACAACGCAACAACTACAACATTCCCAGTTCCTATGGCAACATGGGCTGGTTTGAGTGGTGCTTCTCAAGCATACGGTTCATACCTAACAACATCTAAGATCGGTACTGCTCGTCTTCGTTACTTCGAAGCTAACGATCCAGTAAACGGCAGAGCAACTGCTAAGGTTTCTCTGATGGACGTTCAGATGGATCCAGGGCAAGACTTCCGTAAGGTTCGTGTTATTGGCACACCGTTGAGCCAAGGCTCTACTTCTGCTGGTGGCGACCCAACATGTTTCCGCGCACTGGTTATCCCAACAACATACAACTCAGTAAGCATCGGTCAATCTACCGTAGCTACTTCAGGCACAACTGGCAACAACGTTGACTTGACTGGTCTTGGCACTAAGTGGTTGTCAGCTGGTAACGTAAGTGCTGGCGATATGGTTTGGTTCCCTAACTCACCAACTCAATTCTTCTTCGTTCGCGACTTGCAAGGTTCCGACCGTGGTATGAAGGTGAACACATGGGCTAACTTCTCAGTGTCTGGTCCACTACAACGTGCTGATTGCGTATATCAATTCCCAGAAGATGGCGACTCTATCTTCGACATGCCAAAGCATGACGTGCTAACTATCCGTGGTGGTGAAACTCTACAGGAAAACAACACAACATATACAACACTGGAAAAGTTTGTTGTTACTGGCGATGCTGGTGCGACATTCGTTACACTGAACTTCTCAGTTCCAGATCCAGACCAAGTTGTTATCTCTGATCGTAACTCATACATCGTTGCGAACAACACAACAGGCGAAATGGTTCTGCCATATGACGTTACCTTGACATCAGTGAACACTGGCGCTATCCGTTTGAACGCAGCTTCAACTCGCTCTGGTGATATCGCTAAACTACAGAACGACTCGTACACAATCTTTGTTCCTTCTTTGAAGCGTCTAACAAACGCCAAAGAAAAGGTTAAGTCATTGTTGTCTACATCAATCGACTTGACACTACAAACAACTGTTGAACTTGACACAATCAAGTTGGCTAAAGCTGACGTGTTCCGTATCTTGAAGATTGAAATGTTCCCGAACGTGATTTTCGGTAACGACATCTCTTCACAAATTACTGGCACTGGTATTGACATCACATCGAACTATGAGTTCGACAACGGTCAACGCGACACACACTACGACTTGGCTCGCTTGATTAAAGGTAAGGCTGTTCCTTATCCATCAGGTCCAATCCGCATTACCTTTGAATACTTTGAACACACATCAGGCGACTACTTCTCAGTAGACTCTTACCCTGACTTGTTGTACGCAGAAATCCCTAACTACTTCAGTAAGGTGACTGGTCGTACCGTAAGCATGCGCGATGTGCTAGACTTCCGCCCACGTGTTAACGATGGTGGTACGTTCGATGGCGGTAACGCTTCTCTAACTGCTCTACCACAACGTAAGTATGGTCTACAATGTGACTTCGCTTACTACTTGCCACGTAAGGACAAGATTGTTCTGAACAAGGCTGGTAACTTCGTAGTCATCCAAGGTGTTTCTTCTGACAACCCACAGTTGCCACAAGCCCCATCTGATTCTATGGAATTGTATGACGTTGAATACAAACCATACACATATGCTGCGAACACAAGCAACATCTCTATCAAACCAATCGACAATCGCCGCTTCACTATGCGCGATATCGCTAAGATCGAGAAACGACTAAGCACTCTTGAGCAACAAACTGCTCTGACATTGCTTGAGCGCACTACAGCTGCCTTCTCCATCAAAGACCAAGACGGTCTTGATCGTTTCAAGAATGGCTTCGCTGTTGACAACTTCTCTGGCCACTCAGTTGGTAACGTTCTAGATGCAGATTACGAATGCTCTATCGACATCGTTGATCGCTTCTTGCGCCCATCATTCAACACTGTTGGTGTTGACTTGGTCGAACAAGCAAGCTCTGTTGTTGAACGCAATGCTGCTGGTTACCGTATGCACGAAGGTAACATCATTACCCTACCATACTATACTGGTGCTCAGTACTTCTACAAGAACAAGAACGAAATTCAGGCAATCATCAACAAGGGTACTGCTGCTACAGCTGCTGACTTGAGCCGTAAAGAAACATTGATTCGCGATAACAACGATATGTGTGTTCTTGAGCAACCATACGCCACTGACGCAATTGCTATTGCTGCTTTGACAACTGGTGGTGCTTCTGGTATCATGTCTCTGTTCCCATCTTCTGACATCTGGTTGGAATCAAACGTTCCAGCTGACTTGGTGATCAACGAAGGTGGTACATTCGACAGCGTTGCTGCTCAAGCCGATGCTCTTGGTATTGACTTCGGCACAATCTGGAACAGCTGGCAAATCGCCTCTCTAGGCAAGCCAGTTACAACAGTAAGCTCTGCTTCTTGGAGAGCTGATGGTGGTACATATACAGCTACGACTTCTGTTGTTACTCAACAAGTCAATGAAGCAGCTACTGGTACTGTTACATCGCTAAATGAATCGGTTGGCTTCACGCAAGTGTCTGGTCGCTTGACTGCTCGCCAGTCTGTGTCATACATTCGTTCACGCCCAGTCGTGTTCGTTGCTACTGGTATCAAACAGTCTACTCGCCTATACTCATTCTTGGATGAGACTGACGTAACTAACTACTGTACCCAAGCTACACGTTTGTACTTGGCTGCTCGTTCGTTTAACTACTCAACTGTTCCATTCCAGTTTGGCTCATCTACAACTGAGCGTCAAGTGTTCTTGACATTCAATACTGACAACGTACAGTCAAGCAATGCTTCGAACTTCGAACGTACATTCAGCGGTTCTATCCTGAACGACAAAGTTACTCCAACTAACACGTTCACGTCTATCCGTTCAAGTACTGATACTTCTTCTACAACAGCCGTTACAACTACAACGTTGAACGACCCAGCAAGAAACATCATTGCCCCTAACGCAGAAATTACAGCGTTCAACAAGGGTGAAGTTATCCGTGGCGCTAAGTCTGGTGCTACTGCTATCGTTATCTTGCACGAGCAATCAACTGCTGCTGCTACTGGCCAACCAGACGGTGTTCTTGACACTCTACACGTTGTTAACGTGCGTGGTACTTTCATTGCTGGTGAACAGCTGATCGGTACATTGAAGCGCGACGACCTAAACGGTGGCGTTCTAACATTGTCTCTACGCGCTTCTAACTCTATCGAAGTTAGCGCTCCAGGCGTTCTAGTGTCAACTGGTACTGGTCGTATCGCTGGTACATGGATGATCACTTCTGGTCAAGTTATCAACAACGTGGCTTCACCTAAGTTCTTGACTGGCAACCGTATCTTCTCTGTACAAGATACAACATCTAACGCGCCTACTTCTAACGGTCGTATCAACCGTACTACTTACGCTGACTGTATCTACTCAGCAACTGGTATTATCGATGCTGGCTCTGGAACAACAGTTGGTGTGCGTCTTGGTTCTATTGGTGTGGGTGACGTTACTCGCGACCGCTCTTACATCCAACAGTTGTCTTCAAATACTAAGACAACTTACTTGGCGGATCCTCCTCCTCCAGCTCCATCAAACGACCCATTGGCCCAGACATTCATTGTGTCTAGCGGCAACTTCGAAACTGCTGAAGGTAGCTTCATCACTGAAGTCGAGTTGTTCTTCCAATCAAAAGACTCTGTACAACCAGTGTCCGTTGAACTACGCACAACATCTAACGGCTACCCAACAAACGACACACTTCCGTTCGCTCAGAAGTATGTTTACCCATCAGAAGTATTGACTTCTGCTAACGGTAGCGTTGGTACTACAGTTCGTTTCCCAGTTCCTGTCTACGTAAAAGAAGGCACGATGTACTCGGTGATCGTTACAACAGCCAGCCCACAGTACAAACTATGGGTATCTACGCTTGACGGCACCGACCAAAGTAACGCCAAGTTGGGTAAGGTTCTGAAGAACCCAGCAGTTGGTTCGTTGTTCAAGTCACAGAACTCTTCAACATGGCAAGAGTCGCCAACGCAAGACTTGAAGATTAACATCTTCCGCGCTGTGTTTAACACAACTACAACTGGCACTACAGCTGCTACGCTTGGTACTGCCACTGGCGCAAGCTATGTTACAATGAAGGCTGCTGACATTTCTCCATTGAGCAATACTCAGCGTTCTACTAAGTACACATCTCTTGCTCTGAACGCATTCCGCGCTAAGTTGGGTCAGTCTGAAATTATTGTTCGCCACCCTAACCACGGTATGTCTGTTGGTTCTAGCGTGTCGTACATGAACGTGACTGGTGCTGATCAATTCGGCTTCGCAAACAGCCAACTAAACACTGGTACGTTTACTGAAACTCAGTATGACATCAAGACTTCTACATTCGTATCAACTGGTACGATGGTTAAGCACAATGTGTACAAAGTTTACAGCCATGACATCTACAGCATTCGCTTGTACGATGCTCAAGGTGCTGCTCGTCTAGCAACATCTAGTGGTCAGTTCGGTGGTGACCAGATGATGGCTTCACGCAACGTTCCGTTCACAGTTCTACACCCTGCGGTAAACGTATTGAACTTCCAATCAACATCGACAGATGCTGAAGTTCGTACATCATCAGGACGTAGCCCAACAGGTAACGAAACACCTTACTTGAAGGACAGCAACTGGACTCCAGTTACACTGAACGACAACAACTACTTCAATAACCAACGCGTAATCTTTAACAAGCAAAACGAAATCGACAAGCTCGATCGCGCTAACTCGTTCGACCTACGTATTCAAATGAAGACGTCTAACCGTTTCGTGTCGCCAGTGATTGACATGGACCGCGCAATGGCTATCTGTACAGAGAACCGTATCGACGATCCAGTATCAACTAAGAACATCAACGGTAACTACTACTCTGCTTCTGGCAAGTACGATGGTACTGATATCTACTTCACTGAATATGACGACCGTCAAGGTGGCGCTCAGATGGGTTACATTACACGTAAGCTACAGTTCCAAAACACTTCTAAGTTGTTGAAGATCCAGATGGCTGCGTCTATCCCATCTAACTGCGGTATCGACAAGTCTACACCATCGGTAACATTGCCTGTTAAGTTCCAAGCTGGTTCGCGTACTTCTGAACACCCAGCGATTATCACGCAACGTTCTGCTATCACAACTGCTTACCCAGTTAACACTACTGCTATTACTATGCAGGCTGTGACTAACTTGGTTGACGGTATGTATGTTTATGGTCCAGGCATCCAGACTGGTACTCGTATCAACGGTATCTCTGGTGTGATTGTCACTTTGGATAAAGCTACTAAGGCAGCTATCCCATCGACAAGTGCTGGTTCTGTGTTCTACTTCACATCGTTCGACATTACCCAACAAGATAAGACCCGTCAAATCGACGTTGGCGACTATGTAACTTACACTGGTTCAGGTAACGTTCTAGCAAGTGGCACATATGTGACATCTGCTCCAAAGAACTCTTACTTCACTAAGCAAGTTGGTTCGTACTCAACAGGTAAGTTTGTCCTAGCAACAGCTGCTAACCCAGTAACTTTGACAAACACTACTGTTGGTGGTATTGACCCAACAACAAACAACATGACTATTGCTGTTGATGATATCTCGAATATCAAGCAAGGTATGTACTGCTATGTTAAGTTCTACAACTCGAATGATGGTACATTCGACTGGGCTCCAGCAACTATCCGTCGCGTTCTTCGTGTCAACACTGACTCTAAGAGCATTACGCTACAGAACATTGCTACTGGTGACGAATTCGCCACTTCAGGTTACAGCCCTAACTTCTTCTTCAACGCAAACAACAACGTGATCACGTTCTTCAACCCTGTGATCAAGTTGAACCAAGCTACTTTGGGTGCGATTGACTCAACAATGACTGGACGTGTCCAATCTAACTTGTTGACATTCACTTCTCCACCTAATGCTGAAGTTGAAGTGTACGCGAAGATTTCGAATGGTGGTTCTGCTTCTTCAACAGCAGCTCTACAGTTCTACTCTAACGAGTACAACGCTAGCACAAACCCTTACGGTGTTGATAGTACAAACGATATCATCTACTTCCCAGTAGCCCACAACTTGAACACTGGTTCTCCAGTTCTATACAATGCTCAGGCTAACACGGTTGGTGGATTGGTAACTGGTACTGTGTACTACGCAGTGTTCGTGTCTACAACTTCTATCAAGTTGGCTGTTGATGCTGCTACTGCTGCAGCTGTTGCGAAAGGTACTGTGGGCTTCAACCCTATGAACTTGGCTGCTACTGCTGTGCAAGAATCGCACACAATCACTGACGTGAACCAGAAGAACCAAGCTAGCATCGAAGACAGCCTATACTTCCGTATCCTTCCAGATACAACTATCGGCGGTGATGCTACAACTTATGGTGGCAACTATCCTCTGGCAACAGGTAAGGGACAGTTGACATACAGTGACGATGACACTAAATACATTGACCACTCGTTTACTGTTG